CAGAGCTTCCACTAGTTCCAGAGGATCCATCAACACCGTTGACTCCGCTGACTCCTGAAGAACCATTAGAACCAGATGTTCCTGCAGATCCTGGTGTTCCTGAGGTTCCAGCAGATCCAGCAGATCCTGAAGTTCCAGCAGATCCGGTTACACCAGAGCTTCCACTAGTTCCAGAGGATCCATCAACACCGTTGACTCCGCTGACTCCCGAAGAACCATTAGAACCAGATGTTCCTGCAGATCCCGGTGTTCCTGAGGTTCCAGCAGATCCCGGTGATCCTACTGCTCCCGATGTCCCTGCAGATCCTGATGTTCCAGCAGATCCGGTTACACCGGAGCTTCCGCTAGTTCCTGATGTTCCTGTAGACCCATCGACCCCATTCACTCCACTGACTCCGGAAGACCCATTAGAACCAGATGTTCCTGAAGATCCCTGGGTTCCCGATGATCCGGAAGATCCTGGTGTTCCCGTTGATCCTGATGTTCCTGCTGATCCGGAAGATCCGGGTGTTCCTGTTGATCCTGATGTTCCGCTGGACCCATTGATTCCTGATGTTCCTGCTGATCCTGGTTCACCGTCACCACCAGGTGTTCCAGGTGTTCCCGATGTTCCGCTGGATCCTCTCGTTCCACTAGATCCTGAGGAACCGTAGAAATTACCATCAACACCACTAGTTCCCGATGTACCTGCTGAGCTATTCCCTGAACCGCCCACCTGTGCAACGATCCACTGGTAGCCACTCCAAACATAAAGATTAGAGTCTGCAAGAAAAGCTTGTCCTATTCGGGGGTTGGATGGGAATTGAGCCATTAGTTAGCTATATGACTTTTTATTTGTTAGCTATCCAGTCCCTGTAATCTTTCAGATTTTGGAGATTTTTTTTACCCTTAGTTTTCTGTTTCGAATCGGGATTCAAGAATGGGATTATTTTACCAGGACCCTTGGGTTGGAAACTTGGCATTTCATCGGATCCAACCGGTTCTAAGCTAACGGCAAGCTCACCGGTAACTTCCTCATCGATATGATGTGGTAATCCCTTATGTTTTGTCGATGCAAATGCATCAAGTTCTTTTTTAGACATGCTATCTGCAAGTGCTAAAATTCTTTTTCTGTATTTGGGATTAAGATCAGAAGGCTTTAGTTCTCCCACCTTAACTGCATACGCTTGTCCCATTAATGCTTGTTGTGCTGTACTTACTGCTGGCATATTGAGTTTGTTTTATTTATCTCTATTTTCGTAATTTAATGCATATTGATCCAATATGCCCGGAAATTTTTGGATTTTCCAGATCTCCTCTATTGTTTGATTCCTGTATGCTAATTCTATCTTACCAAGGCTTTTAATGAATTTTGAATATTCAAGATCTTCTGGATTCCTGTACCCATCAAGGAAGTCTATAAAGCCAAGCATTTTGGATGGATGTAATTTAGGATCTTTAGATATACTTGGATCCTCTATTTTTCTAGTAATCACAAACGAACCAAATCCCTCTCTGGCACCATCGAATGGATTAGTATTACCTTCGATTGATGTGATAGTTTTATTGTTTTTGTCAACTTTTATCACCATTCCCGTATGACCTGTTCCTGGATATTGACCCTTATCGTTCTTGGTTAAATAGAAAAAAACCATTCCTGGAAGTATGAGTTCCGGGTTTTTTAAAGCTTCTTCCTTGGTTATTTTCTTGGCATTAGTAGCACTTTGCCACATTTTATTTACCCCTCCCGTTTTGGGTATTCTCCTCATTATAGCAGGATCAATGTTTGCATTCTTAAAGATGCTATAAACAAAAGCTGCACACCAAGGATCACCTGGAGAAATACCAACAGATCTTTGCATGACCTCAACTTTATCACCCTTATTTGATCCAGGAGGATTCTCTAGTGTTACTGCATCGAGAGCACTTTTTGTCAGGCCTGACAAACCCTCAAAAACAAATTCAGCGAACCTTTTAATATTCCTCATGAACTATATATCACAAAAAAAAGGACTTATAAATATAAGTCCTTTTTCTTATTTTCCCATTCCTTATCAGTCATGGGTTTCGAATTTAGATCCCAATTGGTATCGGGATTTATTATCTTCTTTTTCTGTTTATTCCAATCTCCAAATGTCCAGATAAATCTATTGTAGGCTTTGCCGACAGTAGTGAATCCTGTATCCCCTGGCTGTATAGCTATGGGTGACTGTGGCGGGACATAAGAGCTTGTGTCTGCAGGATTAGATGATGTCTTCGTACTTTTCTTTGTCATAGATGACAGATTCTATTTTTGTTTTAGAAATCTGAAAAGTTTCGAAGCCTCCGACAGTGCCGTCCATGTACTCGGCAACTTTCTTTTCACATTCGATTACTGATTCTCCAGCAACAAGAAATTCAGATTTCTTGTAGATTGGGTCACCAGCTTTATTAACTTCACCAGATTCAAAATTAACTTTTACAAGATAATAGGCCATGTAAATTTGTTTTAAGTGGTTAAAAAATTAAGCTTTATTATTCTTAGCTTCCTGTACTTCGATTCTAAGATCCTGAGCAAGTTTTTTTAACTCCTGCATAGCTTGTCTAAGTCTAGTACCAGCTGTTCCGTTCCCTTTGCTGAAAAACTTTTCAGCGTCTCCTTGGGTTTGCTCGATAAGAGCCTTGATTTGTTCGAATTTTTCCATTTTGATTTGTTTTATTTATTACTATTTATATATTGGATTCACTAATTTGTTTCGTTATCTACTAATAATAATGGACTTCTGAGTGGCACCTTGCTGAATTGACCAATTGCCTCCAAGCTGAGATATAGCTATGGATTTCATATATTCCATATATTCCCCTTTGCCATCAAATTCTAAATTGTCCTGCATCTCATCATAAATTCTGACAACCTTAGAGTTTGCTTCAAGATAGCTATTAACACATTTGAATATGGATTCCATAAGTCTGGATATCTCATTTCCTTCCATCTTGAACTTCTCCTTGCTTGTTTGTGGTATCTCCTCTTTATCCACTGCGATGTCATCAATAACCTCAGATGCAATCTGATTCAGTGTTAATACACAGTATGAATTTTTAGGTCCCTCGATAACCTCATTATCAGAGTATTTTCCAACAATTAGATGGAAGCCCATTTGGTCTTCGCTGCTTTCCTGATCTATATTGAAGAAATAGTGGTATACATCACCGGATTTTTCTAATAGAAAGGGTGATGTTCCGAATCCATCGGATTCATTCATTCCGCTGATAAACTGATCAAACGATGTAACTATCTTTGTCATTTTTTATTGTTCTTTATTTTTAATTTCTTTAGCTGCTATTTCGCTCTCTATTTCATCTCTGGTTTTTTCGTCGCCGTACTCGTTTAGAAAATTCACAGCTTCAGATTCTTTAATTGATCTTCCATTCTGGGAAGAAACTAATTGATCATAAAAAGTAGAAACCGCATGCGGGACCAACTTTTTAAATCCCACAAAGTCCTCGTTATCTATCTTCCCTCTAACTTCAGTTCCGCTACTAGATCTTGGAGTCTGTATTATCTCGATGTCGTCAGGGAAATCTCCGCCAGCTTTCTTGAGATATTCCGTTTGTTTTTTATAGTCGTCTATTCTATCATCTCCAGCTGCAATAGATTTAACCGAATATCCCAGTTCTTTAGCCTTTCCGTAAATGATTCCAAGAAGACCTCTATTAATAATAAAATAACCAAGTATCTTGCCAGCATTTTCTTTAACCACTGTTTCCATGTATTTGGAAACAAGATCCTCGTCAAATGGTGTTTTACCGGATCTATTATGTCCAGGATGTACGACCGCAATAATACTAGGTAATTCGTTCTCCTCTGCCATTTTCTTTACCATATTCAGATGTCCATTATGGAATGGCTGGAATCTACCAACTAAAAGATTCACATCCTGTAGTTCTTTCTCCTTAGGTTCCTCCTCCTTTTTCTCATCGGTCTCTGTTATGATCTCTTTTGGTTTCTCCTGTGTGTCTAAAGTTTCTAGAGCTGAGATGAATTCATTGTATGAATAGAAGTGATCGTATTCTTCCTCGCTTTTGTCGGATTCTTCGTTCTCAGAAGTTGTATAGTCTATAGTTTTTGCGGATAGATTATTCTTCTTAAAGTCAAGGAATGAAGGAACTTGCGATTCCTGTATTTTTGGGGTAGACTTAGCTGATACAACTCCTTGTATATCTCCAACCAATAAATTGAATTGATCAATTATACCGGCAGTGATAATACCGCCTGCTCTTTTCTTTATCTTCCTGAACGAATTTAGTATTAGTTTAAATAGTGACTCATACGAATCATCGGCATCAAGGTAACTCAATACTCTTTTATCTTTTATGAGTGGTTTATTTAATCTAAATTCGTCCTTCTTTAAATAGTCAGGTTCTTGAAAATCCGCACCTTTGTATTTGTATCCATATTCTTCAAGGAATTTGGAAAAAACATCCGATATGAATGAAATATATCTCTCGTCATCAGTGTTTCCGCTAACACCAAAGCTATCAACGCCTCTCTCCAGTATAAAGTTCATCGCATCCAATATGGTTATGCCCAAGAAATCACTAGGTTTTTCCTCTATTTTTTTCTTTGATTTCTCTTTAGCCATTTCAGTGAATACCGGATCTACCATCTTGGAAAGTACCGGTTCAGATTCGATATCTTCCTCGCCGAATCTGAAAACTATACCCTCGATCGGTTTATCCAGGTCGTTATTTAAAGCACTAGCTTGAGCTTCCGGGTTAAGTACACCTATAATATAACGAACAAAGCTTCTGGTTTTATATTCGCTGACAAGTTCTTCGAACGGTGTTCTTAGAAAGTCTAATATTTTATCCTTCTGCTCTTCGCTTAAATACCCTTGGAAAACTATCGGTGGTCTTTCAACCCCTAATAAATCTGCCCACGTATCAAGTTTTTCCTTATCCTGTATAGTGGACGATGGTTTCCCATTTTCGCTCTTAGTGTGAACATATGAAAGAATAAGATTATTCTTAGGTAATCTATCATATGCAATCTCAACAGGTTTTATATTTGCAAAATACTCGAGTCCAAATTTCCATCCTCTAGGTAGATCCTTTATTATATGAGGTGGCAATGATTCAATATATTGGATCGGAATCTCGTAATATTTCATAAGAGTTCTATCAACTAGAGTAATAGGATTCCTTTGATCTCTTTTATAAAAATTAAATCTGCCAGTTTCCAAATCCCGGTCAAACACAAAAGCGGATCCATCCATCTTTTCATTAACGGTCACATAGGAGTTAAAGAGATTATTAATAAAATCTTTACCCTTCTTGTTGTAAATATCATATAAATGACTTATTCCTGACATATCTAAATTCTTTACTGTTATACTTAAGATATCTGATTTATTTCGGTAGGTATCTCTAGATTAGCTCTAGTTAGATATTCCATAAACTTATCCTTAATTTCCGGAAGATTCTGGTTTAACTCAAAATCCGGAGATTTTATAATATTTAACAAAGCTTCAAACGTTTTAACGTCATTCGGAGTATATCCCCTTCCCAAAGCAAAATCTACAAATTCCTGTGGATCTCTGGTAACGAATCTTTCACTACCTTCAATCTTTTTTGGATTCTTCAATCTAGATTTTAATTTACCTCTATATGACTTAGTGTGCCAGAATAGACCATCACTAAGAATCAATACAGGCGAGTTATAATCCATTATTTCCCCGTTCTCATCGTTACCTATAACTTCTCTTCTTGCGGCTAGTATAGCAGCTAATAACCAGTTTCTATGAGCTGATTTATACTTACTCTCACCTATTTTATAGTTGGGTGAATAATAAATAAATTCTGCCCACTCCATACTTGAGATCGGTATAAGGTCTAACTGAACTATACCCTTAGTAACGTCACCTTCAACTGGCCATCCGACACTAACTATATTTAATCCTTTTAAAAATGCTATTTCCGGCTGGAATCCTAATGCATCCGATAATTTTTCAGTGAGAAGGTCGTACGTAAAGGCAGAAACATCTTTAACTGTTATATTATGCTCCCTAGCAAACCATGAGCTGTCATACCCCAAATCAAGATCACCTGACGTGTCCTCAGGATTCTTCTTCTTGCCAATGCTTCCTATTATAATGTACTGCTGATTGGTCTTTGTCGGATCAATTGAAAGAATAGGGAAAAGAATCTGCTTTATATTATCAAGAGTTTTTGGGAATTCATCCTCCCTGATTCTTCTCGATGTCTTAATAGCAGCACCACCCTCTAATAGTATAGCAAATCCAGAAAAATTTAATACTCTACTATTATGCATTCTTTTTGATTTTTTTATGGTATCTCTCCATCACATCATTAACGTAATCCGTGTACATCTCCTCTTCCTTGTTCTTAGGATTAGCCGGATCGTATTCTTTACCGAAGTATCTTTTACCCTTCAGAACTCCAGATTTGTAGAATTTCTCAGCATCTGCCTCGGTAATATCTTTGGAAGCTATGTTATCATTGTCCCATTTATCAACAACCTCTTTCTTTTTGGTTTTTAGATCCTCCTTAGAAAGTTTGGAAAAATCATCTTTATTATTACCCTTGAAAAAGAAATCAGATAAAGCTGCAGCTGCACCAGTAACCAATCTAACAGCTCCTGGAATTATATTGGAGATCTGATTCATTGTTTTGTATGGGTCATTATGGTCATCATAATACTTTGAATAATAACTATCACCCATGGAGTCTTTTACACGACTATTTACATTTCTTAGCCATCTACTGAATTTGGTTTTACCTTCAGTACCATAAACTTCGCTTTCTGTCAAATTTTCGCCAATAAAATCGTTAAAGGATTTAATATTCATAATAAAAACATATTTTTCTATATATCCCCAACGAAATTAAAGTTTAACATTAAATATCTTGTAATCGAAGCATTCCTTCCTGTAGATCTGTATTCTCACCTCGCTATGCTTTATTAGGTAGTTTTGGTAGCCTTTAGTGCTAAAGTCATCAACAAAATCTATCACATTGACCTTTTCCTTTCCGTCCATCTTACGCATCCCTCTACCAAGACTTTGCTTGATTAGAACCTCACTCTTATATGATTCAACCAAGAAAATGTTATGTAAGTTGTTAATCGAGATACCTGTGGCAAATGTACCATATGTGGCTATTAGTATCTTATTTGTCCCCGTAGACATCCTTGTTTTATATTCCTCTCTTAGTCCCTCATCGGTATCCCCGTCAACATAAAAAACCTCCCTGTCAGAGCTTTTCTCCCTAAGAGCGTTCCATATTTGCTTGCCATACTCGTCCTTAACCGATTGGAATAGAACTAGTGAGTTTTTAGATGTTTTATTAATGAAGTCCACCACATAATTCAGTCTCTTCTTGCTTTCTATTACAAGCTTCCTCTCTATGTTATAAAATTCATTACCCTCTATCTTATTATCACCACCTTTGCTATTGTTGGCCTTCAGTTCAGCAAGTTTTTCCTTGTATTCAGGTTCAAGCCAATCCATGACAACAACCTTAATGGCAACCGGTGTTGCGTAATTATTATCGAAGAGAAAGCTTGGCGGAATCTCTACAACAAGAGGTCCTAGAAATTGCTGGATTGTTAGATAATCAGCAGTTCCTCTTTTTGTTAGAGTACCGGTTAGACCGAATCTCCATTTAGAATGCATACAATTGGCAACAATCTTTTTTATGGACATGCTATTTGTGTGATGTGCTTCGTCAACAAAGACAGCATCAACATCGGCAAAGAATTCCTCGTCCTGCTTTACTAATGATTGAAAAGTTCCTATGATAAGATCACACCCCTCTCTTAATTTACTACCCCCACCAATCTGTTGAATCTTGGTTCCTATTCTATCTAGGCCATAATCTTCGAAATCTTCACTCCCTTGGAAGACCAAGTTAGTACTAGGAACAATCATCAGAAACTTCTTAATTAAACCTTTGGATTTAAGATATGAAAATATCATAAAGGCTATTAGCGTTTTACCTGAAGATGTTGCCACCTCGGAAACCGAGTATCTGTACTTGATCAATTTCCATGCAGTCTCTATTTGGTAATCCCTGGGTTTCTTGCTTATATCTCCGCCGATACCATCTTTGAAAAATTCATCGACCCACTCAGTAAATTCCTCAAGCGTTGGGTCCTTGAGTATTATATTTTCTAGTCCGTTGATTTCTATCTCTATTTTATACTCCTCGCCAATCTGAAGAAGCTCTCTCCATAACCCGATAGGAACTTTCCAAAATCCACCCTTCTTCTCTATGAAGCATATACTGCCATCCCAAATCTTCTTTTTAACAAGAGGATGGAAATAAAAATTGTGGATCTTTTTAGTTAATGAGATGTCTATTTGTTTTTTCTCGACCTCATCAAGTGACTCGACTAAAATCATCCATTGCTGGTCTTCGGAAACTTGAAATTTTAACATGCAATTATATATTATTTTACCGTGGATCCTCTTAAATAATCCTCCAGTGCTATTCTACTCTTCACACCATAAAGCATATGGTCAACCGTCTGTATGGTTTGATCTATGAATTTTCTGTGGCTTTCCACCAATTCTATCTTCTCGCTGATCTCCGTAAGATCACCTTCTATAAGAACAGTTTTTTCATTGGATCCATATCTAACATCATTGTTCTCGGAGTAGTCCTTAAGTTTTTTTGCTTTATCCGCTCTGTATCTTGCGCTAAGCTTAGATATAATTGAAGCCAACTTGTAGCTGTATTCCAATAGAACCTGTCTGCTACTAAACATATCAACCTGAGCTTTCGCCAGGGTCTTTATATCTTTCATCTGTATAGCTAGAACCTGGACTTTCTCTTTCCACTCTGCTCTTTCGTTCTCAAATATCTTATTAAAATCTGTTTTTTCTGTTGACATTAGAATAATTTTGATTTGTCCTTTTTGTTATGGCTTCTTTTTTTAGGGAGATCTATGACTTTAGCTTCCTGCGATCTTTTGTCTTCCTTTTTCTTTTTTGGCTCATTTATAATGGGATCTGCAAATCCCAATTCAACTTTATCCAGGTCTGCTTCGATGACCTTCAGAGGAAATTTTAGCTTAGGTTTTTCCTGCCTAGCTAATTCAAATTCCCATTCCTCGGTTAAATCAGATCCCATTTTTTCTCTATTCATTAATAAAATATCTAAGGTCGAGAACATCACTAGTAAAATAGTTATCAAATCTTTTAATCTTTTTCCCGGTGGTTCTTAAATGAACAACTAGCTCATTCAAATCCCATTTTCTATTTTTAGATATTCCATTCTCTTCCAAGAATTTTCCCCAATTAAAAACAGTTTGACCCTTGCTTAATAGATCCATCGTTTTTTCTATTCCGGCTTTATCCCAGTCGTACCAGTATCTAACATTATCAACTTCGAATGGGAATTTATTCTCGAGGGAACATAATCCAACAGAGTTTGTCCAAAACCAGGAATCCATAGGACCCTCAAATACGGTTATGTCAGAGGAAAAATCCAGTGTGCCTATACCAAAAACATGGGAGATCGGATCCACCGCTCTTGCTTTCTCTAGGAATTCATTGTCCGTAACATACAGAAGCTTCTCGTATATGCCGCTAAGTTTATACGTAAAGTATTTCGGAGATCCCTTTGCAGAGTTCATATTTCTCACTTGGAGTCCTATTATCTTGTCATCGGGAGTAAGATTAAATAGAAATAATCTCTCCTTCTTGTTGTCCCAGGCAAATTTCTTATCTAGCTTTTGGCTTCTCCTAGTAATATATCTTTGTATCGAAGAACCCCAGACTTCCTGTAGTTTTAGCTTCTCTATAAAATTAGATCTATCTATCAGAACATCGCTTATATCATTCTCAAAAAAGTATCCAATATCAATCTTACCGTATGCACTTCTTCTCTTGGTTTTTCCCTCGTCAAGAATACTACGTATTTCTTCCCTCTCCTCGCCGGTCAATCTTGAATAAACAGAGAAGTCCTTAAAGAATGATATTATGTCCTTGTATATTCCACATCCTCCATTGTAGCACTTGTAAGCTAAAGTGTCCAGATAAAAATTACCCCTCTTTTTCTTAGCGTCATGCGAATCACCACAATAAGGACACGAGAAATTTAATCGAGTACCAGCCTTGTATATTATTTGTTTGGCTGGGCTATCTCTAAATTCTCGGGAAAGAACTAATCTTAGGGTATCCTCTACTTTTTCTGGTTGCATGGTAATAAAAAGGGGCGGTTCTTCTAAGGAACCACCCCGTTTAAATTGTGTCTATTAAAGATCGCTATATAAATCCTCTAGAGAAGAAGAGCTGCTTGCTGATTGAGCAGGAGCTTCAGGCTTTTCTACATGTCCAGAAACTTTAGTTTGACTAACTTCGCTATATAAATCTGAAGTAGAAGTCTGCTTAGCAGCTGGTGCAGGTGTGGATTTAGCGGTAGATACTCCACCCATGATCTCATTGATCACTCTTTGCTCAGGAACAGTGTTCTTGATAACAGTCATAACTTTATCAGTTACATCATCATCCCAGTCTTTGTAATCAAAGCTGGTTAAGTTCTGGGGACCTTCATTCAAATAATCAAGGACACTTTTCATATCGTCCTGATTTTTCTTCATACCAACTCCATTAACTCTGATAGCTGTTTTCTCACCCACGAAAGAACAAAGATCGTAGTTGTTCCACTCACCAACTTTTCTAACGCTTACTGCAAATTCACGTCCTTCGAAAAGATCGTAAGGGTTGCAAGGATCACCGTATTCAGGTTGCAATTGAGCCTCGATCATGTCATTTAACTTCTTACCAAATTTAAAGATCATGATTTTACCTTCCAACTCTGGTTTGTTTTTGTCCTGTACAATTTGGATCAAAGAATAAAAATCCTCTTTTCTAGAAAATTTCTTAGCTAATTCCTGGTCTGCAGCAGAGTGAGAATTTTTAAGTTTCCAGAAAAGATCTTTTAGAATAGATTTCTTTCCAACCGTTGAAGGGCAATCTACAGAGAATCCATCACCAGATACAGGATCATTTAAGTACACATAATATTTGTGAACTTTAGATTTAGCTGGATCGACTGGGTTAGGTACGAATCTGATTAAAGATTTGTAAACTCCGTCCTTTCCATCCTCTGGATAAGGCTTGTAGAACTCAAGGTCTTTTCCGCCACCTTGTTGAGCGGTTTTCGTTACGAACGCTTCTGCGTCGAGATTGAAGATGTCTAAATTACTCATGTTTTGTTTTTGTTTTTGTTTTTAATTTTACTTTTTGTTTACTTTTTGTTTCTCTTGATTTTTTATATTCCCAATTTTTGCTCTATCATATCAATCAGGGAATGTATTATTTTGATATGTAGTTCCTGTATACGGTCAGCGTATTTGTTAGAAGGGGTTTTTATGAAAACGTCTACTAAGTCCTCGTAATCGACTTGTAAATCACCCTCACAGTCGGATGTAAGAATAACAACCAGCATATTCTTTCTTCTAGCCTCCAGACACCCACAGATGATGTTCTCTGAATTACCTGATGTGGTAATGCCAAAGAAAACATCTCCTGGATTTCCTAGGGCTTCGATGTATCTTGAAAAAATGTGTTTGAATCCGTAATCGTTACCCACACATGTAATATGTGAGGGATCTGATATAGAAACTGCGGCTAAGCCCTTTCTGTCATTCCTATATCTTCCACTAAGCTCCTCTGCAAAATGCATAGCATCACACATAGATCCGCCGTTCCCCGCAGAGATTATTTTATTACCGTTCTGTAGTGCTGTGATAATTGTTTGAGCTGCCTCTTCGACCGAGCTTAGATACTCGTCGTTATTGATGAAGTCATTTAAAATGCTAGAGGCTTGCTGTAAGTGCTGTTTTAAAATTTCCTTTAATTCCATAATTTTCCTTTAATTCCTTTTTTAAATATAAATTAATCCAAGTTGCGTCCACAATATCATCGATCGGTTTATTAACCACCTTGCTTGGGGTTATCCACTCTTCTTTGTTTGTTTCTAGTATTTTACCAAAATCATTCAAATTTGTTTCATCCTCTTTGAAATTATAAAGAGCATGATACAATTCATCTTTTTTTGCATTCCCCTTTACCGCATATTTTTTGATAGTGGTTGGTGAAAATACATGGAAAGAATCCACTCCGACCTCCGAGATTATTCTTTCCCTCAGTAGTCCGGTTGCCATCGAGATGTCTATAAGAGCATTACCATTGGATGAGAAACTTAGTCCTTCCATGGCAACGTGAAATGGTTCATGCCCCATTACATCTATTATAGAGTTCCAAAGAGCGTTAACTATTTCAAGGAAGTAGCCTATTTTAGCTCTCTCCCTTCCCGAATAGTCATCGGGTAAATCCACTTTATCAACAAACTGTAGAACAAAATTGTCGTCTTGTTCCAATATGAAATAGGGTTTTTTAGTATTTTTTAACAGTGAATCGGCAGATCTGTCAGATCTTGTAACAGATCCCCAAGTGTATTTACCGTTCTTAAAGCAGCAAAAAGCTGGTGAGTTTATGGAGAAGTCTATTCCGACTAAATTCATAAAAATAGATTTAGAGGGTTAGAATTATCCTGTTATTTTTTGACCCACGCTACCAGTATACCCGTAAACTTTAGATAGTTTCTCGTAGCACTTTTTCATTTGGTCGTCAGTCAAACAATTTACAATGTCGTTTAGTACTCTTTGATCGTTTCCTGATGCAGCAACCAAAAGGTTTTTCATATGGTCTTTTTCACTATAAAGTGCTTGACCGTACTTCATCTCGTTTAATTGTTTTAAATTTGTAAATGTTTTCATGTTATTGTTTTATTTAACTTATATATCTTATTTAGCTTCCAAAACTATATCTATGTAGTTGCATTTAAATCCAACATTAAATGAAACAGTTTGCGGTGCATTGGATGTGTATGCTAATTCTATCTCAGAAAATGATGTTAAAGTTACACCCTGGAAAGAAACGGATGTCACTATATTTCCCTCGTTATCCATCACTCTAAGCGGTAAATCCTGTATAAACAGATTTGGGTTTTCGAAATCCAAAAAGTGTAAAATAGTATCAAGCATTATAAAATAATTTATAAATCCATCAACCAATTTAAACTGGATGGCAAAGTCCTTAGTAAAAAGCTCCTGCACGGGGGTTCCGCTTTTATAGTTAATCTTTTTTCCCAGCGGTCTTACTTGCTCAACCGAATCTATAGTCATCGATGGAAATCCAACCGATCTGATAGTGCTGTTCATATAAGCAGATACAGTGTCAAACGGTATGGGTTGTTTTTTTAAGTAGGGTAAATACTTGTCTACCACCTTAGCAGGGAAGAACCCTCTAGGGAAGACGAAATAAAAACTACTTGATTTTGGATTAAGTAACATGCTTATTATTTTATTCTATTGTAGCAGCCTTAATGTTATGTGAGATTATACCCTCCATCACATAAGTGTGTGCCTCTTCAACCTCTATTTTAACAACTTCGCCCTCTCCGATTCTATCCTTACTTTCCAATTTAGCTAATCCAGTAACAGTTCTAATAACGGATCCTATCTTAAGATCAGAGATTGTAACGTAACCATTATTCTCGGTTAGGAATTTGTGTGAATCTGACACTTTAACTGATGTTCCACCTATCTTAACAGAAAGTATAGGTTGAATCATTCTTCCGGCATAAGAAACTCTATATTGTCCCCATTCACCTGTTTTCTCGTGAACCGTTGTTATCTTGGTACCAACCGTTATGTCTCCAGCCTTTATGTTTCTTCCATCTGCTAACAGAATTCTCATTTCAGGAGTAGGACATCCTCCACCCCCCTTGTTTCTTTTATTTAGATTAGTTAAAGATGCAGGAGCTAAAATGCCGCTTGCAGCTTTAGTAAATTCTGCTTTGGTTAATCCTGGATATTTAATATACCCAGCTTTACCTGGGGTCAAGAAGTAGTTGATTATAGTTTGGTCCTTCCAGCCAGTGGCATTGTAACCAGCAATCTCTGCGCTTAAAGCTGCAATAAGAGCGCTTCCGGTCAAAGTCTCATACGTATTTGAAGTTGCTGCTCCTATTGTGAAAATTCCAGAAGTCGAGCTTAAAGGCAGTATATTTTTAATAATCGGACTCGGACTAGCTTCAATTGAGCCAACCACTCCAATTCCGCTTCCTGATGTAATTACAGGTGCAGGTGCTGCGGTATCTCCGATAACGAAATCTGCCTCACCCTCTTTTTTCCAATATCCCCAGTACATAACAGAATTAGCATTATTAACGGGTGTAAGAATGCTAGATGCAGGTAAATTTATGTAGTTGTTAGCTCCTTTTATAGCCGCAGCTTCATTTCTTCTATCTGCGATTACTGATTCTATTCTTTTCTCGATAACATTGCTAGTGACACCAGAATCAACAGAAACCACCTGTTTTGTAGCAACCCCATTTTGTGCCGGGTTTATAGAAGTTCCGTTCGTGATAAAGAATCTTCTGTCATTTAACTGAAGCACCTTAGTTGATATAGATTCGTCAATTTTAAATGCAAGTTCTCCGGTGGAAGGATTTGCTAAATTTCTATCCTCCAAAGCAGGAATCTGTATTTTATTTCCAACCGGATCAACAAATGATATGTTGAATTTCCCAGAAGCACTTAGATCAATAGGGACTGGATCATTCGAAGGTCCGCTCTTGATAAATTTAAATTTGTAATAATTATCGAAAGGTGAAATCGAAATTGTCATCTTACCAGTACCGAATGCTGTTGTTTGTTCCGCTCCCGAATTTATCTTTAGGGTATTATCTGTGAATGTTAAGTTATTTACAGTGGAAGTAACATAATTTTGGTTGATGAACACATTTGTATATTTAACTATCTCCTTGGGCTGATTGGTATTTCCACCACCAACGGTTATTGATGGTTGTGAATAAACCCTATTGTAAATTTTCTGAACCTGTGGAAACGTACTTAATTTAATAGGGGTTATGTTAGTCCCCCATTGTCCAGGATTTACCGAGCTATATGATGATATTCTAATAACCCTACTTTGATCGACACTATTGATTAGAGACATTGTATATCTCAAAGTAAAGCTTGCAGCAACAGCAGCATTTTTAACTATAGGCCGATAATAATTGGGAAGATCGTATGCTGTTGTCTGTATTGACTGAAAGCCTGATGTCTGTATAAGTGCAGCACCTATCTGTTCAAGCACCTCTATTTGATGACTTATATAATACCCATTTCCTATCGAATTCTGGAATAATATAAAATCCTCTATGAACCCTTCATTATCGGTTGCATAGTATTCAAAGAATTGGCCTTTCTCAGATTCTCTTATCGTTGCACCTATATTAGAAAATGGATCTTCCTGCTCTAATGATAGTGTTGCTATTCTAGCGCAGTTATATCTTTCATATCCATTATAATCTACGATACTCTGTACTTGCCAAGCTGTTACCCTTATTGGTGCTCCGTAAATGAATCCATCTCCGCTCGAGCTTATTAGTGATGCCAGTGTCTCAGGCTTAAATGCGGGAGATGCTGCAAGATACTTATCATTCATATCCTTCAGATTCGGAAGCTTTATCTCAAAATATTTATCATAGATATTAGAACCAATAGTTACAGGATTTGGATTTAAGAAATATTCCTGCTCAGTTCCCTTTTTAATGAGTATCTGTGAACCTGTAACATATTCTAAATTTTCGTCTTGATATTCAACAGTCAAGATGATCCCGTCTATGTTATTTAAATTATATCCAGCTCTTATATGATACCTTACAGTGTCATAAACAACCAGCAAATTGGAAGGAAAAACGATCGGTAAATCTACAGTGTTGGTTAATTCGTCCGAATAATCATTGAATGGAACTATTAGATTTGAATCCAGAGTTACGAACGAACTCTCGCCAATTCTAACCACGTTATTTTCGGTGGTGTTATGCGTGGTATTATAATCGGAATCTCTATTAAATATTTGGACATTATTACTTCTAAATCCATTTATCAATTTATCATATCCGACAGTAACTCCACCATTATTAACAAAGTGTGTTTCTGGAGTGGGTTCATCAGCGTACATGTACTCCATTAGCAAATATGGAGTAATCTGGACAAACTTAGATGTAGTAGTAAATGCCATTTCTATATTTTATTTTCCGAATTGTAAAAATTTTGGTGAGTAATGAACACCAAGCCCTATGTAAAATCCAGGGGTTAAACTTGTTGATGTTCCAAGTAACCCATATCCTACATTAACACCTAAGCCAAACTCTTTTCTAGCAGCTTTTAAAGCTTTTCTAGTTTCTGGGTTGTCTGTTATATCAAAAGAATTGACATCACTGAAAGTTAAATTTGGATATGTTGTGCTTACTCTCGTCATTATTCTTTTGGATTTAGGATCCTGGTATAAAGCCGTTACTATGTCAATATTCTGCTCTATTGTTAAAGTGGTTCCTCCTGGTATAACTGATGCGACATATTTGGTAGTGTCTCTTGGATCTTTAGATAGGCTAAGATCGTATGGAACCTTACCTGATATTTTCAATTTATTTTTACCAGGTAACTGTGGTTCATGAAGAAATGTAATTGACTCATTTCCATTAGGATCCTTAACAACCTCAGAAGCTATGTTTATTATGCTGTCTCTATACTCGGAAACGGTTTGGATAACTGTCCTTGGGGTATTCCCTCTCCCGTTTGACTTAAGATCTAATCTAGCAATAAGCTCTTTCTGATCTTTACTTAATTCAGATACTTTCAATTGATAAGCAGATTTTTCAACAATTAGATGACCAAGATCGTTCTTGATAACTCTAACTGAATCCAATGAAGCAAGGTAATTATTATGCTCTCTTAGAGCCTCGGCTTTAGCGTGATCAGCATCACCGCATTGCTTCAATGACAGCATAATCAATACCACGATTACTGCCAATAAAAAGAACCTGTTACCTAGTAATCCGGTTGCTTTACTTAAATTTTCTTTACTGATGTATTTCATTCTTTATAGTTTCTTTTTGCCATGTTAGATTAATAGGGTCTAACGAGCCCTCTCCGTATTTTTTTTCCAAATCGCAGATGAAATCCCCTTCGTACTCCCTGCATCTTTCCAGTTGACTGATCAACAAGGATGATCGGTCTTCCATCTCCTTGATAGTTTTTTCAACATGCAAAATTTCTTGGTGAATGCTTACGAACTCCTTAGATAATCTAAGCATGCTCTCCTGTTCTTTCTTTGTTAGTTGTATCATATTTATCTATTTTTTTTATATTGGTGAATTTTAAGGTATATTATAACCAGGATCGATATAGTATTTAATGTTGTGCGATAATACTTCCTCCAGTACATAAGTGTGAGCATCATCGACCTCAATCTTAACAACTTCCATATTTCCAACATTTTCTTTGGATTCAAGTATAGCTGTTCCTTCTATTGTTCGAAGCGTAGTTCCGATAGGAAGTTCTGCTATCGCAATATATTCACCGTCGGTTGTTAGGAATCTATGTGATTCTGAAACTTTAATGCTCTTACCTCCGATCATAGCAGAAATCACAGACTGAACCGCCCTTCCAACATGAGAAACTCTATAGTAGCCCCATTCATTTGTGTGTTCATGCTCGGTATAAACCTCCATGCCCACTTCCAACTCTCCAGCAGAAATCCATTTATTTTGACCCAATAAGATCAACATATCAGGTGTAGGACAACTTGAACCAGAAGTAGGCGGTAGTTCTTCGAATTCACCTCCATAACTACCTCCGCCTGCTGGCGATGAACCAGAAGTTATTGGTTGCTCAGATCCTATACTGTTTAAGTTGGTTAGCTCGATATATCCGCCAACACCATTGCATGCCTTATAGAAAAGTCTAGGATTAAGGTTGGTAGCGTTAGCAACACCAAGCCAATGGAGATCTACATATTGACAATACCTATTGGATGAAATAGGGGTAGGTAAATCGATATAAGTTAGAATTGACGTAGACGTTAATCCACCAGAACCATAATTGGTATAGGTATAAACAAACCCCTGTATGTAAGATGTATAAAGTATAGGGTTTAGACTATTTAATAGTATTCTGTAAATGTTTGTTTTTCCTGTCGAGTATACTGGATTGAGAGTATTCAGGTACGACGAGGGGATTCTTAAATAAATTCCCACCGCTGAAGTCTGTACAGCTGTTGGTGTAACTACTATAACATTGGCATCCCATAAAGATGTTTGGGTCAAGTCAAATACGTTCGGCAGATTCACAGTTGTCGTAGTACTGGACGTAGACGTAGAAACCGAAGATACCGATATTGTGCTTTTTGTAACCTGAGACGCTTTCTTTACATGGTAAGAAAAAGGTCCAGCGGTCCCTCCGGTGACTCCACCGGTAGAACCAAAAATAATCTCCGAGTGTTTACCTGAATTTACTGTTCCGTATGGTTTACCCGATAATACCGGATAACCAGTCAAATCATTTATCGAGAAAGTATCATTAGCAGATGCTGTGGTTGCTACCGTTATACCAGAGTTTAATCCTGCAGAATTTGGAACGTCATTCAGGACATAGTTTCCCGAAGAAGCATAAATTGTTGTTGGATCAAAATGTGTAAAATATGATGAGGAGAAAAGTAAATTGGTCGAACTCACGTTAAATACGCCACCGCTACCTACAGTTGTATTTGATGCTAGCTGAAAATCTCCAGATCCGCCAATAGTAAAATTAGCTGCGGTTAAATTTAAGTTGTTTCCAAATAATAGCGTTCTTGCAAGAGCTGAATCTATGCCAAGTCTTAATTGAGAAGTTATATCAAGATCTCCGCTAGATCTATAGCTCAGATTGCTATTAGACCCGGAAGAATCCCAATAGAAAGAAGGTACACCCTGAGAAATGGCTCCAGATTTACCAAAACTCATAATCGGTGTGGTTGTCTGATCCTGGGTAGCAACAAGAAGCTTTGATTTATTCGGATTTGAATAGGATGGATCCGGATCACCATCACTTAAAACCAAATTAATCTCAGGTGAATTTACTGTGTCCTTGATACCTATTACATACTTATCAGTTGAACCCGCAGGGCCAAGCATCCAGGAGAAAGTTGAAAAATATGACGATGTAAAGAATGAATATCCCGAATAACTCCAGTTACCGGTAGCTCCCAGCACATTAACGTCTCCCTCACCAGATGAGTTATCTACCCATACATCATACTCCTGAGTTTCTGAAGCTAGAGGCTGTGTTGGTTGCTTGAATATTTTAGAGGCCCTTGTACCTGTTGCTCCGCTAGCACCCTTATACCCGGCAGGACCGTATAATCCTGTCGCCCCTCTTGGTCCAATATGTCCATCCGGACCCACAGCAAAGGATAATATCTGATCAAAATTATAGTTGATCTTATTTGTGATATCCCTTTGTGAATCACCCTGAAAAATATATTTAGTATTAAAATGCATATTAAGCCGTTGAATTACATGTTGCTAAAACACCGCAATAAGTGTTGGTTAAATTTCCGCCCCAAGCAGAATAAAATACCTTGTACCATCTTTTAGTACCTCCTGTTCCACCGGCTCCACCAGTGGCTCCTCTTAAGTTAACCACAGTAAATTCGGCTGTCGAAGCATATTCACCCACAGGTAAAGTTGCTATAGACTCATTAGGTCCTGAATTAAATGGGTTAGGTAAAGTGTTTGGTGATTGCGATGTGTTTAATCCGATATATCTAAAACAATCGCCGGTAGAACCAGGACTGCTACTGTGAACTCTGAAAGTTATTGCTTCCTGGTCTTCAACTAGGTTTAACCACCCTCCATTAAACCCAACTGCACCACCGGTTGCAGGAGTCCATAGACATATTCCCCTCTCTCCAGACGAAGCTGATGCTGATTTTTGTACAACAAAATCAGATCCATTGTTAGAATAAAAATAGTTACCCGATGCTGTGGTCATAGCAACGGAGGGAACTATGGTTGTCCAGTTTATATTCGTACCAGCAAAAGTTCCAGCTACAGTTTGTGTTATTGTCTGTGGAGACTGAATGGAATTAACCTTCTTATCCATATAGATATATCCATCTCCATAAACGGAGAATAGTAATCCTGTTCCCTGAACAATTCTGAAAAGGAAAGCTCCGTTATTTGCTGTCGAATTGTACAGATATCTGAGGTTCCCCGTTGTTGGTGAAGCTGATATTAAATGTAATGGCGGGGTTAAATCAGTGGCATCAGAATAAACATTAAAACTCGTGAAGATATTAAATTGACCTGATGAATACGCAATATTTTTGGTGGTGAATAAAGCGGTTCCTCCATTAAAATTAAAATATATGTCGCTTAGAACGCTTGCTGTAAACAATTGAGAAGTGTTCATATAGAGGTTGAATCCAACAGAATTAATATCAATCGAAGATGCAGTTGACTCTAATCTTAAAGCCGAATTTGGTATAGCGAATTTGGTACGTCCGTAATTTGAGAATCTCAATCCATAGTTACCACGAGAAGCAGTTGCCCCTTGATCCCAATGGAATTTAGGTGTTCCTGCAGTAAATGTAGTGGACGTGTAATCAGATTTACTAAACTCCAATATATTTTTTGTTGCATCTAGTCCATTTACGGATAGAACAAATTTAGAATACTGCGGGTTCGGTACGGGATTTGGTGAAGTCTGGGTTCCACTGTTCATGGACGGATTATCACTGATAACCACGGTATAATCTATCGGAGTGTTGGGTGATAGAAAATATCCATATTTGCTAGAAACACCGGACGAATTAGAAACCGGGCCATATACCCTAAACAGATCCTCCGCTTTTAAATTGAATCCATAAAGAGACCAAACACCGCTAGAATTGAATTGATAAACAGTGTTTGCATTATCAGTATCTAGCCAGAAGTCACCATTTACAGATGTTGTCGGAGTAGGTTGACATGGACCCACAGTCCATATGGTTCCTCTTTTTCCAAGATCCCCATAAGATCCTTTAGGTCCGGTAGGACCTTTTGCACCTTCTGGTCCCTGTCCACCTAACCTACCGTAAGGCCCACCACCAAAAAGTATCAGATTAGAGAAATTTGAATTTACCTTATCTGTCAGATTTTTCTGTGAATCCCCTTCATCAATTCTTAATAGTTTTAGTTCTGCCATTTGTGCTTTTAGTGGAAATAGTTATTGTATATATCAGATAGTAAAAGATCCACCCGATCCACCAGCAGATCCGTATGCTCTATAAAAAACTGTCATGTTACCTCCGGTTACTCCTCTTGCCAATGTGAAATCAACATTGGTTGCAGGAAAGGGTAGAGATACGACATTAGTAACATTACCGCTTGTTGCACCTCTACCAATATATCTAAATCCATCAGAATATCCAGGTTGAATGGAGGTTGCACTATAGTGTACGTTGACATCTATCGATTGTCCCAAATCTAATCCTCCAGTTGGTCCTGCCCACGAAAATTCAGGATTGTTATAAATCCCTATACCAACAAATCCGCTACTAGGAACTACAGGATTAACAACAACGGTATTTCCACCTTCTAGCACTGAAGAATTCACAGTGGTACCAGTTCTTGAGATGAGATACCAGTTTACTGAATTTGTCGATACAGTACTAGTTGCTCCTGGAGTTGTTGAAACATACGATAAAGAGGTCTCTGCTTTTTTAGTTTTTATCTTTCCTTTGGTGTCTATAAAAAATTCTCTATCCGATGCAGATTCTAACGAGACTGAATACGTTGAATGAGATAGTGTATTGAATGTATCAGCGGTTCGGGAAGTTCTGAATCCAGCAGTTCCCCCATTAAATGAATATATCGAAGGAGCAGTTGAGGTAAGATTAGCGGTAAGGTTTACCGGGGCAGAAATATAGCCGGAACCTCCCGTTACATTAACAAAAGCGCTCTTAATTTTAAATTGACCACCCGCATTAAGATCAAATCCACCGGTTGAAAAAATTCCAGATCCAGAGGTGGCACCATAGGATATGTTTGCGGATGATGGTGTCTTTATATTAATGAGATCAGACGTTGACTCAAATCCTCCGGATGCTCCTATAATAAAAGATCCCCCGGGAATCTCCAGAACCAGGGAGTTATTATCACTCTGAAAATTCTTCCATCTAAAAATAGGGTGCTGTGAGTAGTCACCTATCAATCCAGACTCTATGTTACTCTTTGAAAATTCCAATAAAGGAGCATCGTTGATTGTTGTATCTGTGGAGATTATAAACTTTGAAAGATTCTCGTTCAGTACTCCAGATTCGGGTACTTTATCAGCTACTATAAAAAGATAATTTTGTGGGAGTATCTGATCAAAAAGAATAGCAGATCCAGTACCGCCCGAAGCGAAGTATGAATCTTCAGCCTTAAAAATGTCTCCCCCCGATGCTAGGGTATATCCCGTAAACTCCCACCCGGACTCGGTAAATGTGTAAATATTTCCATTAGCGGAGTCGATCCAAAAATCACCCTCAACCACTGCATTATAAGTTCCTGATGGTTGCGTGAAATCAACAAACCATCTTGTACCTCTGACCCCGGTTGCTCCTTGAGTTCCTATCGGACCTCTGTTTCCTGCGGGTCCATCACTTCCAGTAGGACCAGTTATTCCCTGGGTTCCACCATGTCCCTCTACTATCTCATCAAAATTATGGTTTATCTTGTCGATGCTCTGGGATTGTGAATCCCCGTAGTTTAATGATTGTATATTAGTAACTGGCATATCTTATATTTTCTTTATTCCTAGATTAAACAGTAATGAGTAGTTATAGCTAGTTTCTAGATTATACTCAAAATTATAAATTAAATCCCCATTTTTTGTTAATTTATAATTTGCCTCATTCAGATATTCAAGTTTATACTTTTCCGAAGTAGCAATGTCTCCTCTTACCATATAGTTGGCATCAGTTGGTGTTGATGATTTTCTTACATATAAATCAAATACATTACCCTGGTATAACGGAGAAACGTTTAGATCGATGTAAGCATTAACATCATCATTGATGGAATCAGGATCGCCCACTCCAAAGTCTGATATGATGTTGTTAATAAATGTTTGCTTTATTCCGGAATTTAAAAGGGATCTTCTCAACATTCTGTCTAGCCTTATTATTCCTCTCACCAATTTATTTTCAGGGAAATATTGCCAAACCAATTCAGCATCAGGGAATATTGAAAGATCAATCTTATTATAATCCACACCCGAAAGATATGGACCAACGCTACCAATCCCTGTTCCTGTATTTGATGGTGTTATTGTCTGTATAGATTTCAGTGACGAATCTATCTTACCATTGATTGCAGCAACATCGGAGTCTCCGGAGGTTCTTGATATCTGGAGAGTTATGTAATTATTAAAGGATAGAGGATCCGGGGTTTTCATTATTTTTGAACCAAGGAAACTCTTGAATTCCTTCATCGATCTCGTTCCTGCAACGTTTTCATAAACATCAGCGCCTGTAAATTTCTGATAATAACCAGGATCCCATGACGATGAAAACAAATTGAAGTCCTTTTTCCAAATCGGTGACTGACCAACCAAAGGATAAACCGGTCCTTCTGGTAAATTCTGGCTCAAAGCAAGGATATTATTTTCTTGTGCAATTTTAGTGAATTCCAAATTCCTGGATATTCCAAAATAATATTTATATGGGGCAAAGTTACAATTTCTGAACGATAGATCCAACTGGTTATATCCCTGAATGGTATCTGTTTTATCTTTATCAAAATGGATAACCTTTCTAAACATAGGTTCATATCCACCAGAATACCTTAATAGTGTGGAAGGTAGATTCTGGTTCGATTGAATAACATATCCGGTTGGTGTAGATTCACCTATAGTTTGTGGTCCTCCGTAAAATTTACTAGATCTTGTGCCCTTGGTTTTAACCAATCTAGTTGGTTTCTCTATATAGAGATTAAAGTCATTAACTCTCTCGATCGTAACCAAATTGATCGAATCCCATACGTAAGTCTTGTATGAGATATAAGTAGATCCCGAATTTATTCTTTTTGCCACATCAGCTACAGAGGTTCTTTGCAATATCGAATCGTAATAATTCTCACCTCCCGCTAATTGAAAAACCGGTTGGTTCTTATAAACGGATGATGGTCCAACAGGTACAGTAACTGGACTAGCTGCCGAAAAAGGTATAGAAAAAGTGTAAGCTGCAGCACCTGTTGCAATCTTACCGAATTCAACATAATTAGGACCAACCCCGATAGGCCATGGATAAGTTGGTGTTCCTGAAATACTAGGAACTTTAAAACTTCCACTACCAGCAGGATCTGGACCAGCTGTCGCACCTGGTGAATTTTCAACAAAAAATGTGTTGATCTCCTCTCTTAAATCGGTATCATAAGTTAAACTTGGGATATAATTAATTACACCCGGGCTTTGGACCGTATTAACTATGCTTCCTGATGATAAGGAAAGATCCAAAGCTGAACTTAATTTTATATCTGCTATCTCATAGTATTTTTGCCCCGTTACCAAAGTAGATCTTAACTTCTCCTTATTGCTTAGTGAATATAGGAGTGTATAATCTAGTTGTGGATCTCCTCCGGTTCCGCCAGTATATCCTAGAGGGAATGATTTATAATCTCTCATGAGAACGTTACATATCAGAAGGACGAATCTTTGTTGTGCATTTTCTATGATCTCGTAGCTCACTGGATCCTGTATTTTTGAGTCATCCTCAATAACAGTTTTTATAATAGCTGCAAATTTATAATCCTCATATCCTCTATATTGGGGAATATATTTATCTGCTGAATCAGCAACAGAATTTGAAAGATTTGATCTCTTCTTTAGATATACCTTTACCCCTCTAAATAAGGTTTCGTAATATCCATTTGCCTTATTATATGTAAATGGGGTGAACAATTCCTTGGTATATGATGCAGGATCGGAGTATGCGCTATCGTAGTCCTGAGGCTCCACAGTAAAATACGAGGAGAGATATAAAGCATCAGCAGGATCAGCACTCTTTGCTTTAGCTAAATCTATTTTTCCTGCGAGATAGCTATTTTGGTTCTGCATTTCCGATATGGGGAACTGTCTAGGTGGTTCCTCCAATAAAAACCACTCATGAGTGATGTATCTAGAATCTGGAATAATCTTATCAATACTTGGTGAAAAATTGGTTGGAGTAAATGCTGGACTAACATTTAACCTATATGAATTTCCTCTAGCATCAGTACCTGATGAATACACCCATTTATTGATGAATGGAACTATTCTAGATACATTAGCTCTTTCTGGTGTATAGTTTTCTTCTAAATATTCGTATTCAGTTCCAAGTTTTCCTCTATTAAAAATCTGATTCTTCGATGCTGTTGAAGATATAGGATCTGGATTTAGACTTTGTATTCCTATAAACCCATTGAAAGCATTTAAATCACCGTTGTATCCAATTTGATTTCCGTAATTAGTAGCTGAGGGACTATAAGAAACATTGGAGTATTGTGCAGGAAAAACTACAAGATCCTTATATAAATTTGGACTGGCGTCAGTAAAGAAGTTAGCTCCAGTTACACCGTAAAATATAGCACCCTGATTATATAGAATTCCGTTGTAATTTGCTTGCCCCTGTTTTACAAGATAAGGTATACCAGCAGAAATAGATCCGCTAGCTCCGATTGGTAATTGAAAATACTTATAAGTCTCCGCTGTTGGGGTGTAACCATAATTGGAAGACCAGAAATCGAAATCAAATTCCTTGGTATCAAAGAAAGTAAATACACCCATATTTAGATTTGGAGTGCTGTACACATTAAATGATTTATCGGATCCTAGCTCTATTCTTGGATATGATATTGTATTTCTTTTTGCTTGGTCGTTCGCCACATAATCAGAGATGTTAGCAACTTTGGAATAACTAAAGTTATTAAAACCCGTTATCTTATTTGTTGTAGGATCTCTCTGAGGATCATCAACATATCGTGTAACGCTAGTTATGATGGAATATCCCTCCGTCGTTTTTATGAAATTCCCAGCCTCGACAAATCCATCATATTCAATAGGAAAAATAACTCTGGCATCCTTAGTTCTAGTCCCACCTTCAAAATATACAGTTCCGTTTATCTCAGAAGCATCAGTTCCGTTTATTTTTAGATATCCGCTGTTAGCGAATGTCAAATATTCGGTCCATCCTGATGTATTAGGGGATACATTAAATGATCCGGGTGACGGTGAACTTATATTAGAATTTGCAGAGTAATAGGTTCCATTATATAAAACTATATCACCAGCTAAATAAGAGCTGGTGTTTACCCATGTTCCTTTGAAACTTAGAACAAAAGAGACATAGTCATCAAAGACACTTATAGAGTAGGCTTCGTTTCCATAAGTTCCTGGATCTTTTAATCTTATGACGGTTGCACCCAAATTGGATCCACTCTCCCATGATACTGGATTAACCAGGTCAAGAAGGCTAGAAAGCCCGGTAGAAATATCGGTGGTTGTACCTGAACTAGCATTGAAATAATAGCTTGATCCCGTAGAATAATAGGAACCTGCGACCCAGACCAGGATTGCAGAAAAATCTTCTGATTGCACTAGGTCATATTTTCTCGAGCCCTCAGTTCTTTTTCCATTTGGCCAGTATATCTTAAATGTTAGAGCTGAAGTAAGATCGTATGGCTTTAAAAATTCAATATCACAGTATGCTCTTCCCGGCTGTGATGCAGGGACACCAGGGACAGAAGCTATCTTGGTGTCTGTTCCAGTAAAGGATAATAAATCCAAGTAATTGTCCTGGACAACAATCGATCCCATGGTAGCACCGGTCGAACCAGTTGCTGAAAATTGCCCGGTAGTACTATTATATGGGCCGTACGAATACGCAGGTGAATTTCCCCCGGTTGTAACATATCCTTCATCCCTTTTTAAGGTATAAAAATTATTATTCTTATCAGTTAGATAGAATAATTTATGGGGATTTAGTAAATTAACATCGTTAGATCCTGGCAGGAATCCAGTGGCTTCTTCATAAAAGAGTCTAACCCCAGTAGAAGCTGTTACACCGTAGCTGTTATTGTCATAGTAGTAGCCGAAAGAATTTCGGGAAGGCTTAGGTAAATCATTATTGCCCTCTAGATTCCGATATTCGTAGAAAAAGTTACCATTCATTCTAAGAGATGCCATATCATTCTTAGAAACATAAAAACCTAGATACCTATTTATAGTATATAGATCAGAATCTGGATCGTCGAATAAAAATTCAAAGTTTAATAAATTCGGACAAATTATATTGTTTCTCGAAAATCCCGATGTTATATAAGATTCGAAATCCATCATTTTATCAGACGAATCACTAGCATAGTACTGCGAAAGTATTTCTCCCTTTCTTGTAAATATACCGTCAGTAACAGAAACCCCTCTGAAGTATGTATAAGCATTAGGACCCCAACTAACATCTATTGGCGATTTTGAAAACTGCTTATCGTTAAATATGGACCTAATATATTTACCTATCTTGGTGTTCTCCCCGATATCAAATGTTTTAACTACAGAAAGATTGGTTATTATTTTATCATCAAAGAGTGTTTCCACGTCATTAACCGCACCCAAATTGGCTAACTCGTCAAATAGAACTATTATTCCGCTCCCAGTTAGTATAGTATAGGTCGAATAGTCACTTGATCCGGTAAATATATCACCAGCAGAATATATGATGTCATTACCAGAAGGATCCTTGCCATATGATATGGTAAAATCGCTGGTACTATCGTAATTCTGAACAAGTTTATATTTTACACCATCCGATATTGTTGTTTGATTATCGGAGTATGGATAACTAACAGGACCAGGAACCTTAAAAATAACAAAATAATCCGGTATTTCATTCTTTATCCATAGTGGGGCAAAGTAGCTAAAAGATTCGGAATAATTCTTATCAGCTAATGCAGAAGCACCACTGGCATAGAAAAAATCATATTGCTCTGCGAACTGTTTACCTGGTTCTCTAGAACCTCTAGTAAATTCTCCGACCTGGAATATACTAGAAGCTGGTGTTGTCCCTTTGTCAAAGAAATTAAAAACATCTAAAGCAAAGCTGTTTTCTCCGGTTACGTTGAAATTCTTAAATCTGTCATTGCTGAGTGTTGGATTAACGCTTAGTGAATTAAGACTAACCCCATTGCTGGAGTCAATGGTTATTTTCAAGTTACCAGTTAACTTAGGGTTGGTTCTTATAACCGCAAAAGATGAATTATAATCGAAAAGCTTTGCTCCGGACATATATTAAATTCTTAAAATTTATTCATTAAATTAAACTGTACTAAGACCACTGTCAAAGTTAGGAGCAACCAATGTGTCATTCTTATATGATCCACTGATCTGTACATCGAAAGAAAATGAATCCTCATTTTGTACTTGTACGTCAATTCCTATTTTCTTTGTATATGTGATATTAGTAAGGTTCCCTGCTTTTCTAAATCCTCCAATATAACCTGATTTATCAACAGGTCTAAATTGGAATACCAAAGGTACGTTTATTGCATTAGAATCTCCATCATATAAGGTTTTTGTTGATAGAGACGTTGTTCCTTGGACCTGTAATGCTGATGCCGACGGAGGTCCTAAATAAAGATATGCTCCACATGAATATTTACCTATTAAATACTCGTCATTGGCAGTAAATCCTAATTTATCCGGATACATCCTATCATCCCTCGATGCGGTTGCACCGGTAGCAAAAGTAATTGGTGTCCTATAAGACTGCTGTACCCAGTAGTAATCTAATGTGGTATCCCCCCAGAAAGTTTGTGTGTGTCTAAATGGAGGATAAACTTTATTGGATGAAGCGAAAGGCTTAACTAAATCATCATAGTTAACAAAAGAAGATGCTGTACCAACTGCAGTTAAATATGGATGGCTCTTATCAATACAGAATTCGGAAATAACTCCACCACCGTTAGGAGTACCACCAGTTGTCCCTGAATATGTTCCATTCCAAATATTCGATCCGGTTGCTCCAGAAACCGTTGATGGGGTTGCTGATGGATCATAAGGTGTCATAATCGTACCGTTTTGAGGGTATGTACCAGACTGACCAAAGTTCACCGTTGTTAATCCACCATCATAAGCATAGGAAGCACTAAAGTTGGTTGAGAAACTCGATCCCAAATTATTCCCGGTATAAAGCTGTTGGTCGTACCCAACACTTCTATATCTAGAATAGATGTATTGAGAATATGAGTTAGCTGAAGCAAACGGTGGTGCTTGTCTATAGTAAGCATTATTAACAATTGAGGAGTCAGCTAAAACTAGGGATGTAATAGAGATAGGGCAATCACCATATCTAAGATTATCGTCATACCCAACAGGATAATTTTGAGGAGAAATCGTCGATGGAGCTTTAACAGTTAGACCACCAGGTATAACCGAAGCTAATTCAACAGCTGATGCTTTAGCATTATATAATTGAATATTATACGTGAATGAAGCTATTTTACCAGCATCCGCACCGATAGGATTGGAGAAAATATCACTATAAAATCCTGAAGTGATTTTAACTGTTGATCCTCTAGATACCTTAAGCTTGTTACTGCTAGAATCAACAATATAGATTTCAAGAACTCCCTTAGCTGTAGATATCTGAGATGAAAGAGCAGATATCTGATTTTGAAGCTCCGTTAGTTTATCAAAAAGACTTATAACCGCCCCTGCGCTATTGTAGAATCCACTAGCTATACCAACTGAATCGTGATAGTATGTCTTATCACCAGACGTAAACTGTTGAGATAGGTGGCTAGGTAATCCCTGAGAGTCTAAGTTTCTTTGAACTTTCACAACCGCTGCGTCCTCATTATTTTGTCTTAGTGTGGTTGATATACCTTCTACAGCAAGATCATCAGGAAATGATACGGTAACGGACTGAGAGTAATCGGAAGTTAATGGATTATCAGGCCATCCTGCTTCAGATACTGAAGCTACCTGTATTTCAAGTTTCTCTCCCTTTGTTATAGCTATGTCTAGCTGATTTATGTTCTGCACATTGGAATCCGATGTTATCTCATCAGCCCAAACATATATTCCCCTATTTGAGTCATATACTTTCTTTCTAATGTCCGTTTTGTACTCAGTCCAATTTGAGAATGAAGCATTTTTCTTTAATCCGTCATTGTCAACAAATTCGATCTGGTCTGAGGGTTGAGCTGATCCGCTGTCGCTAAGATATCTATATCTAACCGAAAATTGGATTACTTGCTGTGTTCCTGTCGAAGGATCAACTTTAGGAGCAGGAATCGGCCAAAATCCTCTAACCCTGTATTTAGGAGGAGTTACTATTTGGGGAACATCCTGAACCAATGTCGTAACTTCCTCAACAAGTGAAGCATACAATTGAGCTTTCTTAGTTCTCTGATCGATTAAGCTGTTAAGATTAGCTCTAATCGAAGCTATATTAACACCTCTAGGAGCTGTTAGCGGACTTTCAACAACATAATCTCTGATTCTTGTATTAAAGCTTGTTCCCTCAGTTGTTCCTGATAAATCATCAGGATTAGAAATGAATTGATTACGTCCTCCTGAATAAGTATCGGATCTGGATAATCCTGTATTAAGTTGAAGCTGTGCATCACCTATTGCCTCGTCAAGAGCATCGATCTCGCTTCTAAGAGTTGTTTTAACGTTTAGTTTATCCTCAACAACCTTAACCGATGTTGATTGGGTAACCTGCTTATTTATTTGTACAACCTTGAAACTGTCGGTTGTCAATAGAGGTGCATCCGGAGTGAGACCCTGTATAGCAGGTATTTTATTCTCCTTAGCTGTACCAAGAAAAACTTTACCCAAATCAGAAACCTGGGTTAGGTAATAGGTCTCAAGAGAAACTAGTTCACCGTCCGAGTTAGTTGTTTGAAGCTCGCTGCTCCAGAAAATTATACCCGTTGACCATACCGCACTAACGATATTAAAATTATCATCGATAGTTTTAAAGTATATTCCCTGTCTCTCATCATATCCGACATTTACTTGGACGTATCTAGGTCCAAAATCTGTGGAAGATATTGTTAGCGAATTCGAGCCTAATTGAATCGGTTGATATCCAGAAACTCTATTAGCCTGGATTGATGCCTGATCCCTATCAATTGATGTTATTTGGTATAAGCTTCCGTCCTGTGTAGCTATTCTATCACCAACATCCAAACTTTTCCCATCTACGACGTTCGTAAGAGTGTCTGTATAAGATAATTTATCAAGCTTATAGTTTCTTCTCACCTCCTGGATAGTAGCTCCGTTTTGGTCAGTTACTGATACCGTATCATCATAATAACTAAGAACTCCAAATCCACCTACATATCTTATAGTTCTCAATGGTAGTTGCTCAATAGACTCATCTACGAAATAGCCAATTCCATTGTCAGAAAGAGCTTTCAAGAATTGATCATACGAAAGATCATTTCTACCTTTTAGCTGCTGATCAAAATAAGCCTTCTGAGTTTCGGTTTGTGTGTTTGCTATTATTCTTTTAACAACGATTCTGTCTGCAGAATCAGCTATTTGTCCAGTGACGTTAATATTCACATAAAGAAGAGGACTTAGAAAACTTTCAAAAAACCAATTATCCTTAACACCAAAAGTGCTAGGAACAGCCAAATTAGTTAATCTGGGTGGTTCCTTTAAAGTCTCGTATTTGAAAACCTGAGAGTATGTTCCATCTGGATTTCTAACAGTTGCTGAAGTGTCTCCAATTCCTGCAAGAGCTTTTATGTTGTTATCTAGTCTTTGAATTTCTCCACTTAGATATCCATAAGAAGGCACGTTTGCATTCTTGGGTAGTCCCTGTTCATCCAGAACCTCTATACTTACGGTTTTGTTAGTAGAAACTGCAACTTCATTTAATCCATTGATAATTTCTAATGAATTTTTCTGGAGTCTTAAAAATTGTGCTACTAAAGAACTTATTGTATTCTGTGTTCCTGACATTTCCTTTGGTTATTTATTTTATTAGTTGTTGGTTAAGCTTTTTCCTATCATATCAACCTGGAATTTTAGATTCTCAGAGTCTATACAAACTATATCTATTACTGGTTTATAATCCTGCGATGCAAAGATATCATCATCGAGAGTCACTATATTAGTCGAATAACTAATGTTACTAGGATTTGATAGCGGATATTTACCCTGAGAATTGGTTAATATGTTTATGAAATAATTACCGGGGTAAATAATGTCTCCAAAAGACAATCTAAACCTTTGCCCGTTTTTCCAGTTTATTGGATTATCCTTTATGCTTATGGTTAAATCCCCAGTTAATGTTAGAGGATTTCCGTTATTAACATGTTTAAAGTAATTCGAGAAATTAAGCAACGTGATCTCGTTAGATCCGTTTTGTGTGAGCGTTCCCTTACCTAAATTCGCACCTATATTAAAATCTTGTGTTACATTATTAACGGTTACCTCGTTAGGGGTAGATCTATCTAATATGATTCCTGACCCCTGTTTAAAAAGATCAAGATTATATGAAACTTCAACGCTTGTCTGATTGTTTATAATAGCTCTCACTAAATCATAATTCTGATTAATAAGATCCATTATTGAATGTGTGTTATTAAACAAAGCCTGATTAGCAGCAAATGATTGTTCAAGTCCACCAATTCTTCTTTCTAGATTTGCCGTTGTCTGCGAAGATAGAGTAATGTTTTCTATGTTTGTAACTCTATTACTTAAATTTATAAAGTCAACACTTGCATTATTTAGTGTTGATGAAGCATCCTGTAGGACGTTCATAGCATCCATAAACATAGATAAAGAAAATGGAGAGTAGTCATTTATTGCTTGCTCCACACCAGTTTGATCCACGTCAGTATCAAACTTCAGATTTATCTTGAATCCATACGAATTACCATTTAATTTGGTAACAGGATTAGGTCTATGTTTCTGTAATCTAGGAATAAAGATGTCACCGCTAGCAGAATTTACATCGTCTAAGAATAACACTCCATACAAGTTCGTAGCTACATTTGTAGGTATAGCAGGATCATACACATCATAATAGATTAATACTGCGTTAAACTCAAAATCTGAGGCGTCTGCGGTGGAATTAAACTCCTCTATTGTTGATATATTAGGATTTGAGATGATCTCCTGATAAGAGTTCGGGTTGAAATCAATACCAATCGAATCTAGCTTACTCCTTACGTAGGTCAAACTGTTAGAATTATCCGTCTTAGTAAGGATGTAGTTAGAAGGATCGACGAATGATGAATCAGTAAAGTATGTGTTTGCAGTGTCTCTTGGTGAATACCAACTTCCTGCAACAGAAGAAGCAGTTACTCCAGTGTCAATATAGCTGGAAGCCGGAGATCCTAACACATCATCATCGAAAATAGCTAATGTTGTTAATCCGCTAGGATTTGCCTCGTCATAATTTCTTCCGAAAAGGTACTCGTCATTCAGTGGGTTTGATGGATCATTGCTCCATTGATAATCTGGATAGTAGTTTTTATCAACCACATTCTTTAAAAGAACTGTCGGGGTGTTACCATCTTTCGTTGGTACATAAACATAAACTTCGGAGTATGTATTAGTTGAATTCTTTACCGAATTCACTATGTCAAGATTTCCTATGTACTGTATAACATTATTGTAAACAGCTCCAGTTAATCCATAAGCTCCGGTTGTTCCTGATGCTGCGTCACCCTCAACATATCTTTTTTGTGTAACTGGTAGTCCATCGACAGTAGTTACCGTGTTCTGATCCAATGTGGCAACCACCTCAGTTGAATCTGCTGCTCTAAATCTAATGGCTCCGATTTCTCTTAACCACTTAAAGAAAATCCTCTCCGATACATTTTGTTTTAATGTAGAATCGTACTCATCAGTACCAGTTATTGTTGATTCGAGATTCAAACAATAGCTTTGAAAACTTTGTGAGAAATCAATGTTTCCGTCCCCGGTTATAATTAACCCAGTGCTGTTAGCCCAATCAAGAAATGCGCTATCAGGTCCATTCAGTCTAATATAATTTGTTCCAGAGTTTGAACTGTTATCAATATCCGGAATATTTAAAAGAGCAAATTTAGAAAACCTGAATTTATTAACGGAGTTATTGAACGTAAAAGAAAGATCTTCAGCGGAAGAACTGAAGGTATAAAATGTACCCCCCTGAACTTGTAAAGGTCTTATAAATGGTGTCTTTGCCATTGATTCCTATTATTATTTTATTATACCGTGATGTTAGTAGCTCCTAGTACTATCCAAGAACCGTTTTGCGTTGCTTGTCCCTGTCCAACTCTAGGTTCCCATTGTAGAGTAACTGAAGATCTGTATGCCTTACTTCCACTTACAACTAAACCTCCCGTATCGAATCCGCCGTATGTTGATGCGGTATTAAATCCAGTATAGTAGGATGTTGATCCGGTAACTCCGGTGTGAATATAGCCTGTTGCAGATGATGTGTTTACCACAGTAATTCTAGTACCCTGAGGGATTGAAGGAAGAGTTCCACCAACTGGTGAAGTTCCGTCTACGACCTTAATATAAAAACCTGTGGGACCGCATTCTGCATAGATCACGTCTTCTAAACCAGTAACGGCATAAGGTGAGTTAACCGAAGAATAACGTCCGCCACCGCCAACGGTATTATCAGGGAAAGCAGTTCCTGCGGTTGCACCTGTTTTATAAGTGGTATTTTGACTTATAACATGCCCCTGCGTTCCTAGATACAAAGCTGCATTTGCACTTAAGCTTCCGTTGAAAGTTGAAGTACCATTCGCAGTGAATGTAGATAGCGAACTCAAAGTAACTGTAGACGTTGCTACAATCGCTCCAGATGCAGTGAATGTTGTTGTTTGCACATCGACAAATGCAGCGGCACCAGCAGAACTAACCGAAGCCAATGCTGTTCCTACCGAGGGAAGGGAAAGTGAATCAAACCTTCCAATTTTTGCTTGCACCCTTCCTGTCGATGCTCCAGAAAGGTCAAGGATACCATTTATAGTATCGATTCCAAATACGTTTACGTAACCATTGATCCAGTTCTGTAAGGTCAGAAAGTTGGAGTTTATGGTTACCCTTGATCCTGATATTGAATCGGATCCTAAGATTTCATTAATGTTTACAGTTGCCATTTTCTTTTTTATTTGTTTTTTAGAGCGAAATATATATCACTGTCGCAGACAACACTTAAATATGCTAGGACAAAAAACCAAACTCTCTAAAAAAGCCTTTAAGGATATATCTTTAACTGCAAACTCCGTGGTTTATTCCCGTCAAATAGCAAAAAATACCTATAATTTATTTAATAGCATCAAAAATCATCCGGATTGTAACAGATCTGTGACTCTACAAAAAAAATAATATCAATGGCAAACAGAAAGAAGAGAATTACTGAAGAAGAGTTTTATGAAACATTCCCGCCCGGGTACGTTCCAAATCACTCTGGATTTGACCTACAAAAGCTGAGAATAGATTACAAATACAAGAATGAGAATCAGAAAAAACTGATCACTCTAATAAATGAAAATAAGATCACAATTGCGTCGGGCCCTGCAGGAACAGGAAAAACCTATCTAGCATGTGCACAGGCATTAAAGCTTCTAAAAACGGATTCTAGATTTAAGAAAATTCTCCTTGTTAAAAGTGTAACTGTACTGGAGGGTGAGGAAGTTGGATTTCTTAAAGGGGATCTTAAAGAGAAAATGTTTCCATTTACCATCTCTTTCCTTGATAATTTCCACAAAATAATAGGGGAGGGTCTAACCCAAATCATGTTAGATCAGGGATATATCGAGGTTCTGCCTTTAGCATACATCAGAGGACGTTCAATAGATAATGCAATTATCATAGTGGACGAGGCTCAAAACATAACTCAGAAAAACATGAGGTCCACGATGACCCGTATAGGAACCGATACTAAAATGATAATCACGGGAGACACCAAACAGGTTGATATGAAAAACTCAAAGCTATCATCACTAGATCTTGTTGTTAGACTCTTCGAGAATAAGGAGGATATTGGAACAATGAGTTTTTCTGTTGGTGATATAGTCAGAGATCCCATCGTGAAAATCATCGAAGAAACCTTCGATGAATGGGAAGAAAAAAACTCTAAGTAATTTAAATATTATCCCTATTCGGATCTAAAAGTAGCATCAGGATTTCCCGGTATAATAACTTGAGTTCCGAATGGGGGTACTCCCGATTTAAATATCCTCTGCTGTTCTATCATCAGATCCTTATCAAGTTTTTGAGCTTGATAATCTCTTCCATAGAAAGGCTCTGGCTGTCCATAGTCAAATGAATCAACTGCATCAGGATTCCTATCATCAGGTCTTTTAACCTTATGATCAATCACCTCGATATATCCAGGTCTTGTTGTTGCATAAACATTACCAAATGAATCCTCCACGCTGTTGTAGATCGTATAATTTCCCGAAGTTGTAAATGTGTATATAAAATAAGGAGTTGATTTAACATTCAAAATTTCAGCTCCAGTTACAGAATCGCTCAATATCCATTTATTGTTCTGTTTCCCGTAAATGTTAGAAGCGTAATTATTAAAGACCACCGTTGATAAAAGAGGTATTTGCATTCCTTTATCCGTTGAATGTACATCGCACCACGTCCAAGCTCCCGATCCAGGTCTGGATATTATGTTACCTAGGTTGATTCCAAGTTCAGGTACATATTGCTTAGTAAGGAGAGTGAATCCTGATTCTGGGTCTGCTGCGTAGTAACCTCCACCAGTAGATCCAATTTTATTAACACCGCTCATAAATAAATTTCCGTCAGCATCTCTGTTTATAGAGAAAGCATCCGTTGTTGCAGTATAGGGATAACCATACAAATTAACAGAATCAAGTATTTTACCGCTTCGATTAGTTTTTAGGATATTTGTTCCACTGACACCTGTAGCACCAATCGAGATACCATATACCATATAATATTGATCATCCCCGATCGGACCTCCTGAATTTAGAGTGACCTGAGCCTGTGTCGCATAATCAATATCAACCGAGAACATAGATTTTGAAACTGCTTGTTCCGTTATATTAGATGTTAACAAATATGTTGTTCCTGTTGAACCTGCAATAAAATTGTTACCGAAATATGTCCCGGAGCCTCCAAATATGGTGGTAACATAATACGTAGAATCATCTTTATCAGCAGCAGGTAAATTTAGTGTACCCCCAGCATAAGCATCACCGATAAGTGCTCCAGTTACTCCTGCACCATTTTTATTGATTATTAAATAATATGGCTTATTAGAACCGGTTGCTGAAATCTGTATACCTCCGATTGTAAAAGATTCTTTAATATATCCAGTAATTAGAGTCGTGTTATCACCTCTTAGAGATTTAACAGAACCGATTACTCCAGCATTATATTTAGGTACACCACTTGTGAAGTCAAGACTCTCCGATGTTACTGTTGTTAATAGTGAAAGGTCGTCCGCTGATAATCTAACATAGGATAGAACTGAATCCTCGTTGAATGAGTAAACCACATTCCTATCACTCTGGAGAATGTAATCAGATGTTAGAAATCCATCATTTGTTCTATTCCAAAGATTCTTTAATGTAGCAAATCCTCCCTCTGAGCTTCCGGCTAATATATTCCATGCGTTAGCATTATCTATAGCTAAATTTATAGAGTACCTGGTAACATCTAATTTTATGGTGTTACTATTGTCAGTATTATTGAAAACGGATGCTCTTGGAAAATGCCTAAATCCAGTAACCCTGAAATATTTTCTAGCATCTAAAGACTCCGAGAAATTCGAAAGCGGGGCAAGCGATGCTACACTACCAAGATCTCCCGATATTTTAGTTACAAATAATCCAACAGATTCAACATTTTTATTTACACCAGCTTCCCATGCATTTAATTTACTAGTAATTCCCTGAAGATTTCTTACAATCGGATATGTGTTCGTAGAATAATCATAACCACGCAATGTAAAAACGTTACCTGAAGTGTTTCCAATAGGTCCGGTTGAACCCGTCATGTAGGTAACATCGTATCTCAATCCTCCGGTTACGTTTGAAATTCTGTCGATCCTGTAGTATGCTTCAGGTGAAAGCAAAGGCGAATACCAGTTTAATCTTATTGTGTTTCCGGTTACAAACTTTCTTAAATTTGTTGTTTGATCGGTTGCTGTTCCGGAGGTGTAGTTTACATAAAAAGATGTCAGATTCTCATATGTACCTGGAGAATCAGAGGTTGCTAAGTAGAATGATTGTGTTGGTGGAGGATTTGTGGTGTTATAAAGCCAAATATCACTCACGAAATCACCAGTTGAACCATATATCCATGTATATGATCCCGATGTTAATCCCACTATGTTCTGATTAGTTGCTCCGATCGGTGCACCCGTTGGTCCATTTTCAAAGAAGTTATTCATGAGCTCGATCGAATCCCATACATAATCTCCATTCTCGATGAATCTTTTAAATTGCCCGGTTGCAATAACCTCCACTCCGTCTGGTGAGGGAACCATGTCATCTATTCTTGTCCAATATCCCCTAAAAGGTAGCAAGCTATCAACAAGTCCCGCGGAATTATAGCAAGCTATAAATCCCATCGATCCTATATCGGTGGAAGCAGTCTGTGCAACGTAGCTACTGTTTTTACCACCCAATGTTGGATTTTCATTATTCAATATTGCAGGATCAGAATTGTTATAATAACCGAAATTAGCCGAAGTGTTTCCTGTCAGATAACCACCAACATAATATTTGGCTCCGTTTGATGTTTTTATGCTCGCTGTTGAAGTGATATAGATTTCACCGGTTGCACCCTGGACATCGGTTTGCGTGATCTGTATTTTTTCTGCCCAATTATAATCAGAAATAGATTCTACTAAGACTTCCTCTTCGTACGAAGGTATTGGCCAATTATCCCAGTATGGTTGCTTACCAGCTTCACCGCTTGCAATATCGGAAAGCTTAGTGGTTAAGAAAAGATTTCTCGGGTCAAGTCCCGGAAATTTATACTGCAGGTAATCGTCCTCATAAACCCTCCATTCGGGATACTCCCATGTGTATTTATCCACTTTAGGTAGCGGTGCAGCACTAGCTCCCGTACCGGTAAAGTATGTGAAATTCCATCCGGTAGCACCTGCATATTTAGAAGACCCGTAGACGTGTGGCTGATCGTAGTTAAATGAAACAAGATCATTATAGCATAAAACCCATAGACCATTCTCATAAACAATAAGATCGTTCTGTGAGATGTTGTGATCAACTAATTTTATATCCAATACGTTATTGTTGTTTAGATTGGAATTTGATGATGTGTATTGTGTGTGGCTAACCCCATTAAAGTGCCAAAGACCTGTTCCCTGATTAATCTCCCCGTCACCAGCAGCATAGAAAACATGTCCATTTGGCCTCGATTTAATTTTAGTAACTGGGCCAGCAGAAACAGGGTAGTTCCAAAATTGTGTGCCATCAAAGAAAGAAAGTCCCAAATCGGTACCTATCCATAGATTACCATTTTCATCAAGATCCAATGAGAAAATATAATCCGATATAATTCCGCTTGTTTTGGTGTTATAAACCTGAGCTTGTTTGATAATTTTATCACCATTCAGAAGTTCAGTGTATTCCAGTGTACCCTGAGGGATAGCAAATAATCCTTCTGTAGTTCCGACGTAATATATGTAATCCTTACCACCGTAACCTTTTGCTTTAATATCGTAGATGTGAGACCAGTTGTATCCTGGAACTGTTTCTTTCCACTGATCTGTTTCAATTATATAATAGAATAACCTTCCCCCAGTTACACCCTTAAACTCCGTATAAGATCCGCTTGCACCGGTTCCACCAAATCCATTTAATGGAGTGGCAAAAGCTAGTATATCATCCCCAAATGGACAAGCGTAAATATGGGAAATCTCCTGCGGAACATTGAAAGTCCCCAGATTGGAGAAAGCCCATTTTTTTCCGACAGAGACATCATCAGTATCAATATAAAAAACAGCATTTTCATTTAGACCTGCAGTAGGTCCTTGTGCGCATCCAACCCAAACTTTATCGTCGGGACTCATTGAGATACATCTGGTATCTAGAAAGTATGGTGCACCGCTGGGAACAGCAGAATTCTGGTAGTTATAATAATCCCAACCGCTTCCGTTGAATCTTCTTAAATCTTGTCCAGAACCCCAAACATAGAATTCGTGATCCAGATCTATTTGATTCATTATTATATTGTAGCCTGCCATTTATATCTTTTAATTTACTTGTTTTATATTAATCCACCGATTTTCCACCCTCTGAAATACGAGTCATGAGCGTCAGTCGGTATCGACATGGTTTCCTTTATTCCAAGCCATGATATCCATCTCGGTGAAGCTGGATCAGGATCGGATGCCAGCGGTCTATCTTGTCCAAATAAACCGTTACCGACAATAGCGGAGTTCCAATCTGAACCCCATGTAAGGGTGATAGTTTTTATATAATCCCCATCAAGAATAGTACCCGTACCGTTAACTTCAGGGTTCATTACAGAAACTCTCAAGCCATTAAAGTTGACAGCATCATATTGTTTACTTAATGTGAATCCACCTCCCTCATATGGTGCATAGTAAGGGGAAGCTTCAAATAAAATAAAATCCGTAAGTTTGGTAGGACCGCCTATTAAATCCGTTGCCTTGTTTAAGATTGTTGCTATACCATCACCTCTGGAATTGTTCTGTACACTAACCAAGTTAAGATCTGGGCTATTACCGGTTCCTCCGGGGGATGATAATGTAACGGGGTACTGGTATCCGGATGGATTGTTTTCGCAAGTGATTTGGACTAACACATCAACCGTTACACCGGATATGCCATGTACGGTTTGAAAAAACGTGGAAGTAGGTACGCAAGGTCCGTGAGCAGTAGCGCCGTATCCGCCATTCAGATTATAGGTTCCGTAATTAACACTATCATCAACAGTTGCTAAATTATAATTAGGTGAATTACCACTACCTATTCCGCCGTTCTCGATGAATTTGGACGAGTTAGAAAGATAATATGTGTTGCTAAGATAAGCTTGTATAGCATTGTTTGACCATTGACGTCCGCCAGTCTTAGCGTCAGTTATTTTTCCACCAGCTGGATAATCAGTTATATAAAAAATATTATTCAGCAAACCCGTCACGCCTCCGGGATTGATATAATTACCAAGATCTATTGTTGGATTTGCAATGTAGGTGGCACCTGCTAATGTTAAAGCAGCGCCGGAAAATATTGTTTTAAATTGGATAGGTCCAAAAACTGTACCGTTAGTGTAATCGAGATCATCAGTGTTCGCCCAATAATAGCAGTTTTCTGTTGTCGAATGAAAATAGCTATTAACCCAGCCAGCAACCATGCTCTGGTCTATACTAATTACCACGCTGCTTCCTCCTAAACCGATGCCTCCTGAATTTGCAGAGATAACGGTTGGCACATAATAAGGACCACTAATCCCATAAGGATAAGTTGCTTGATTATAATCAACCTCCTCAACGGGTCCATATTTATAATATGTAGCGGTTGTGCTAACATTAAACGTGTTACCAACTGCTGTCGTCACCAATAACGTGACGGGTGCAACATAAGAAGCCCCTGGTAATCCAGCATATGTTCCAGCAAGAGCATACCAATCATTATATTGTTTATACACATTAGAAAGAGTGGGGCCTGATGTTGCACCAATACCAGGTATATTCCAAACATATGATACAAACCCAGTTCCGGTTGATCCAGTAGCACCGTAAGTTACAACTGGTCCCATGTAAAGGGTGGATGGTGTTATCGTAATTGATGGATTTGCAATCTCCGGTGAAACCACAATAATATTGGATTTACTAGCAGCTGCAGTTATTCCGGCAGCATCAGTAACTAGGAGCGAAGCATTATATCCGAATGAATTAACGCTATTATACTGTATAGCAGGACCGAATGCTGTTCCCCCTGTTGGTGTTCCTCCAGGGAAAAACCAATTTCTGGTAACGACGGAGCCAACACTTTGGTCGAAATAATAAACCGTGTCTCCCTGATTTACACCTATCTGAATATCTGCCATGTTTAATGATGATTACTTACCCTATATATCACAAATAAACAGGGGATAAAATTAAAGCTTAGCTCTCATCTCCTTGGCATATAGGATGGCCTGTACGTAATTATATGTGTTGTTATTTGGGTCTATTGTTGAGAAGTCAGCTTCAAACGGAGATCTTTCGATAAATTCACCCTTATAAAAGGCTCTTCCGTCGCAGTTATTAACAACCCCAGCATTGTGCATTATTTTATGTTTCTTCCATTCGTCCTGTCCCCAAGAAGAGCCCCAGCTAAATCCAAGCTCGTCGGATAATCTAACTTGATTACCTCTCTTGAGCCCACACCATAAAACCGCCCACATATCAGCGCACCATTTTTGAATGGGATTATAAGTCAATAGCTGTTCTTCAGTGAGTGTTTGTCGTTCAGATATTTCAGCATCCAACATGTATTTATAAAGATCAAGTGAAACAAATTTAACATCTCTCCAAAAGAGATGATCTATATTTTTCATTAGATATTGTGCACCGCCGGAATTTTTATCATTTTCCTCGACCAGCTCTTTAGAGACGCCAGCGATATTACACATATCGGTAAGAATTTTGTCAGATTTGCTCTTGATGTACTCCGATCCGATATAGGAAACGGTATCACTTAAATACCAAGTTTCATCATCTATCAACGAATTGAAATCGGGGAGTTCTCTAAAAATGATATCCGAATCGTGATAGAATATAATCTCGTTCGAAAGCTGAGGATAGCGCTCAAAATGCTGTTCGAGTATATCAGGTCTCAAGATTGGAATATATCCGTAATTATCACAAGGAGTTTTTCGGTAAAAAAAGAATCTTACAAATGGGTATTTCTTCGCTAACTCTAATCCTTCAGATGAGATGCTGTCATCATATGCAAATAGAATCTCGATCCAATTTGGATTGATCCCATTTTTCATGAAGTTGTGAATTAGTACTTCAACCTGCCAGTGAAAATAAGGCACATCCGGCTGGGCACAGACGAATGTCATTTTTTTATTTATCATGTTTCAAACTTTATGAAACTTATAGCTAATTATAAATGAAGTGTTCCGTTAATATAGATCTATAAGTAATTGATATTGCGAACCTGAGGAATAAGTTTGAGCGGAATATGGAGTTCCCGCTGTGAAATATCCAGGGGTACTCGTCCAGCCAACGAACATCTGAATGTAATTGGATGTTGAAAGACCGGTAGCACTGTACACGTCAACTTTAAATGTATTACCGTTGGTATTAAAAGCACCAGGATAGTATAATTGATTGAAATTAAGCTTTGCACCAGGTAAGATTGAGGTGGTTGCTGAATACACCGTATTGAAAGAACCAGCTCCTATCTTAACACTGAATACAAATGTTCCAGTGATGGTATTTCCTGTGTTATTATTAAGCCAGGAGTTGGTAGGGGTTGCTGTAGTTGATGTTGATGTCGTGGTTGTCGTAATTCCGGCTACTGAAATATCAACATAATTAGGACATCCCACACTGGTTGACTGGACCCTGATGATTGTGGTTCCGGCTGTTACCAAATTCGATGTATAACCAGATACCAGTGAACTTTTAGGTACATTAGTTTCAAATGGAGCGGCATATCCACCGACATTAGAATAAAGATCAAATGGGCCTGTTCCAGTTCCCGCAGTAGTTAAAGTTATAAGTGCTGATGGCATTTTCTATTCGTTTAATTGTTATTATATATTTTAACCTTGTCTTCTATAGAACCAGCATTAATTGGTATATAGAGAAACCCGCCAGCATTCAAATGTGGACTGTATTTCTCTATCAGCTCGTCGGTTAATTCCTCAGTGATATCCGTGTACCAGATATCAAGCAAGATCACATCATAATTTCTAGTTGGCGCGTATGCTGATATTTCCCCTTGTATTAAATTAACATTGCTATTAAGATGTCCAAGCTGATTAACACAACTAATCACATCAGATTGTAATTCCACCACATCCACCACAGAACAGAAATCCTGGACAACATAAGGTATTACGCCCAGTCCCAATCCAATTATTAGAATACTATCAAATTCAATATCAAGAATCCCCGGATTGTGCCCCAGTATATAACCAGCCTGATCTGTTCCTAGTTGACCGCTTGGACCTTTAAGAACTAAAAAATCAAGCCTAGAGTGTTTTTCTATTGAATATTCACCACTGAATTTTGAAATTGCCAATGGGATTTCAAATAAACCACGTATCGGTTTTTGTTCATGCACACCCTGTATTTTTTCTTTATCGATCATGTTTTATATTTTTTAAGGCATTAATCCGGCATATAGTCCAATGTCATCGGATCCACTTACTGTCCAGCTAACATATGCAGTTACACTCGTACCGCTAACACTATCAAATGCACCAACCAAGGACGTTAAATAAGGTATTTCCACTACAGCAGTAGCAGTTAAACAGCCAGCACCTTTAATTCCAGAGGTGTGATAAACCTCCAATACGTCCCCAGGCACTATAACAAAGCTTCCTGAGCTAGTTCCAGAACCACTCGGGTTAGCCATCAAGTTTCCGTTTTGGTAGAATTCAGCAGACTGAGTTATACAAGCTCCCAGGTATTCCCAGTAAGCTATAATAATCCCTGTTGTGGTTGTTGTGGTCGTTGACGTCGAAGTTGTGGTCGATGTGGTTGTCGTAGTAGGATAAACCATACTAGCAGTACCAGCTAATAAACAAGGATTAATAGTTGTGGTTGACGTGGTTGACGTGGTAGTCGTAGGAGCTGCCGTTGTCGTTGTCGTCGTTGATGTCGATGTCGTCGATGTCGTAGTCGTTGATGTCGTTGATGTTGATGTCGTAGTCGTTGAAGTTGTTGAAGTTGTTGTCGTCGAGGTAATCTGTACTCCTCCGGTGTAACCAAATTGAGCAATTAGAAGCTGACTACCTCCGTTTAATGAAGGTGGTGGCTGAAATGCACTATTTATTAAAAAGTTATTTGTTATATTTAAGTTTATCGGACCAGCGGTCGCACCAAGTCCACCAACGTCACTAGGCATAGGTCGATAGTAGAAATTGGTTATGTGTGGCTCGTCCGAATTGTTAAGTTGATCTGCTACCTCCTGAAGTGTTAGTCCAGAAATTCCGTTATTAAAGGTTACCCCTACCGGGAATGGATATGTCGAGTTTGCAGTGCTAATCTTAACATAATCCCCTGGTAAAATGGTATGAAGCTCATATCCGCCGAGCCAATCGTTGTTGAATTCAAAATCGAACCAAGTGTGTGCATATGCGTTTTCCCAATTGTTATCGGTGAAAACCTCCCAGTTGAGTCTTTTAGTTCCCCAATATTTAAGATTCTCGTTCGGCTGGTTAGGATCATTTTCTGACCAGTAAACGTAACTATCAGCTGGACTTACCCCTCCTGTTAAAGCAGCATCAGATGAAACTAAACTGATTGATCCGGTTAAAGTTGCACTTAAAGGTACACCGTTCTGATCAGCACCGAGATCGTTCGGTGCAGAAATTAGAACCTTCACGGGATCGGTTGATGGATTTATGCATGATGCAAAATAATCAGGATACGTTCTTAGTGAATTTACGGCTGAAGTGATAGCGTTAGCTGTGTTATAAAGTGTATCCCCAGTTTCAGCTGTCCCTATTTCCCTCCCGCCAGCATAAATAGTAATTGTTCCTGCTCCTGTAAATTGCTGATTGGTGTAAATTAAGTTGTCCGTAACATATCTATTTACCGGAGAAGTCTCCAGATTTATACCATTCCAAGTTGGATTTAGAGATGTCTGTATTTTAAATGTTGTTGTTGATCCTGTCACTCCTGCTACCCATCTTCCATTCAGTTCGGATACTGTTCCTGTTATGGTTACCTCGTCTCCATTAGTAAGACCATGTGGGGTTGCAGTTGATATTGTTGCATATCCGTATTGACCAGGGAATATCTGAAGTGAATATATTTCGGAGATTTGTGATATCGTTTGTGTGAATGAGATTTCTCCGGTAGCACCGATTGCTGAATTTGGAGAATACACATAAAGACTCTGACCCTCCTCCGATTTATTCCCGTAAGTTGCGAAATCTAAAATCTCGCTAGGTATTGATTTTTCAACAACCTCAATAGTCTCGCCCTCAGCAGGGTATTCCCACATAGAATCATAAAGATCCCATCCCCTATCGGCATTGTCCCATAGGTATCTTTCAACCTCCCTGTATCTGGTCCAAGCATCAATATCTATAGTTTTAGGTTCAACTTTTATTATCCGATCCTTGATTACAGTTGTCTTTGCATTAAAGGCATCATAGATGTTGCATATGACCTTATATTCCCCAGTGTAAGGTAAGAAGTGGGCAAGTTTATAAAAGTCCGCTATGGCACCTCTAAATTGAAAATTATAGGGTGATCCTGATTGTGTTGCGTTCTTATTTACGATCCACTCAATTTCTACCGCATTAGAAAAATCTATATTTTCCCAAGTTAGTAGATTGTAAATCTGGACGCTCGAAAGTAAATCAGCCTCAGCAAAGTTCTGAGGAATGTTATACGGGGGATCTAGTAAAATTGTATAATCACCAGTTGAATAACTCACAGCGGTAACAGTTCCAAAAACTCCATAAAAGAAATTGCCTTGTTGTCTAACTTGAACAACGTCTCCAACTTTGTATGTTGGTATAATTAGTGCATTCCAGTTTATATTAAGTTCGTTCCATTCCCATACATCCAGGATCAGCTCTAATATAACTGGCATACCAAGGGGAAGCTGATATTGCTGTCCCGTGGTTGGATCTATATAAGCACTAGGATCGAAGTCATCATCACCGAGTTCTAGTATGTCACCGTTCTGTTTTAATTCATAGAAGTTACCAATTGCGGTTAGTAGCGAATCATTCTGTGCTGGATTATAAATTTGCTGATTATCCAGTGGATTTACAATATTACCAAGATCCGATAGAGTAGCAGGTAAAACAGTAATGCTACCATTTAAAAGGGATGTGTTATTTGACGAATAATAATAAATCGGTGAAGATTGTTCAGGGTTCACATACCAGATAACTGAACTACCCCCGGTTGCTCCGTTATTCATAACTCCAAGTGGATCCACCGGTGTTAATAAAGGATCTGTTGTTAGATAAAAATCATACCCATAGCTATTGGAGTCAACCACGTTGAACTGATATGTCTGTCCTGCATTTACAACCAGAGTTGGATTCGGTCCAGTGGAGCCAAATGGGAAATCCCCCACAAAGCTTATAGCGCTTCCAGTTCCGCCTATGAAATCAACATCGGCTTGGTATGAGTTACTGTATGAGCTAGGAGTTTGAATTCCAGATGATAAAGGCCTAGTTGAAAAGTTTCTAAGATCCTCAAGAAAACCAAAATCAGGATTCGGAAAAAAGTCGAAATAGAAACCAGAATTGACGTCTATTCTTTCCATCACATCGGTCCATGACTTAGTGTTATAGATCATGAAATAAACACCCTCTCCGGTTATGTCTATAATTCTGGCGTTCAGAGGTAGATAGTCTCTCTTAAGTCTCTCCTTTAAAGCAAATATCTTTATCAGAACCTCCTCCTGTGTGAATTTAAATGCGTCATTTACTACAGGGTAACCAAAAGCATCCGTATTATCAGTAACTTTGTTTAGATCGTAATAAAGACCAAACAGTGCTGTTTTTTTATACGTTCTGCTAGGTATTAATGAGTCTTCCGAAGTGACATTTAAAACATATTTTCCAGTCGAATCCGGACCGTATGTTTGGGTTAATTTATATTTTCCTGAATTCTCGTTATCTAGAACATCACCAACTTGGTAGCTTTGTGAATATCCTTTTGATTGCTGGGTTTTAATAGCATTCAGAAAAGATTGATTCTGTTGGACTGGAGATTCTAATTTTAGATTTTTATAATTTAGATTTAACCAATATTCCTTTATTCTCAAATCCTGATAACCGAAGAATTTTAGTGCATTAATTAACCCCTTATAACTTCCGATGTACGGGAATATCTCCTCCCCGGCAACGAGTAGCTCCTTCCTTTTCTCATTAATCTCTAAGAAATTCGGGCTTGGCTCATCCGGGTCATGATCCCTTAGTATAACGGAATCACTTCTATAGAAAGCTCGACCTAGGTTCTCCAAAAGAACTTTAAATCTCTCATCCTCCCCTACGATCTGCCCATAAAAATCAATCTCGAGTATTTTTTCAGGAGTCCCTGTGGTGATGTCTTCAACTATAAGTTTTCTCTCGTAGATGCCCTCAGCCTCTTCCGATGCATTTAATGCAACATTTATCGACAATGCCTCTGATGTGACATTCTCTGTATGGACGTAACCAAGGGTATAGTAATCGTTAGGATCTACATCAACAGGCATAACCATGTTTGGATAGTTTACAATCAGCGGTTCGCCGTCTCCACCTTCAAGCTGATCCTCAATAGCATACGTGAATATAATATCGGTTACGTCAGTTTCACCATAATTATCATTATACCATCGGGTTCTCCATTTAGGGGAACCAGTAGCTCCGGTAGCTCCGGTAGCTCCGGTGTGTGGTAGACCATACTCCTTAACATTAGTGGATGGATTTTCAAATTCCTGTACAATAAAAACCTGCTCATTTTCATATAGTCCAGATGAAACGGGCTCAAAATAGATGTTGCCCTTAAAATATCCACCTGGTCTATTCTCATACGTTGTGGTGAAATAGATCTGGTTGTTTGCACTTATTATGCTCTGCCCCTTATAGTCATCAGTTAATCCGCTAATTATAAGATTACCGGATGAAACCTGAACTATGTTTTGAATTTTACAACTAAAACTTTGCTGTCCCGCAACTTCACCATTCAAATAAACATCAGCTCCCCGGCTAATGAAATAATCAATCTCGTTATGCCAAGCAGTAAGGTCTAAATTATTAAGATCAGTCTTGTAGAGTTGCCAGGTAAAGTTGGATGAACCAAAGTTAAGAAGGGCGTCACCATTGCTAGTAAGACCTGAATTGGATGTGATGTAGGTAAATTTAGAATCCGCTGGGGTTGGTCCGGTAGGTCCAATATAATTGAAATTTAGCGGATTACCGTCTTTACCAAAAAAATTAAGTCTTATGTCTGCCATTTTAAATTAGAAAACTCTCTTATTATTTTTCTTAACTGTGTAGTTAAAGAAGTTCTTTATTTGTTTAGTTGTTTCAATCAATCCATAAACAACCCTCTGGAAGTAATGAAGTATACCCTCCTTTACTGGATCCCGATAGATAACATTGGATAACGATCTTTTTAGGATTTGATCTTGGTAATCAAATCCATTATATAGATTATCATTTATACTATCCCTGATGTCATAAATATTTTGGGTTGGATCAAAATCATAATATCTTCTTTCAACCGTGACCTTTCCCATTTCTTTCATTATTGTCTTATATTCGGCAATCGATGTGCAAGGAGCAAATTTATAGGAACCCGTAGCATTAGCAATCACCGCTCTATATCCACTACACCCTATATTATAGGCTCGGTCTAGTGCTAAATTTGATGTTGCATACAAATCTTTACTGTCATAAAAAGTTGTATTAGTCGTTCTTGGTTTTATTCCATTAACGGTGTAGCTTTTACTTTCATTTTCTCCAGGAAAGAATGGTGAATAACTCTGCATTATCGTTTATTTATTTTATGAGCCTTGAGCTATTATTTGTGACTTTAGACTAGCATTTAATTCACTTCTAAAATTTCTAGGAACAATGGATGCAACGGTTATATTAAGAGGCCCTGGTTTTCCATCAACAACGGATTCAGTATAGAATGTTCCGTTTCTGTCTGTCCACCCACCTCTCAATAGTACAAGTTCATTTCTTCCTATAATAATATCACCAAACTGGTCCATCCCTATAGTCTCGTCCAATTGTGCTTGGGAAACATTAGTCAAGTTTTTAATTGCTATCTGATTCTCCTCATTTTTTTGGCCGACGAAGAAGAAAGATACTGTGTCTACTCCAGGTACGCTTTCTATTATTGCTATGAAATCAGATTTTGGTATTTTATCCCTTCTTTTCAAGGATAACATATATTCAGAAATTCTTTTTCTTATGGACTGTTTAATTGTCTCAGGGTCAGATCCTTCGAAAATACCAAGAACGACATTAGTAACATATCTGGTTATAACGGGCTGAACTATTTTTATCACCGTGGTTGCGATCATAGATCCTGATTGTTCGATCAGATTTACAACTCTGGCCTTTTGTGGAGCAGTTAAAAGAAAGTCTGAAACCGGAACACTAAAATAATCTTCGTTACTCGATAGATTCAAAGTGATGTCAGGAACCAGATATATGTAAACAACGTTATCATCATCTAAGTAATCATCGTCGAAAGTTGAGAAAGCTTGTATCTGAGAAAATATTCCCAATTTATTCAGGAACACCTCGTAGTTATCAGCATTAGCAAAAACGAAAGATCTACTAGTCTTAGGAGCAACCAATCTAATTAGGTTGGTGGTCTCTGGGTTTGTACCAAATGATGGATCTATTTGATTCTTAATATCAAGATAAAGGTTAACATCAACCTCCGATCCAAATAGATCTGTTCCGTTACTGGAAAATTTATAAGTAAGTGGGTTTTCTTTAGTTGAGTTTGTATTTCCGCCAGTGCCGGATGTCTGTAAATATTCTATTCTTATTCTTGATCCTCTCTGAGGAACCATACCAAAATTGGAGTTACCGAAATAAACATCCAGTCCCTCTTGTATTCCTGTTCTAACCAAGTATCCCTTACCGTTTAATGGTATATCATAGAGCGAATCATATCTTCTCCATTTTTCCTCATTAACATACACATCAACATAAAATTGATCCAATAGAATACCTGAGCTGGAAGGAAGATTAAAACTTTGAAGTGCCAGACCATTACCGGTGACTATCGCGCTTTCAAAAGTTCCCTGAGCAACTTTTACTCTCAATGAATTCCCTCTAACTAAGGGGATAGTTACTTCTGGACTTCCAAATATCAGAGAGTATAATTTACCATTTTGCTGGCATCTGATCTGGGAGTAATTTTTGAGTATAACCGATCCACCACCAACATCACCCTCTCTGGTGTTCCATGATATAGAAACCTCACCTTGAGCTGCGCTAGCACGTCCAGGATCATAACCAGCAATTCTAGCTAAACTTCTAACAGAATAGTCTCTGGTTGCTTCCTGCATATTTAACTCGGTGATCGAATCCTCAATGAAATATAATATAAGCTGGGAAAGATTTTGTAGAACAAATAAGATTTGTCCCCAAGCGGAGGCAACAGTAAAAACATTCGATGTTTGATTATAGGTTGCCTGCAAAAAATTAAACGTGTCTCCTAGAAGACCGTTAATAAGAATGTTATTTTTCTTAAATATATTCATTTCCTTTTTTTATGTTAGTCTTAGCGATACCAGTGGGCTAAGTTTTCCGTCCTCTGGTATTTTAAAATCCAAAGTAGCGATATCCCTTAAAGTCCCCACGTAAAATTGAAGTTCATAAGTTCCACCAAGCAAAGAAAACAGCGGAACATACACATTAAGTGCAAGATCCAGTTCTTTCCTTATGCTTGTTTCTGAGAGCTCGAGATTAAATACAAGATCCTCTATATTTAAACCAAATTTGGGATCGCCTAAAACCTCGCCCTTATTAGTAAGTAGCAGCATTTTAAGTTGACCGACGCAGATCTCAGTAGGATCTGTGGTCTCTAATTGATAAGGATTGTAATCCGGATCTAATGGGTCTCTATTGTAAATCTCTCTCATGGAAAAATTAATTTCCCATTATATATCGAGATTAATTCCATTGAAGGAAATAAGATGGGGTATTCTCGCCATTGATCATATCCATCACTTCCTGTAGCTCTGTGGCTCCCTGAGTTCCTATTTCGCTGGCGTTTATTTGAACCCCACCAGGAAGGTTGTATGTGAAGACGCTTAACATCTGTGAAAGCGCTATTTTACATTTTGCTATACAATATCTAACAAAAAGTTCATCGTCATATAAGTATTCGTCGAGTATTGCCACGTGGCATCTTACAGAAACATCAACACCACCACCATTAAATCCCTGTGCTAATTGACCTTTACCTGATCGGTTAGGATCTCTACCAAGAATGGTTAAGAATTTCGTGTTTTTATTGTATTTAAAAGCATATGTGTTGAGTAGATAAGCTTTGGCCAAATCGAAATATGAATACATCACTGTTCTATAAACTAAGTTATCCCCTACGAATGGCGATAGAAGTAGTTCAGATCCAAGGAGCTTTGAGTCACCAAAATCCCTATCAGGATTACCAGAGAGTCCATATCCACCAAGTTCTCTAACTTCATATACTCCTATGATAGATTCAGGAAGTCTGATCTGTCTAGTTCTTTTAAATTCTTGGTGCTGGAAAAGATTGTTTGCTAAAACGAACACTCTTTCCTCTACAGCATACTGATAGTTATCATAAAACCAAGCTTTAGCTCTTTTGATAATTCTCTCAGTTTCTGTTGCATTTAAGTTGTAAGGTAATGCACAGCTAAAAGAAAGGGCATCTTGTATTTCCTGTATTAACTCATCTTGTGTCATGCTTCTTGGTTTTTTTAATAATTCATATTACCGAATCTCTGATTATTGTATCTATCATTAAGATCCTTTAATCTCTTGTCAGTAACGAATCTAACCATCCTCTGGTCTTCTAAGTTTTTAACTTTCATTGTTTCCTTGCTAATCTCTGCATTTTCACCAATGTTACCAGCTCTTAATACCCCACCTTCGATTTTGCAATTAATATTCTTGCCCTGGCAGTCGATAAAGCAATCTTTAAGTTCGTTTGAGAAATCCACTATGGTTGACTTAATTTTTGATGAAGTCACCTTGGTACCTGCGAAAATATAAGAATCTTCTATCGATGATTTTTTTATGTCAGAATTGTAGATGTTGCAATTTCTAATAATAGCATTTTTAATATCACAAAGGATTAAATCCATCCCGTCAATTTCGAAAGCATTTCTGCATCTGGCTTCCTTTACCTGGTATCTACCAGTTGCAGTATCGTAGTTGAAATAACATGATGTGATATTTCCCTCTATAATCAGGTCAAATACCTTATCCCTAATGATGGGAAAATATGTTTTTATGTTTTCGTCCCATCCCTTAAGATCAACGAAGATGTGGAAATCTGGGTAATTTCTAAAGAAGAAATCAGGATTAGTGAAACATCTTACTACCTTTGCATATTTGTCCATCATTTTCTGAAGTACCGCTAGGTCGTCTTTTGTATACCCCTTTATTCTGTGGCTTAATATATCATAGAGGTATAAGATAATGTAATCTATTACCTCTCTGATTTCTTTGGTTTTCTTCTGATAATCTCTGTTTCCTAGATATCTGAATTCGATATACCCCTTTGGTGTTTTTGTGAAGTTCACACCATAGTACTTATCTTCAGGTACACGATACATTTTCGGATCTATCGATTGGATATTCTCCAATATCGAGTATCTGTTCCTAGGCACAACTTTTTTGATGGATTTGGCATATACATTCTTTTCTCTGCTACCAAATCTTGAGTAGATAAATCCCTCGTCAAGTCCCAAGACAAACTTAAGCTTATCCAGGTTTTCTATTTTGTCCTTTACGTCTCTTCTGGACTTATCAAAACTTACTGAAAATTGGAATGCGCATCTATCACTAGTCCACCCATTCTCATCAATCCAATTTAGAATTTTGATAAGAATCGGCATAGCCTCGCTGTATGCAAGAGGTCCGGTAATAAGCTCCATCATTTTGCTACCACCTGAGTAATCTGGTTCTAGCTTAAAATTGTTGGCGTCTACCGGTATTTTTGAATGGTATTTTTCGGAAACTATAACTTTCTTTTTGATAAGCTTACCCAATGACTCGGCAGCTTGACCCTTTAACAGGTTAGTGTAAAACTCAAATTCAAATCCTATTACTGATGAGTCAAGAGCATTAATCTTATCAAAATGTGTTCTATTATCCGACATTTACAAGTTCAACATATATTTTTCCAGAGGTAACATCAACCTCATAAGGAACGATTGTCACATCGTCTCCTGTTTTGATGTTGCTCCCCTTCTTCCCAAGTCTATCCTGAGGTATTAAGGCCATAAGACCATATTGTGGAATTTCAACTAAAGCGCCATTCTTTCTTCTATGTTTAACCTTAGCTGGTAATGGTTCACAAGTTCCTTCTTTCACTTGGTTCTCTATTTCCTGTATAATAACATTTCTTTCCAATGGCTTATCCAATGTAAGGGTTAATCTGTTATTATCCTTGATCTCCTTCACATAGAATTCAATTTCTGATCCAGGAGAAATCATGGTTAGCGTATTATCATCAGGGAATTCTGTTTTGTGAATAAGACCAGTGTAAACACTGTCCCATTCTACAAACACACCGAAGTCGCTTGTCCCTGTAACATACCCTTTGTATTTTTTGGTAAGATCAAGTTCTTGGATTTTAGAATCCATGATCTTATTAAGGTATTTCTTATAGGAAACGATGAATATGTCTTTCGATTCAACATAACCCTCGATCATAACGTGCATTTCTTTTCCGATGTATGATTCAAAATCGGTGATTTTATTAGCTGCTGCTAGTGATCCAGGAAGGAAACATTTGATACCCGATAATTCGGCAATGTATCCACCTTTATTCACGCTAACTATTTTTATTCTATATGCGCTGCTTTCTTTTTTGATTTGTTCAAAAAGTTCAACTCTCAGGCTGTGGATGTAATATTCAATAACAGATCCTGTATAGTTACCGTTATTTTTTCTTACTCTAGCGTTAACTTCTTCGCCTGGGTTAAATGTTAGGTTGATTAAGTTTAATTTTTCAGCATCTCTTCTCTCTTTTTTAAGATCGATGTAGATGGTTTGACCAGAATTGGTTTGAGCTAATGCTTCGTCTTCCTTCAAATGAACTATTTTGCAAAGATATACTGAACCATCAACTAAGTCCTTAGACCCAATTTCTAAATTTGCATAGGATTTAAAATAGAGATCTGCTAACTCCTGAGCATATGGCTCGTGGCAATAAACCTTGTGTCCCTCAGAACCTTTGATTTTCTTGTTGATTGTTAGTCCATTAGGAAGATCCCAGTTAAAATCGTCGAAAGAATTGGAATTCATATTTTTTTTAGTTTAAAGGTGATTAAAAGTATCGTTATTATACTATATATCCCATCTTAAGTTCCTTTGCAATGAACTTTTTTTGTTAATAAACTAGAGGGATAAAACCTATCATAGGTATTGGGCCATTAGCCCCAGGTATACCACCACGATAGATAAATTTAAGTTCTAATAAATGCATACCAAAAGAATATGCTAGGGCAGATGCAACTAGCTTTGCTGCAATCTGTTTTTCTGGTGCCCGACTGAATCTTTTTCCCGTATTGAAAGCTCTTTTTATATTATTACCGAGCATTGTTTGACTACCATAATAAATCGGAGCGTAAAGTCCACCCTGAGGAGGTGCAAATAAGCAAGGCGGGGCACCTGGCTCATTTGTAAGGGGTTGTTGAGCACATGATTTCCAATAATCAAGAACGCCCTTGGCCATAACATTGTAGGGATCCTCCGGTTTATCAGGATCTGAGTTTTTTCTAGCGGCATCAGCCAACTCATTTATCCATCTAATCTTGAGTTCTCTAAATCTATTTTCTTCGGTATCATACTCGACAGACTTATTAAAATCAAGTCTCTGCTTAATAATTGATAATTGAAATCCAGAGTTGGTATTAAAAATATTAGCATTTTTCCGGAAAAATGAAGTGTTCTTGAATCCGTCTCTAGAAAAGATATTTACTATATCATCAGCATAACTGTAAGAATCGTCAAAGCTTTTACTTATATTATCAATAACGCTATCCGACCAACTTCCATAATATTTTAACCATTGCTTAAGATATCCAGCATCGTATCTTTTAGAATATGTGAAATGTCTTATAAAACTTGAGGTTAGATAATCAGGGATCTTATTAGGATTACTTAAGTGTTGATCCTGAAAAAGCTCCCTCGTTATATTTATAGCAGGCAATTTCCCGGTTATATCCGAGATATTAAGTTTTCTTGATACTGTGCTAGGAATCAGTTCCTTTACAAAGTACTTCTTTACATTCTTGTTATAAAAGGATACCTTTATACTACTATTCCCCTTTACAGAAGATACCGAAACAACCTTACCCTCAATCAATTCGGAATCGTTCCGATTTCCTGAGTTAAGCGAAGAAATGTTATCTATATTAGTGTCACCTTTCAAATAATTGAAAACGTCGTTTCCGTATCGGTATTCTGTATTCCAGATCCCGTTATAAGGACTACCAAGAGGAACCACTGTATAATCTTTATCGCTCCTACTGGTTTTAGTCACAGCGATAGTATCAATATTTTTATATTTAGCAAATCCTCTAACAAGATCTCCTGGTTGAAATTCTCTCTTAGCCTCAATATTTATCAGCTTAATAACTTCATCCATTATTAGGTTTCCCCAGTCGCTATATGGACCGGTTCTTAATGAATACATCCATTGGAGATATGATCCGGTTCCGTCAAACTGATGCAATATCTTTCTGGCAATCTCGAGTGCTGCTTGCTTTCTATCCTTAGGAAATCCTGGGTATTGGGAAAAGAATTGTGAATATACAAAATCTGGTATTGTTGCTTTGTTCTCCTCAGCCCAATCTCTAAAATCTAATTCAACTTGATCAGCAGCTCCTGATATATCCACCGTGGGCGGTTCAACCTCAAGATCAGCGTATGCTGGATTTGTTTTCTTCTCCTCGAATGTTAGATCACCGCCTTCGTAGAGCATTTTAAATCCTTTCTTAAATCCCTCGTACATAATGGCATCCTGTCCCTTTACGTGGGTTTGACCATATGGAGATGCAGCTTTACCAACAGTCGCAGAAATATATTCGTTTCTAAGAAAGTCTGCCATCTCATCGTATGATCCAATAGACTGAGACGTTAATTTGCTACTAACATTAGTTATGAATGTTCCCCAATTTGCTGGCATCGTTATTTAGTTTTAGATACTTGACTTAAGTGCTGAGGATCCACCATCGGAACTATCGGAACACCCGATGGTCCAACACCGGTTGGGTGCGTGTGCTGATTATATAATTGTAGAAACTTGTTACCGAGGATAACCTTCTCAACCGCTCCCTCGCCGAGTTCTATATTTTCGGATTTTACAATGACCTTCTGCTTACCACCGCTTTTTTCCATTCGGATCTCATCATCATTCATTTTTATCTTGATTCTGAGCTTCTCCTTATCGGTTCCAGCGTTCTGGGTATCAAGTTGTATCGTAGCATCCCCCAGCTGAAAAACTAAACCATTGCTTCTGGTGTATATCATCTTAAGAAGCCCTGGTTGGGCCTCGCCATCATAAATTAAAGCATGAGTACCTTCATAAGAGTTTTCTTTTTTCAGCTCCTCCTGGAGGTCCTGTGAAAACTCCTTGATGTAATGATAATTAATCTTATAATAGTTATTTTCCTCAAAATGAACAGCAACTATGGAACCAACTCTGGGAATGGTGATGTTTCCACCACCAAAGCCTGCTCCAAAGGACATACCAGCAATCTGCTCGGCCCAGGGAAGATCCTCGACAGGAATCTCATCAAAGAAACCAAAAACATCAATTTTAGCTCTTCCTTGATAAAGTGGATCTTTAATATCAACCACTCTACCAAGGTAGGTTTTTTCACTTGGCATAATTATTCAAATTCAGTTTTGGGTGTGTTAAACCCACCCTTACTTATGTTATATTTTGTCGGTGGTTTTAGGTTTCCTAAATCCAAAGGTTTTTCGACGACAAAGTCCCCGCTGGTTGGCGGATACACCTTACCTATATCACCTCTACTAGCAGTCTCTTTAGGTGATGCATAAACTTTAGCTGGCTGTTGTTCGAATGAATTTGATGCCTCTCTAAGTTCACCTCTAGTATTAACTAATTTCTTCTCTGGATAAACTTGGTCACCCAAATTATCGACATCATTACGAGCTGGTTCATCTGGATACACCTGTGACTCCTCTAATGTACCTGTGACAGGGGGATTTGTATAAACGTCCAGATTGTTTGATAGCTGACCCGGTGTTGGCGGTGTTCCATAAACCTGCTCATTGAAAACAGGATATGCCCTGTCAGGAGCACCAAGATCCGATCCTGGTACATTTGCATAAACGTCTCCTCCGGGAGCTGGATATGTTCTATCAGGAACTCCTAGATCTTGTCCAGGAACTCCTGTGTATTCATCTCCAGTTGGAGCTGGATAAACTCTGTCAGGTACGCCTAGATCCTGTCCAGGTACATCTACATAAACGTCGCCATTCGGCTGTGGATAAACCCTATCAGGAACTCCTAAATCGGGTCCTGGTACTTGGTCATAAGCATCTCCACTCGGCTGTGCATAAACTCTATCAGGGACACCGAGATCCGATCCCGGTACATTTGAATAAGCGTCTCCACCCGGAGCTGGATATACTCTGTCAGGGACACCTAGATCACTTCCAGGAACTTTCGAATAAGCATCAGGGCTTCCTGGAGGAGGATAAACTCTTTGTGGTGGACCACCTAATCCAGTTGTTTGTGGATTTGGCAAAGTTGTTTCTCTAAATCCTGCGTTTACACCATCCAAGCTATTTAAAAAATTCTGAGCATTATTGAAAGAAAGTCCAGCACTTAACTGAGCAGGATTAAAGCTATATGTGTTACCTAAAGCCAACTTATCTAGTCCAGCCAGGTTTGGCTGAATAAAATTAGCAACACCTTCATTTATTAGGTCATTCAGTGAATTACTTACGAAGTTTGTTAATAGCTCACCACCCAAAGAAAGAATATCTTGCGTGTCTCTTGGGGATTTTTGTACAGAAGATCTAGCAGAGTCCCAGCTGTCTCCGAGTATTAAAGGTTTTCCGTCCTGTCTGATGTTAGGGTATTGGTTTCTAATCCTAACTTTACCCACATGGATTTTAAATTTCTGAGTGGCCTGTTCAGCAGTGGTACCGATGTTTATGCTAGTTCCTATTGGAGTACTTTCAGTGAAATCAAATTCGCAATTTCTACACTCAAAAACAAGCATTGGTTTTATACCCGACTGATCCTGTTGATTTTTAAAAAGCGATAGATCATTGTCCAATCCAGATTGATTCAAAATATTACCCACAAAGGAATTAAATCCACTTGCTGGATTTATATTTGAGCTCCCCGAGTTGAAATTCTGATTTTGTCCACCTGATATGGTATCAACAACTCCAAGATTACTTCCTGGATTATTTCCAGATCCAAGCAATGTTGAAAGATTATCTATAGCAGTAAGAGCAGCTGAAGCACCTACGAGTCTAGATGTCTTAAAGAAATTTCTAACCTCCGAAACGAAAATGTACATCGTGAACTTTCTAAGATTTCTTGGAAGAAGTTCTCGCATATTATCATAATCAAAAGTTGCCTGATTATAAAGATCCGCTAACGTGGTCATTCTCATATTCAAAGATTCCAGAGTTGTGAATTCTAGAGACTTGTTTGCTGTTCTTTGTGAGCTAAAAGAGGCGTCGCTGGCCGATGGCTGATATCCAGGTCTAGCAACCTTTGCTAGTGTATCAAGACCACTAATGGATTGTATAAACCAAGGAGAATTTGAGAGAAGATCGCTCAATATTATTTTAAACTGTCTTAGCATATCCGCTCTTTTCCCACCATACGGAAATGCTGATTCTCTTTGCTCAAGGTAACTAGCAGCTGAATAATAAGCAACTTTACCATTTGCGGAGGGAGTCACGTAATCATACTGAGCTTGTCCAAATGGATTTTCTCCGAAGAAACTATTATTAGCACCGTAATAATAACTATCATCCTTAAAAAGAGGGCTTGGTGGTAAACCATCTTCTGCACTAATCGGGAGTGTACCGAAATCAAAAACAAGCTTAAACCCAAGGTAAGTTGGATCCTCGTAATTACCCTGCTTTGATAGTTTAAATCCTTTCAGGAATAAACTCCTCTGTTTATCTGTTGCTCCTAATGACATCTAAAGTTTTATTATTTCTTATATTTATCCGACATTTAAAATTGTCTAGTTTGTACCGATATAGGGAAAGCTTTTGGTATAGCACCAGATGCGTTAGCCACCCAAGTTCTTTTGGATAATATGAGCTTTTGTCTCATACCTCCTGATGTTTCCGTCCAGGAAACTTCCATACCCATGACAACATATAGACCCGATAATAACTCGTCTTTAGTTGGTACTTGGTCTGTATTTTGTGCTTTATTGGCTTCTTGTCCAACGTTTTGCTGTCTGGTACCAGCATCAAAAACATAGATAACAACCGGTATCACCTGGCCTCTGTATATGCCTGGAAAATATCCCATAAGCTCAACCTCCAGGGTCATCTTGGTAACATCGTTTATGTTGATCAGATTCTGATATCTAGCATGGTAAAAGTTTTTATGAACCCCCTCACCTGTATTAGGATCGGTATTTAATACGCCCAGCCATTCTCTTCTCGTTTCTTCCTTGTATTCATTTCCTCTGGCTCTACCCTTCTGTAATATACCACCAACAGGGACATGTTCTGATGTTAATGACTCAATCTCGTATTTAATGTACTTCTTAGTTGGTTCTTCCTTAGCTTCAAGTGCTTCATCGTAAAACCCGATGGTTGTAATGTAGCCCATGTTATTAGTGTTATTACCAGCTCTAGAAGTTAATGTGTAACCATTTATCATAAATGGATTTATTCCCGCACCAACTGCATTCGTTAAAACAAGGGGTAAGCTAATTGGATCAGCAGTAGGTGTACCTGGTATAGCGGTATCCATTTTTAATCCCAGATTGGTATATCCGGGTATGATAGTTATTTCTTGCTTGGGATCACTATCGAAGGAGAATTGGTTTCCTAGATTAACAAAATTCAGATTATAATAGCCATCAACCCAACAATCATAAAAGCTAGATTCGTCATCTTTATAAGATCTTGACGTCACCTCCTGGATAAAATCATAATACGAATAGTTAGGACAAATCCATGTCATGGCATCCTCGGTTGCCTTTTCATTCGTCGAAAATCCCAGATTTATATCTTGCGAAACTTCAAGTAACACATCACTGGAAGGCATCGATTTAAAAGACTTTATTCTTTGTGTATATAATCCGGGTACATTGCACTCAGCAATTATCATGAATTTAAAAAATGACCCGTTTGGATCGGATCCACTATCAGAATATCTGCTAGATAAGCCTCCATCAACGGAAAGAATTCGGAAATCCATTCGGAATGGCTTATAAAAATCACCAGGAGCTCTCATGTATATAGAAACTATATCTCCATCTTTTGGATAATTAACCGAAATAAAAACAGTTTCGGCAGCACTAAATGAAAATGTAACGGCTGGTAAAAATCCGCTTAGGTCCAAATGGAAGTTGATCAGAAAATTAGTGATGTTATATCCGTTGATAGAAATATAAGGGGAAACTACTCCAGTTGCAGCTTCAGAGTTAGCCCCCATCCTTCTTTTGGTCTGAATATCATCCGACCCGTTAGATGAATCTATTTTAAGAAGCTCGTCGAGCTTCATATTATTTAAGGCGAGAGCACCTAATTTTATATCATCCGAAGTCATCTTAGTTTACCGGTTTATTAAATCCACCACCACCAGCACTAGGTGCAAATATAAGGAAGCCATCTTTTTTAGCAATAGATTTATCATTTGGTTGTGCAACGTTAGGTGGTAGCACCATAGCCGGTTGATTTTTAATTTTAGATTCTAGAAATTTCTTTCTCCCTTCACTAACTTTAAATTTCTTTTGCTCTTGATTTTTTCTAAACACCTGATTTGGATTCGTATTGGTATTGGATGAAGCCTGTGCTTGATTCAGTGATTTCTTATTGTTAAAAGTTTTTTCTATCGTGGTTGGAGTTGGGATAGCTAAGACGTTTCCCTCCTTGAGGGCGAACGGATTACTGATGTTATTTATTTTCAAAAGAGATCCTACACTAGCGTGGTCACCCAATTTTATTGCAGCAATCAAGTCAGGTCTCATCTGGTAAAATTCAGTCACTATAAACATACTACCGACCTCGACATTCGTGTTATTGTAGGAAACCGATGCTTTTGTCAAATCCCATATACCATAGCTACTAGTATTTTCTAGTGATGTTGACGGATTAAATACCGATTTATTTTTGACTAATGTGTCTATTTTAAAATAACCCATGATAATATATTATTATTGACCAGGCGCCTTCGAATCATCGAGACCGCTGGTTTGACTCATATTTAATTCTTTCTTCTTAAACTGCTCACTTAATAACTCACCGTTGGTGTTTGTAAATGCGTTCCATGATTGCTCGCTAGCAGATGTGCTTAGAGTTGACATGTAAAGTCTACCGTCTCCGCGGTTAAATATGCTTTCGATTTCTCCCCTTTCTCTTCCTCTAGCGTGTTCCAAATCAAATGTAGCTTTTAGAGTTGTTGGAAAATCATCAGGCCCTAAAACATCACCAAAGGCTATTTTTACATTCTTGCAGATCAAATTACCTATCATTGCAATTGGATTGCAGGGGTTACCTATGGTCAAATGCCATTCTCCGATCGGTGCTCCTGTTAATAAACTTGCTGATGCTTGGTATTTTTCCATAAATCCTGGGGTAACTGTGGCTTGAAGTATTCTACCAAAAGCTGCTGGAAATTTTTTAGCAAGCTCCTTAATTTTATCCATACTTATACCATCCTCAGTGATTTTGGATAGTTGTGCCTTTAGGTCTGCCATCTCTGAGTCATTTCCGCCTGTAGCATCAGCTGGATTTATTTGACCTGAAATTTGAGCATCCTCCGCTGATTTGACAGCCTCTCCCTTTGGATTAACTATTTTATCCCCGTAAGAAAGAAGAAATGAAAGAGGATCCTTATAAAAAAGCTTAAGTCCTTCATCGCCTCCAGGAAATCCGATACCAGCGAAGTTTGATTGGTATCTAACATCAGGGGTTAAAAAATTACCATAATTGGTACCTATGGAGAGAAGATTTCCCATCAAATCCAGCATAGCTGCCTTTGTATTAATCTCACCAACAGAGGTCAGATCATATTCAAAAACAACATTTAGAGTACCCCATGTAAAATTAAGACCCGATGTTCTCACCTGTGTATCCTTAACAACATCCATCGGAACCCATTGATACTCGCTCAATAACCCCATCGTTCCATCTTTAGCTCTATCCCTTAATCCTCTAAATCTCGCGTTCTCCACAGATGTATTATTTGGATCGAATCCGATGGTGGTGGCTTCCCCAACGGAAGCTATACCATTTCCTATAGCATCAGTACCACTAGCTGCTCTAGCAGCTTGGGAAAACCACTGGTAGGGCAAATCATTGAAGAATCCCTTGGAGAATGCCTCTTGCTCTATTACATCACTTTGAGAGCGGTTGGTCCATTCTAACCCGGTAGTAAATTCAATCAGTGAGCTAAGTGTGTTATTAGTATTTCCACCAAACCAAGTTACAGCCTGTGCAACGGGTCTACCCACACCTTCTGTTCTATATGCTTCTGTGCTTTTAATGGAATCGGGTACGCTAAGATTGTCGAGTACGGGTGTAGGAAATCTCCTAAGGGTGATCATGTAATTATTTGGTATAGCACCGTAATATTTACAATATAGAAAATCTTTCCAGTAATAAGGTGCTGCTATTCCCCCTATTATATTTTTTTCAAAGCTAGAAACTAATCCTCCTATTCTCTGTCCGGCTTCTGAGCTAACAGCCTCAAGATCGGCTGTTTCTCTCACCAGATATCCAGCGGAAGGATTTTTAGATTTTAGAGATGATACTTTTCTATTATTGTCAGCGTTTTCTGATTTATAATAAGAGTCAACGAAGTTGTTGTCGTTCTTACCCAGAGAATAGAACAGGTACTGTCCATATTTACTAGGATTTCTTTTAGCACCTTCATAGAAAAGGCTTCTCGCAGTGGGACCTTTAAAAGGATTATTAGATCCAAGGTTACTGTTACGATTTACAACATCGGATGTGTTCTGTTTTAAGAGAAGCTCTTGTTGACTAGGTCCGTTACTTGGCATTTACCATTCAATCTTTTTTTTAAAGACTGTGAATGGCATACTCAAATTCCTCCGAGTGTTCTTCCAAGAAATTTTCGAGATTTTCGAGAAAGTCCTGGGATAGACTCTTATAGCACACAAGTATACCGTCACACTTTGTACTATATATTCCTTGTAGGATTTTCTTGCGAATAGTGTAGTTTATTATAAATTCGGATTCATCTGAGAGGTTCTCCGTTTCATATCCCAATTCTCTTATAATTTTGGAGATGTCGACCACATAGAAGTCACACCCGTCAATTGCTCTTTTTTTGGCTTCTTTCGGAGAGTATCTCGATATGTGGAAGTTTATTTTAGTCTTACTCTGCATTGTCTTCGTTAGATTCGAAGTTTTTCCAATTTCTATTCAGCAGGAGAGATTGCAATGAAGAATACTCGTTTGACTGGTTTCTGTAGTAAAAAACTTCATTTGTATCTTGTTCCTGGCCTGATCTTTCCTTCTCCTGCTTAATTAGATCATTTTTTACTCTTTGTAGATGCTGACGATGCTTATTTCTTCCCATTTCGATGGAATCTCCTAATGAAGCCCCATTCATTTTGGTCTCGCTAAGCAACCCCATTTTTTTTAAAATCTGCCTTCTTTCTCTTCTGTTACTCATAAAATAAAAATATTAGATATCTGCTGTAAATCCTTTGGTTTTAGAGAAAACAGAATCGTCTCTGTTATAAAGATCCATACCAACAACAAACTTAAAAAGTTTAAGAAAAAGAGCAGGTATAAAAACATCCTTGGATTTAACAACGTCATTAGCGGGTATAAAATGAAAAGATGATAATGCCTCCTGTTCAGACCCGTCGGTTTCAGGTTCGCCCTTCTCGATACCGGTAACATCAATAGCAAAGCATGGATATTCTTTTTCAACAAACTTGGTAGCTGTAACTGTTCCTAAAAAATACCACTTAGTATTATCAGGAACGTCATACCCAGATTCCTCCTTCAGCTCCCTTTTTGCGGTTTGTAGATAATCTGGGTCTTCCTCCTCGCACGTTCCCGTGATTAGGCTTAGACAATATCCGCCTTCCCTGAAAAGATTTCTTTCTTTCAGAACTCCCAACATTAAAGGTAGTCCATTATCATCGGCTATGAAAGGGAGAAGCATAACGGTTTCAACACTTGAAACTATACCTGCCTTATTGCCTCTCTCGACCACATTAAATTTTGGGGTATTTAATAAAACTTTTTCCTTATTCTTCATGGCTACTTGTAGAATTTTTTCTGTTTGATTTAGTGCTTACAGTTTTTTCTAGTTCCTGTTTGCTACCGATTGAGTAGTATGATTTTTTAATGGACTCTGCCAGTGACGCTTTAATATCGTCAATGTCAACACCATCCAAAACAAAATTTATAATCTCATTATCGGCATCCTCGAAAGAAGTGGAAAGAACCCCATAAAGTTCCTTGGGAGGAAGATTAAGCTTCATCTTAATCGAAACTTCCACGATGTTCTTCTTTTGCTTTCTTAGTAGCTTATATATCGGTGAGTCAACATCAGCCATTCCCGATGAATGATCCTGATAAACAACTTCAGTAACTCTGGAAACTCTTGGCTCCTGATGGGTCACAGTTTCAATTGCTACCGGTGCGGGAGCTTTGGGTTGTGAGGGGAAATATGTCATGAACTCCTCCAAGAGATCAAGGTTGATTCTCTTCCCGCTAGTGAATTCTATAAAGGCAGTCTCACCATTTAAACTCATCGATTTAAAGGTCTCGATAGAAAGGGCATCGTCACCCTTAATCCATTGAAAGTCCATACCTGCATACATAGCTCTAGCTTCATCCAGATTCTTTTCTGTTATATCCATTTTTTTACTTTTTTTGTTTTTACCAAATAAAAGAGCAATCAGATCACGCATCTTTATATATTTTACATTTTTTAAAGTGGATTGTTTCTGGTTTTACTAAAAAACTTGACAGCACCCCACATTAAAAACCATCCTAAATTGTAGAATCTAGGATGGTCTTTGTTTCGTCGCGTATCGATTTAATTCTTATCTGGATATATCTCCCGTATTTTGCTCTCGGGAAGAAATGAGGATATCAATTTCTTAAGGTCCTTTATCCGCTTAGCAGATGCTCTTCCTCTTTCCTGCATTTCATCGCCGTCGTCATCGGAATATTCTCCATGATCCTCTATGGATTTAACAAAGTGATTGTATAATCTCTCCTCGTCAATGGTGCTATCTACACCTAGAGATTTTTTAAGAAGATAATTTAGGTAATCGTCCTTACCTATCTCCGTAATATTTGATTCTATTTCAACGGGATCCATTTCTTCAGGTTTAAAAGTAAACAGCATCTTTCCACTGTCGCTCTTTATAGAAACTGATGGGTATATGTCTGAATGCTTCTTGTAGATGTCAAAATTTCCAACCAGGTCATCCGATGTTCTTTTTTTAGCATCTATTACCATTCCATTATCCAATGTGACCTCGTATTTGTTATCGTCCTCTAGTTTTTGAAATTCAGTAACTTCACAAGGTATCCCCATGGCATCCATTATAAAATATACATCGTCTTTAATACCGTCCTTAAGTCTAGTACCATATGTTTCAGTGTCCATTTTACAATTAACAAATTCCTCGATAAAATCCTCCAGATTGTCACGGTTGTTTCCGGTGTTTAGCCATCTAAGATTCGGATCCACCTTTATGGTATATTCATCATCCGAATTTTTAGTGATCTTTACAGAATCCTTTGATATATTTAGCTGGTTATCCATCTTTCCGAATCTATCGCAAAATGATATAGTTATCGAGTTATCTCCATCCTTTGTCACTAATATTTTACCGGTGGGTGGTGTAGATTCAGTGTCTAAAAAAGATTCAGCTGATATCTCATATCCGTCATCCATGATGTTTTTCACATCGGGAACTTCATATGCAACTACTTCGCTTTCGCTTTCATTTATGTAAAATTCATTAAATTTTAAAATTCTCATAGTTATCTATATTTCACGTCGTTACCAAAATACACGGTAATATCGAAGTTTCTAGGGTCAGTTGATTTGTTCATATTGATCTCTAGTTTGTCCGGATATGTTGGAATAGCACTATCATGAACTTCCGTTTTTATCTGGTTGTAATCTACAGTCTTACCCGGGATCAGATCGATATCAAACTCCTTAGACCCGTTAGGATAATCATCAACAGAAAACTCAAATTCTATTGAATTAACATTGAATATTAGACTATCTATACCACCCCTTTTCACAATTAAATCAACGGAGTATTCTATAAAAGCCTTACAATCGGAAAGTTCCTCGTATTCCTCGGGTTTACCAAAAATATCAATATCAACATATTTCATATCAATACCGAATGAATAGTCGTTGGAATTACCTCCCTTTCTGGAGTTTCCTGAGAATGCAGTATAATCGTATATTCTTGACATTTATTTTTTTATTTATTCTATATATCCTTTTGTAACATTTTTATGTTTCAAATATATAATAGAAGCATGTTTTTTTAAAAAAGTCGGAATATGAAGAATATAAGCCCAATTTGGTTCATAAAAGATCCAATAGACCCGGAGCACAAAGAGTACGTTTTATTAGATTATCTAAAATCAATAAGCAAAGACCTGGATTCGGGGAATTGCTATTCCACATTAAGAGCCGTTTCACAGATTATAAAATCACTAAACGAATTTAAAGACACCAAGGTCATCAACCCATCCATCATAAGACAACTTAAGTCGGAAGAAAAGGAATATGTCAAAAAATTTAAATTTGAAGATCTTGAGGATGATGACAGATCAACATTAAATCATATAATAGAATCCTCACTGGAGACTCTGTATGGGTACTCTGAGGTTTGTCTGGAAATATTAAAGGAAGAGGAATCTAAAATCCGTATATTCAAGGTTAAATCAAAATTGAACGCAAGTTCAGAGGAGAGACTCAATTCAGGAATCCTAATAGTTAGAAATATGATCACGGATAAGATCATATCATATTATTGGCAAGGATCAGTCACACTCAAAACTTCGGAGGGAGATAAAGAAATTTGTGTACTCAAGAAGATCTATCTCAAGAATCAAACTTTCTCACTAAACTACGAATACATCTACCATGAGATATTGGATGAATTTTCAAAGGAGAAGAGGATATCTCCGGAGCTTCATGTTATAGAGATATACGAGAATTTCGACGAAAACTCAGAAATCTATAAACTGGCAAAAGAAAAATTTATAGAGACCATAACATAAAAAAAGAGAGCGGATGCTCTCTTTTTCTTTTTAATAATATATCAATTTAGAAATCGCTCAATTTCTTAATTTCGAATTCCTCCGATTCGTTAGCACTTCCTATATTAAAAATACCAGCAGCACCAGAGGCATCAACTGTTCCTGATTGATTACCTATGGATATTCTGTATCCAGGTACATCAACTTTAGATTGTTGGCCGAATACTGAATCTGCGTAACCAGCATAATCATATGCAGGCTCTCTTGTTATCTTAGAAAGACCAGTTTTCTCTGGCTGAGGGGTTTGATTCTCGGGAGAAAATGGTTTATAGGTATCGTCATGAACCTTACCTAAAAATTGTTTATAATCTAAGATTTCTCTTTTTGCTACGTTTTGTTGATTCATATTGAAAATTTTTTATTAAGATCCAGCTTTTACTTCTTTTGCTCCACCTGCAAATCCATCCCAGATTGCTCCGAGTGTATCCATAAATCCTCCTGATTGAGAAGATCCTGAACCTTCCTTGCCCTTAATTGGATATTCTTTAGCTAATTGCTGCGTTAGTGCGTCTTTGAATTGCTCTTTGCTTTTAGGATCCAGTTTATTTAAAACATCCTTTCCTACCGATTCACCTCCAAGTGCTCTTAGGAAGAAAGCAGTTAATCTCTCCTTACCAATCTCTTCTTGGAAGCTTTCTCTTATGGTTGAAGCTAACCATCCATTAGGATCTATACCAAACGGAACATATAGAGAATCGAAACCTTTTCTTTGAATATATTCCTGTACAGCCTGAGCTAATCTTGGTGCCAAAAATTCGGCATTTGCATTTTCTCCTGTCAATAGGCCTGGCATTTCTTTCAGTTCTATCGAGTCAACTAATTCCTGCACAATCACAGAAGCTGCTGAATTTTCAAGGATACCTAGTTTTTCAAGCAGGGTAGCTGCTAATTTCTGTTTAACAGTCTTAATGAACCCCGTGCCTAGGAATGGGATCATTTTTCCAATTACACCAGTGACATCATCCATGAAGCCCTCCTGGATAGGTTCAGGCTCATATGAAAAATCTTCGAATTTTTTTATTTTTGACATTCCTATGAAATTATTTAAACTATATATCCAAGGAAGATCTTAATATTCTAATATCAAGCAATAGATAAGAAAAGGTCCACCGCTTTCTGACGATATGCCAGTTTATCCTCTTTAATTTCAGGATTCTTAAGAGCCTCTTTTTTTCGATTAACTATGGACTCAGGAAGCATTGGACCAAATGTGTCTTTTAGTATTTTCTTATCTTTTCTCCATTCAAGAGGCAGGTGCATAGCAAATCTAACGATATCTAGATTTAGGAAAGGACTCCTTAGCTCCAAAGTGTGTGCCATTGACATCTTGTCCAATCTAGGTAAATGATAGAATGGAAGCTCCTCAAATGTATCAGATTTTTGTGAATCATATTCATGGATCCTTGAATATCCACCAAAAAGCTCATCCGATCCATCCCCACTTATAACTATCCTATAGTCAGTATTTTTGCGTATTGCTTCAAAAAGATGATACTGGGGTATAACAGAACCTAAATCTATCGGACTTTCGTTCCATAGAGCGTATATAAGACCGTTTTTCTCCGAATCCATATCATAGTCTAGGAAAGTCACAGGAGTGTCTAAATGAGCGCTTAAATCATTAATAAAGGGGGTTTCTCCATTCTCTATACTAAACCATTTTACTTTAGCTTCCATCTCTTTTAATACGGCAGCTATAATAGACGAATCAAGTCCGCCAGATACTAATATGGAGATGGGATAGTTTCTAGAAACCAATCTATTTCCAACACTCTCGAACATCTTATCCCAAAGCCAATTAATGTGTGCTTCATAATCAGCATCTTTCAATTCAGGGATTGGAAGATCCCATGCTCGGTAATACTCGGGATAAATGCTCTCGAACATCGGAGAATTTATATTATGAGAGTAGATGTTATTAGGTAGTAATCTTTTTATATTGGTGTAAGCTGTTCTGTTATCCTTGTTATATCCCCATTTCCGAACAGAGCTGATAAACTTTTGATCTATATCGGAGTGCTGAGTATAAAGACCCTTTATCTCAGAACAGATCTCACCAAGCTCATTTCGATAAAGGCATTTCTTTCCAAGTGGATCCGTGAAAGAGATAACATCACCAGTTTTTGAGTTATAGATTACAATCGCCCAAAATCCATCCCATTTTACAATATGGGGAACATACATTGCAGCAAAGAATTCTATATTTCCTCCCTGATATTTCGAAAATAAATTACAGAGATATTCGGTATCAGATTCAAATAGATTGGTGTCATAATTAAAGATCTCACCATTAAACATCAGATAAACCCCTTCGGATAGCTCGATCGGCTGATTCCAGTCATCACCATCGAGTGTCTGTATGGGTAGCCTGTGGTGGCACAATGTGACTTCGGTAGGTCCAGGAAATGTTTCCTTGGAGCTTTCTATTCCCCTATGCTTAATTGAATCTAATATTTCAGGCTTAGATTTACCTCTAGTTGTTAATAGTATTCCGCACATATTTAATCAAATAATATATTTTCAAACATTAATGTAATATCTGTAAGTGACTCGTCACCAAAGCGATTTGTGAATTTCCAGATTTTTGCTATACCATGCTCTTCGAATTTTGAAATAACCTTATTGTATGCTTCAAGTTCCCTGTTGTCACCATCTATGTGATCCCACTGATCCTTATTTCTCTCCATCTTATCTGGATTGTCACCCGTTACGAAAATAATGGAAATTTCGTCCATTAAACCCATCTGATTAATCATCTTGACTTGATCCTCCATTTCACTTTCAGTTATTCTACCTTCCATTATTCCCCATGCAAGAACAGTAAGAATCCCGCGATCGTGTACGAAAGAGAATGGATCTGTTAAATAATTGCAAGGATCGAGATCTTTAAAAAGTTGCATAAGCATAAGTTCCTTACCCATAGCAAAAGCATGGGCTTCCCTACTATTTCTACTTTCCAGATTAAGTTTAGAAAAATAATCCGCAAAGGCAAACTGATACCTTGGCATGTCAAATTTCTCAGCTATAAATTTAGAGAGGAATGTCTTACCCGAATTTCTGGGTCCTTCAAATACGTATACCATGTAGATTATATTGTCCTTTCGGATTTTGTTTTCATATCATGCAAAAGTAACACAAAATCCCGGACAATAAAAATAAAAAAGGAGGGATTTTTGGTCCCTCCTTAGTGTTATTAAAAAAATATGATATTAAGCTTTAAATTCTTGGCATTTAAATGGTGCAGACTGAGGAACCTGTTCAAAGTTCGTAGCATTCATTCTTTTCACATGTAGCTTAATGCTAGGATAAACATCCGCTCCTATGTAATAGCAATTTTTAGCTAGCACTTTTTGTATATCAGTACCCCCGCGATCATCTTCAGATAAAACCTTTATACCCGGTAAATCCTCACTAATCTCTCCTTTTTTATTTAATTTTTTATCTGCAAGTTTTTGAGATCCCGCTATTATGATCTGTGATCCCTGAAATCCTAGTAATTTACCCGAGTCATCATCATCAGCATTTCTAGAAAGTCCATATATGTTATCTCTCTTTACTCTTTTTGCAGTTGCTTCACCCAGTATATTATCATGTATCCATTTTAGACAGCTGATAAATTTGCTTCCATCAAAAGAAACTGCATTAGCGATCATAATTAGGAAATTGTTAATTGCAACAAATTCCTCTTTTCCTAGATCTGGACTTTTTTCTCCTCTTTGTAGTGCTAATCCAAATGCTTTAGCAATATCTCCCTTAAGATTATCATAATCAATAAAAGGTACACTCTTGTTTTTAACAGAAGTTTCCATCATCTCATAAGCTGTGCTTAGATCAAGATCGTCATTCTGAGCATTAGCCCTTAATAGTGACTTAATACCGTCATATCTATATCCTGGTCTAACCATACCGAATGTTGTCCAGCCTTTGATATAATTCTCAACAAAATCTGTTGCGTCATCGTTACCCAATGTTTTAATTCCTCTGGCATCCGCCCATTTATTCCAGTTACATGGGGTTTTTAATGAACTTGATGCTAAGTTTATATTATAAACTCCGCCGGAGAAAAAGAAGTATGAATACTCATCAGCTTTCTTACCAGTCATAACTTTTTCCAAACTAGTATTCCAAGCTTTGATAAACTGTGGACTGTAAGAAGATCTTAATGATCCATCTTGTTTAACGAAATCGTCATCCTCCACCTTTAAGTTATATGCTGATCTTAGATTTTTAGCCAGTGATTTAACACCGGATGATGAGCCACCTCTTCCTGGGGATTCGTGAGTCTCTCCCTTAGCCGAACGAGTCCCTACTGTTCCACCTATATTTTTATATTGTGTGGTTAGCTCTTTTTCGAAATCGGAGTTGTTAATAACAATCTTACCCTCATAAAGTTTTTTGAAATCTGACAAACTAATAATTGGACTTGAGCTCTCATTCATTTTGTTTCTAACGATTTCCAAAGATTTCTGTATTGCTTTTTTATCCTTTTCAGAAACCCAGTCAGATGCAACGATATCATCCAATAATGACTTATCAAGTTCACCGCTGGTATTTTTATTACCAACCATCTTCTGAAGGGTGGATACAACTGCGGTGGTAGCTGGTCCATATTTTCCGTTAGGTCCACCTTTTGATTTTATAAGCTTACTCGCGGCTGGAATGCCATTAACCAAAGCACTCTGAAGTGCGTATATTAATCCGCTTCCTTTAATCTTTTTATCAGAATCTGTATCACCTCTTTTAAGCGGGAAAACTGATTTAATAACTGTGTTTTCTTCAGCGATCTGATCTTCTTTGATTTCCTTAGCTGTTATAGCATATTGTGCTTTAGCTCTAGTTAAAAGATCCAAAGCAGTACTAGCTAGATCAGTAACATCAGAATATGATGTGTAAACTTCCTCGTCATCCTCTAAATTTTGTAGAGATCTGTTTGCAGCTTGAATGATTGCCTTGTTAAATTCTTCCTGGAATTTTTCAACTTGTTTTTCTAATTCATCAAGTGCTTTCTTATCCTTCTCACCAAATCCGCCTCTAGTGTTGTCCAGAACTTTTCTTTTCTCGTCAAGATCGATAAAAGTTCTTTTCCAATCTCTTCCATATCCACTTCTCTGATCTTTACCCTCAGAAGAAGTAATTAAGTTAGCAAGAAGTTTTTTTAGATTCTCGACTCTTCCTCTGTATCCAGTGAAGATTGACTCATTCACAGCGTCGGCTAAAAATTCAGCTGACTCATCAACTTTCTTTGCCTTTAATTCCTCCTCAGCTTGTTTAGCTATATTATCTAAGGAATTCTGGAGTTTCAGTGGGGATTTTCTAAATGATTTCATTATCACCTCATCTTTATCCTTACCTATTTCTGCTGCCCTATTAAGTGCATCAGATAGCTTTTTTAAAGCTTCCAAATAAAGTCTCTTAGTTTCAGCGTACTTTGAATTTAATAGATCGTTATCGTCCGCATAATCTAGCAATTTTGCAGTTAGCTCTTTAACATTTTTAGAGTTGCTGATATCGGAAAGTTTAACTCTCATGATATCAGGATTTCTATCTCTCGCTGGAGCAAGATCGAATGTTAAGATCTTGAAAGCATCCAATGCATTGTCGGAAATCTTATTCAACAAAGCATCTACCTTCTCGTTTTCGAAAATTTTATCGTAGTGTCCCTCAAATAAGGATCTTGCTACTAGATTATTTAAATATGGATTCTTGTTCATCATTTTAGTATATATTAGTTGAATCGCCTTTGCCTGCATTTGATTTTATCTCGGCGGAAAGTGATTTCATAAGTGTTGATATTTCAGAATAAGCAGCTGCCTGTTTATCGATACTCTCAGCTTCTGAATTTGGATCACCAGATTTTTTAGCCTTCTTAGCATCAGAAATCTCGTCGAATTTTTTGGAAATCTGAAGTTTAATTTCTTGAGCTTTTGTGTTATTAGAAGCCTCGGTTAATCTGAATTCATCAAAACTAAGCATTTTTTCTAGCTATCGTTATTTTAGATCTAAGATCCCTGATGGTTTCCATGTATTTTTCTCTAATCTCTTTAATCTTCTTAGCTGCATCATCACGAGTTGCGCCAGATCCCGTTTTATTAGCAATCTGATCATTAAGAGCTTCTCTTTCCATGTCCATCTGAACATATAACTCATTTCTTTGCTTTATTAACAAAGATACCAGACTTTTAGCTTGAGCTGGTGTTAGATCAGATACCGCTTTTGTAAAATCAGCAAGAGACATTGTAATATAGAGATCAGCAGATGCTTCCGTAGATGGCGCAGAACCCTTAGATTTCGATGCCTCTTCTTTTTTATCCTCTCTGCTAATAAGATCCCCGTATTTGTTTCTGAATGCTAGGTCCCTCTCCTTAGCTGCTAATACCGCTTTTTTGTACTTGTCATAAAGATCTCTTGATTCCGTTGTATCAGCTAGATCTTTCGATCTCTTATACATCTCCTCAGCAACATCAGCATCAATCTTAGATTTATTGGTCTCCCAAAAATTCTGAAGCTTTCTGCTATCACCAATAACATCCATGACCACCTTCATCAGGTGATCTATCTTCTTAGCGTGAGCTTTTTTAGCATTAACTAAAACCTCATTGTTTCTCTGAATATATCTCTCCGCTTTTTTTAGTGCAGCAGGATCATTCTTTGCTTGGCCTTTCTCCAATTCGAGTTTGTCTATTTCAACAGCTATTTCCTGCCATTCGTCGACAAATTCCAATTCCAGTTTTTTATAATCGTATAGAAGACCCTCAATTTTACTAAGAGATCCTCCGAAATTACTACTGAACCAATCCTTTATCTTACCAAAAAGATTTGCTTCATTTAGCTCTTCCCATTCTTTAAATTTAAGAGTCATTATTAATTATTTAATTTAGATTTAGCATTCTTAATTTCTGAAGGATTTATAGTCTGCTCGTTCCCAGAACTAACTTGGGAGAAAAGATCAGAAATAATCTTTTTAGTTCCAGAATTAGCGTCCTCGCCATCAACAATACCTTGGTTTATTTTATTGGCAATTTTAGTGAAATCTGATTCTTTGCTTAGTACTTGAGAAATTTCAGTTTCGGTTTTACCTAAACCTCTGAATAATCTAAGCAGATTCTCTTTAGAATCCAATGCTGAGCTAATCTCGAGTAACTCGATCTTTACTGATTCCATATATTTCCCTGTTAAACTCTTTGGGTTTCTTCTGATTTTTGATTCTAGTTGATTCAATTTTCTTTCAATCGACGATCTTAGATCAGCTATTTCCTTCTCCAACTCATTCTTTCTCTGGATAAGATCCTTTCCCTTTCTGCTTGCTATCTTTCTTTTTTCTTTCTCCGGGTCAACAGAAAGATCCTCCTGTGGAGCCTCATTTTTCTCATTATCTTTCTCAGTCTTGTTATTGATATCCCTTGCTTTCTCCTCAGCTTCTTTTCTTGCTGCATCGACCTTCTCCTTATAGTCATTCAATTTGCTCTGATCTTCCGCTCTTTCCTGAGCAAGTTTATATTCAAGTTCAGCTATAGCAATCTCATCCTCAGAATAACCAGCGTCAAGATATTCCTTCCTTCTAGAGTTTCCGTCAACTAATTTAAGAGCAACATCTTTAGATTTTTTGATCTTAAGTTTTTGTGCTTTAAGATATGCCTCGATTTCTCTGGCTTTAGTTTCTCTCTCCTTCTCAACAGATAAAATCTTATCCTTGTCACCCATTTTTGTTAGGCTATCTATTTGAGAGTCAAGTTTTTCTATGGATCTTTCGAACTCATCTTTCTTTTCAACTATATCAAGCTCAAGATCCAGTATAATTTTTCTAGCCTGGTCTATCATACCAACTCTTGACATTGAACCTAAAAAGAATTTGGAGAGACTGTTTTTAACAACATTCATCAACTGGCCTTCGTTAACTGTGTGGTAAGGTTCGGCAGTCTCAAGAGATTTAAGTTCCTGCACCAATCTAGGGTCCACTTTCTCAATTAAATCTTCGTATTTTTTAAACTCGTTAAACGACGGTATATTTTTCATATCTGAACAATTAGTTTTTTACCTTCTATATATCCCACACACAAAAAGAAACCCTAGGATAAATCCTAGGGTTTCTAAATTATAAGTGTTTAAGATTATGCTAAACCACCTGAAGGCACGTTAACATAGAATGTTAAGTACATTGTTTCAGGTAACATACCAGCTTCAACTAGAGCGTATCTAGATTTAACTGCGATCTTAGGTGACATTGTACCTTCAGAGATTGTCTGAATAGACTCAGCCATCATGTAAGGCATGAATTTAAGTCCTGGTTCGTCATCACCACCTTTTCTACCAACCAATACTCTTGTATCGCTGTAGCTCATGTTTTGATCAACGTAAACTGTCATACCAGCAAGCGAACCTACAGGGTATAAAGTACCGTTGTTTTGAGTCAACGTGTTAGAGAATGGAGCGAAAGTGAACTGAGAGATGTCTTGAAGTGCACTTGCAACTGCAGCGTTTGTTACGATGAAGTTAGCAGGACCTCTTCTACCTCTGTTAGCTACTACGTTTGCAGCTGCAAGAATTCTAGAGAATAGTCTTCTTTGTAAAGTTGACAAGTTCTCGTAAGAAGTTGATGCAGGACCTGCAGGCAATGCCATAGTTACATTAACATCAGATTTGTTAACGTAGTTTGATGTAGTACCAGCAGCACCGCTAAGGATTAGGTTCAAGTTCAAGTTTTGGTTTTCAACATTGTTGAACTGAATGTGGTTAGACCAACCTAAAGCGAATGCTCTTGAAAGGATGTGCTTGTTAATTGCTTGAGAAACCTCATTAACCAATGCGTTCTCGATCATTGAGATAACGTCGATACCGAATTGTTTGTTAAGGTCTTGAATTTGCTCAGTTGTAACTGAAGCAGCAACTTGGAAAGTCTCAGCTTCTACGAACTTAGTGAAAGTAGAAAGACCCATTGAGTTGTAGTAAGTAGACTCAGCAACACCTCTTAACATTGGGTTGTAAGTTTTAGTACCATCAACGTAAGGACCTTGCCAATCGTTGGTGTTGTTGAAACCAGCACCAGAGAATCCTTGGATGTGATCTTCTAAAGCTTTAACTAATTGAGCAACATAACCGTTAGATGATGAAGAAGTACCAGTGTACATACCAGTAGCAGTAGCAACTTGTACAGAAGTACCGTTGATGATAGATGCAACAGTGTAGTTTGCAGTAACACCTTCAACTTCGAAGATTGGGAAACCATCAATTCTTGATAGACCCACGAATTTTAATGTTAATACACCACCAGCAGCAGAAGTAACTGTATAACCAGTACCTACTGTGAATGTTCCAGCTGTAGCACCAGTTGCACCTGCAGATGAACCTTGGTAAACTGGGAATTTAATCAATGCAGGAGCTTTAGCTAAAGCATCAGCACCTGAAGCATCAGCACCAGTTGTACCAGCTAATTTACCACCTGCGTATACGTAGTCTAAGTAAGACAAGATACCAGTTGGACCAGACATAGGGATAACAGGAACGATATCAAATCCGATTGTTTTAGCAGCTACCTGAATAGCTAATGGTAACAATGAAGGGAATTTATCTCCTGAACCTTGGTTTGTGCTGTTGTAGAAACCAGCGTTAGCTGTACCTGTGAATGCACTCATTCCAGGGTATAATGGCGGAGCTACTGCACCCATACCGTTTACAACTCCTAATGAGTTATACGCTCCGGCACTTTCGTTTAATGAATGGTAGTGACAGTATTTAGTCAACCACTCTTTTTTGCTTGAATCAGTGATCCCTGCTTTGCTCTCGATAATCGGAGACCAGGTATCATAGATTTCTTGTTCGTTAATCAATTTCATGATTTTAGTTGTTTTTTTTATTTTTTAATTTATCTTCTTGCGAATTTTTGCTCTAATGCAGAAGCTATGTAATTCATGTAATCACTTGAATAAGCCTGGTTTGCATTTGTTTGAGCTACGTTTTCACTCTCGTCTAGTTTTTGAACCCCAACTGTTTTAGTTCCAAGTTGACGTGTTGACCAGAAGTTTTTAATCTGGTAAGGTGTATCTAACCTATAGAAGTTACTTTGAGCAACAATAGATTGCTGGTGACTTTCTGTAAGTGATTCCCAAACCTGAGTGTATTCTTCAGGCATCTCATCGATAAACTTAAGACCTGTTTTGTTGGTGTTCTCCTCTTCGTTAAGAGTTTCTGCCTTTTGTGTGTCGGCTGGTGCTTCTACGTTTCTAGAAGCTTCGTTTATATTTGACTCAGTTTTTTGTGTTTTAACTGATTCTATCAAATTATCAATTTGTGATGAAAGATTAGTGTAATCTCCAGCAAATCCAGATTCATTTAAACCTGCTTGAGCTGAAAGATCTACGCTTTCTCTTAGTGATTCTGTTTTATTCATTGTTCCGTTATTAACGTTTTCAGCAATATATTCACTATAAGAGATTGATCTTTTAACTTTTTCTGCTAAGTACTCAGAATAATCTAAACCTCTGTTAACGTTCTCTGCTAAATAATCAGAGTACTCAATTGATTTGTTTAGATTCTCACCTAGATACTCAGAGTATTCAATACCATTATTTAGTTTCTCAGCAACGTATTCAGTGTAAGCAATACCTTTGTCAAGGTTCTCACCTAGATATTCGCTATAAGCAATACCTTTGTCTACGTTTTCTGCTAAGTACTCAGAATATTGGATATTTTGATCTACCTTCTCAGCAAGATATTTAGAATACTCGATAGATTTATCAACGCTCTCTGCAACATACTCAGAGTAAGAAATTGATTTGTCTACGTTTTCTGCTAAATACTTAGAGTAAGAGATGTTCTTGTCCAAATTCTCAGCCAAGTATTTAGTGTAGCTGATGCTTGAATCTAGATTCTCTGCTAAATACTCACCGTATTTAATAGCACTGTCCAAATTCTCAGCTAAATACTCAGAGTACTTTTCAAGTTTTGCTACTCTCTCTTCCAAGTCTGAAGTGTTAGACTCTTCAGCGGATTCGCTTAATTTTTCTTTTTGTTCTTTAATTTCTGCCAATGTAGACTTCATCGAATCCATTTCCTTTTTCAAGAAAATTGAATATTGATTAAGTTCTTCCGCAGTAACAAATTCATTATTCTCCATGAGGATTGTTTTATTTTTGTCTGATTTTGATACGAGTTTGTTGAATTCTTCGTTATTTTCAACTTTATATATCTTCACTGTAGATTCATTTTCTAGACCTAATGATTCATTCATACAAACTAGATCGGATAAAACGCTGTTATTTCTCATTTCAAAGAATTCTTGAAATGTATAGCCTGCGCTTTCGTATACTCTTTCTAATTGTGCGTCCTGAAATCCTGGATCGGCAACTAAATCGTAAGTGAATATTTTCTTGATTTGTACTTTCTTATCATTACCAACTGCACCAGCTGCTCTTGATGATATTGAAAGTGGTACTCCAGCATCTACTAGCTTTTTAGCGATTTGTCCTGCTGGGGTATCTAAAAGTCTTACCTTAATCTTAATCTCTCTGTTAGCTTTATCGTGATTAAGATCAGTGATGATGTGTGAAATGTTTTTCAAAGAAACATCGAATTTCTCAGGGTGATCCAATTCACCAACCAACCTCTTTTGAGCTATTTTGTCCTTAAGGTAGTTTAGGTGTGGAAGATATTCGGCCTCTTCATATATTCTGTTGTTGTTGTTCTCTTTTCCAAACACAGCAGCAGTACCTTCTAAGACATAATCATCCGAATCTGTTTTTTTAGATTCAAGGACTGTACTTTGTCTTTCGAGGATAAAGACCAAATCTTCGTTCAATTTTTGAGTTGTTGGCATTTTTCTATCTTCTTTTTGTATTTCTTATATATCAATACTGGTTTCAGTATTTTTTACTATTTTTTGAGATTATTCGTATTTTATTCTGTCCTCAACCTCTGATGCAAATGTTTTACCTATTTGGAAAGATTCACCGTCAGTAACTCTATACCTTCTAGTTTTGTCTCCAAATGCAGCAAATCTGTTCTTAAGCTTAACTTCTACGACGTCTCCTCTGTTATCCTGTAGTGCTTTTGCAAAAGTAATTGCCTTCCAGTTTTGGATTCCTAATACTTCCTTATCCTTATCAGTAAGGAATTTATCTATTAGATTTATCCCTCCAGTTACCGAGTTATCTTTGATAACTGTTGAGCTTCTTCTGTCCTTGATCTGAACATCCTTAGGATCAACCTTGATGTAGTAGTCATCAGATGTTTTATTATCCTCCGGTTTTGCATCATCATTTTTATCGTCATCCTCAACTTTAGGATTTGTTACCACTACGATTTTATCATCATCTTTCTTATCCTCTTCTTCTTTCTTCTTCTTGAAAACATAGACACCTCTTTTTGGATTCTCTACGTCCTCGTTAACGGTATTGAGCTCAACATCAATAGATTGACCCGGCTTAGCTGTATAATCATCGGGATTTATTGTGAAGTTGGTGAATAGACCAGCTTTATATTTTCTAAGATCGGGATCCGCATATTCTCTGTCGGTTACCCAATAGATCGCGATTTTTGCAGGTCCAGCAAGTTGTTCCTGAGAAAGTTCTATTTTACCTCCTGAAACTTTAGCATCCGCAGCCTTATCGTCCTCGTTAATGCCATCCATTCTGTTATTGAATGCAGAGAAGCTAGTGATCACTTCCGATTCATTTATAAAGGATCCATATCCTGCATATTCCTCATTTTCTTTAGCCCCTGGTGCTTTCTCTCCGGGTCTAGTTCCATAATCAGATTTATCCTCCTTAGGTAAGAATATCTTCTGCAGATCGGAATCTGTTGTTGATCTTAGTTCATCGTCAGTCATTAATCTTCCTGCCACGTTGATAACATTTTCCTCAGAGTCTTCATAATAGAATTCATAAGTTTCGGGTGCACTAGTATCAGATACTATAAGCTGGTCCGAAGAATTCTGTAATGCCTCTTCGAAAACAGTCCAATCGCACATTCCTTGAAAATTAAAAATCGATGTAAGTTTAGAAATACCATCAACATATGATATTTTAAAATCTAGATCCTCGTTATCAACAATTCTTGCAACAGTATTGAAAAATCCACTCTGGTCGTTTACAAGATCATTATTATCAAGAGCAATCATTACCAGTTCATGATCTGCCAATTGTTTCTGTACTTCTTTTGAATTAACCTGGGTTAGAATAAAGACTGAATAGTTATTCTTTTCACCGATCTTTATGATTTCTGCAGTTGTTCTTGTTTCATTGTTATAGAGAAAACTTACAGCAGTTCCCCATCCACCACCAGCAGGTTGAGCCCAACAAACAGTGATGGGAACACCGATTGGTAATTTCTTAGGATCCATCTCATTATGAGCAAAATCCTTTACCTCGTTATATTTGGGTGCCTGTTTATCACTAAACCAATTCCAGGTAGATCCAACAGCATCAATAACCATTAGAACCTCACCGACGAAAGGTATAGCTTTAAATCCACCCTTACTGGCACCTCTCGTAAGTCCTCTTCCAAATGCTTTAATAGCACCGCCGACGCCAACTTTACCCAATGTGTATGCTGCTTTAGCTCCTCTTGCTCCTCTTGCTATGGCAGATCCTACTATTCTGGTGTTTTTAAGAAGAGCCATCGATTTAGCTGTTCCCCAGATGCTTTTAATACCCGCTCCTGTATAACTTTTAAATTTACTAAATAGTCCTGCGGTTTTAGCCCCGGTAGCAGCAGTTTTAGCAGCTGGACTAAATCCAGATATAGTTTTTAGTAATTTATTACCTGCCCAAGCACTACCTGCTACTTTAAGAGCACCGTATAAAACCACTCCTGCTCCACCCATAGCAGCAAGAATTGTAGCATCCTGTACTATTTTCTGGGTTAATCCCTCGGCAGTCTCATCCTCCGCGATTGGTCCTCCTGGAACCATCTCGGTAACATTTAAAAGCATTATTTTAGAATCATCTGAGGTTTTTACAAAACCAGTTGCCCTAATTGCCTTTAGTGTCTCCAATATATTATCACCAGTATTGGGATCCTCACCAGAAATGAAAATTGCTTTATCTGATCCCACTGTAACTTCGTCGGGACTCATTGTCTCGTCTATCTTACCAGTAGATCTCAATTGATTATATGCAAAGTGAAATTTAATAGATTCCCTGTATGTTGGATCATCCTGAGATTTTTCCCCTTTGTCCTCATTCAGTTTAGAAAATTGAGTGAACGAAGCAACACCAGTGGATTCGTCAATTGAGATGTCAATGTCATCGAAATCATACCCATAATTCTCTTTCAAATATTCGGTTATATTACCGCTATATCTGCTCATGTCTTCTGAATCAGCTACCCATTCTCTAGGGTTGTTCTTAAGCCACTTTTGGAAATTCTCCGAGGTAGACCACCATTGAAAATCCTCAAATGATGCACTTTCTGCACCTTCCATGTCCAAAGGAATAGTTAGAAAAGGAAAATCATCTCCTATCTTATATTCTGCTTTCTTGGGTAATAATATAACCATCTTTTGTATTATTTTTCTGTGTAAATTTTATCGTACGATTTGGAAATGATATTTATCAGTTTTTCTATATATCCTTCATTTCTGAGCTTTTTAAAAGCTAAATTACCAATTGACATTTCCCCTCCTTTTGCAAGCCCTTCCTTTCTCATTTTGAAGATCTTTACTTTCAGCTTTATACATCTCCTATATAGCTGTCTTGCATTTGTAGGGAGTACAGAGTCAATCATTAATCTGGAATGTATTTGCTCGATGTCAGAAACTATGCCATTATATTTCTTCTCAACATCCCTCTCATCAATTGAAGGAGGATCGTATACGGGCTTCTTTATCCACTCGTTATTCAATAAGGAAAATAAGGCTGAAGCAGTGTGAGGTTCGTCCTCGTCTTGCACGTATAGTTCAACATCATATCCTCTGATGCTAATATCATGTCTAAGGTTCCAAGCGAACCTTATGCCATCTATGGCTCTTTTAAGAATTTGCGGGTTCTCGTCGTCTATACCCTTAAGATTTACTATGATATGAACATCAAGATCCGAAAAATCGGTGTAATTGTAATTTGAGAGAGATCCGGTAAGTTGGATGTCAACTATATCCTTCTCCTTTAGGATATCCTCGAAATCAAGGAAGAATTCTTTGGCTATTCGGAGAAGCTTTCTTCTTACCCTTTGATCAAATACCCATTTTTCATTCCTCTCCTTGTCTTTTTTCTTAGTCCAAAAGACAGGGTTTAATTCATCATGATAGAATGGGTTTATCTCCCTTTCATTAAGAGAAACCCCTTTGGTTTTTAAGAATTCGATAAAATGTAATACTCCGTCCACTAAAAAAGCTTTTCTCTATATATCAAGAAAAGCTTTTAAGGTATTGTGTGGTTTTGTATTTGCTAGAAGCAGACCTTCTCCATGACGTCCATTACTGTTTTCACATCAGCTTCACAGTAGGTGGAGATCTTATCATAATCCTTCTCTATCCAATAGGTGTGATTAACTTTAGATCCGTCAAGATCACCTTTTGGTGATGGTATATTAAGCGAACAAGCCAATAGATCAAGACTTAGATATTTTTGTTGTACCCAGCTTCCAAAAGCAAAAATATCTGAGGTGTCGACATAGGGTATTTCCCATGGCTTCTTGTCCCAAATCTGAATATTACCCGAGGGGTTTATTCCATTAAAGACCATTCTTTTACCTAGGCATGGCACATCGAATCCTTTAATATTATGTCCACATAGCTTCCAGTTCTTAGCCATGGCATTATTTAAAACCTTGTTTGTTTTATTAAGAATATCAATCTCATCCTGACCTGCAAAAGAAATGAATTTTTTCTCACCATCCTCTGTGAATGTACCAAAGGTAACACAAACAACTCTTGAAAATTCAGGTTCTAGTGAACCTTTCTGTAAAAATATCTCACCGTCGGTAGCTCCTGCCAATTCCGTATTTGCTCCTCTATAATAATTCGCTCTTTTAGACCAAAGTGTAGCTAATCTAGGATTAAGCTCGCTCATCGTTTCGTATCCTTCGTACGCACATGCGGTCTCGACGTCAAAATATAAAAAATTCTGTATTGCTTCTTTTTTAAACATGGGTCTCTAAAATTTCTGTAAATATAAACAATAAACTCGAAATAAAAAAATTATTTCTTAGCAACTTTGTTTATCACTACGGGAGGTAGTGATTTATAATTCTTTAGATATTCGATATAAGCTGATTCCCCTGATGGTGAATCTATTACGATATCGCATTCCAAACCAAATGTTGGTATTCTTCTGCTTAATGATCTTGCTGGGACAGGAGAAAGGGAAACCCCGTATTCATTTACGTCCTCGGATTCACCATGTATAAAGAAAGGTCTTTGACCAGCTTTCCACGTTGAGGAAGCTAAGAATAGTGCCTCTCTAATACTAAGTCCACCATCATTAAATTGATGAGGTAGCGATCGAAAACATAAAGGTATTCCAGATTCATAATAAACTCCGGACAGAAGATCCGTTATTGAAAAAAGACTAGGCTTTTCGTCATTCGTAACACAAAGCTTTTCTGCTGTTGATTTGTCGAGCAGAGAGACACGCTCGCAAAAAGATTTCATTGTAGCTTTTCTGTTTCCATAAGCAGAACCAACACGAACAACTATCGATGGATAGTCCACACCGAGTAAATCCAATATTGATCCAAGTATGTTAAATAGTCTTACCGTATTGTCTCTAACCTGTTCTAATTGGCTACCCAAAAAATATTCCTTGCCAGCAAAAAAACAAATTCTAATTGAATTCTTATTGATGATGGAATTTATTTCATTGATCTTGGAGGATATCACTGGATCTTCCTCTTCTATGGTGTCATCGAAGAAGGATTGGCTGATGTCTAACTCATTGACATCGAGACAAACAGACTTTGCCATTATACCTGAATTTATGCGGCATATATCCAGAATGAGAGCAAGCATATCGTCATATGAAGATATTGAAAATTCTCCATTTATGCTTCTTTTGGGAAGCCCGATATAAGAAATATTTGGTTGGTTGTTACCGGATACCATCGAATGTCTTTATTCTTTGTACCCGTGGGATTGGAATTAGTTTCCTTTATTTTATCCCCCAGTAGTCTCAAGTCCCAATTCACTGGAACTGTATACTGTTTTAGAATTGAATGCAGCGCTTGGGATTTCGTTATTTTTGTATTTAGAAATGGTTTCCATATTTCCGTGGTCTCCTCCTTCAGCAAATTTAACGGTATCACTTTTTACCTCGATGACTCTTTCAGTTTTCTTACCCTTATTATAGACTTGGATAAAATACCTATATTGTTGGTTATCCGGATTTCTAAATGCTCTAACTATTACGCCAATAACATCCTTCTTTGATTGTAGTGGTTGTGCTATGATCACGTCACCTAATTGGAATTCGGATCCCTTTACCGTACGCTCCACGTTTGGATCAGGACCAACAGAAACTGAAAGATCACTGAAAGGCTTGTAATTTATCTTAAATATACCATTAGCTCCACCATATCCATAGGTGTCGCCAAATGCATTACTATCAAATTCGTTTATTGGGATTATGTGTTTCATTAGACTATGTATCCGATTGCTCAGAGCTATTTTGTAGCTTAATCACGTCTCTTATTTTAGATGCCAGTTCATATTGTTCCCTAGACAGAGCTTTTTTAAGCATAGATTCAAGATTACTCATATCAGAATCTTCTCTTTTTATATCCTTTAATTGGGTATTTTCAATAGCACAAATTCTCTGAGGTGAGTATATGACCTCCAGGGTAGAATCCAATATGATGGCATCAAAATCTTCATCATCCTCTTCATCCTCGTCATACTGATCCCTTAGTTGGTTGATCGATTCTTCCGACCATTCTGCATTATTCCAGAATATCATCCAGTATCCATAAATAACCTCAGCTAAATCATTCTCTATGACATATTTAAGAAGACTTTTTAGTTCATTCTTTATGTCATTCTTAGTTATCCCGTCAGCAAAGGGTTTTCTTTTAACACCAGGTATAGCTGAAGTTCCGTCTCCTACTCCATGCTTAAAGCACTTGTTCACCTCGTAAATAGCATCCCAATCTAAACTTGAGATAACTTTGTCGATTAATTTGTTATTCCCTTTTTTCATTCCTCTATATATTCCTATTTTTGAAGTCCGGTTTGTTCAGCTATATCGGATAGCCATGCTTGGTATCTATCCGGATAGAATTCTTTTATCTGGAGAAGATCCCTTCTTGTTATCTTGTATTTATCCCTTATAAAGGACTCAACCTCAGGAGATTCCTTGATTTGTGTTTCCTCCTGCTTTTCCACCTTTTTTGTTTTGGTGTATATCCAGACCGGTGGTTTGCTAAATCTATGCGATAGTGTGTCTCTCCACCAATCAACAACAGGTGCAGGGGTAACTTTTAATTTATTGAACTGGTTCGCCTGGATGGGGAACTGTATAGACATTATTCGATTAACCATGAAAAAATTCCTTGATTTATCGATCCTCCCCACAGATTTCCAGTTCTTGTCGTTTGTCGAAAATATATTTTTAACTATATCAAAAAGCTGCATTATCTTTTATTTTATAAGATGTTCAAAAGGATCGAATCCCCTAGGTTGATATCCGGAGGTAACCCATTCGGTTCCTTCTAATATTTTAATTCTATCTAGAGTTACCGATCTTTTTTCTAGCGAAATACCTCTTGATATTTCATCCATACATCCATTAGTAACAAAATCGGGTATCATTGATGAATTTAACCACATGAGCTTAAAGTTTCTAATTATATTAGATTTTACCTTAATTCTATTCTCGGAGCTATCAACACCCTTAGATGTTCTAATTACTAATCCACTTAACCAGTTTAGAAATTCTTCACTTTCCGATGAGTTGACTAGTGTTCCGAAAGATTCGTCACACCATTCAGATTCTAAAAATGCTTCGTATACGGTATCAGATTTCTTCTGCGTAAAATTGACTGGTTTATTGTTTTGCATGTAAGTGAATACACCGGGAACAGAATCACCTTTATCGCCAATGAGTATCTTATTGAATATAAAAGGTCTGCTCTCAATTTCTTCGATTTGAACCTTCTTTAGGAAGTCTTTAAATCTTTCCTTCTCGGGAGAGATTGTTGAAGCCATATTAAAAATGTTAACTGACTCGTTCTTATCAAGCCATGATTCTTTCCATCCTCTCGGAACAGATATGGTATTCTTCTTCGAATTATTATTCCATATGGCAGTCCATGAACCTCCAGATATTTTTGCTAACTGATGTAGATCTTTATCACCCGTTATGATTATACAATTTTCTTTTTTGCTATTAAAGTGATCCGACCAAAACATTAGAAGATCATCACCTTCAGCTCCTTCGACCTTAGAAAAAATAAATCCCATCTTTTCGAGATGAGAACCAAATGATTGCATAAGTTCAAAAAAGATAGTCCAGTCAACGGCTTCGTCCTTAACTCTTCCTGATTTATAACCACCGTCCTCTATTTCAATATCCTTTCTCCAACTTCTGCTATCTGCGGTGAAAACTAATCTACCACCCTGAGGTATCATCTTTAGGGAAGAACAGAGATCAGTTGATACTTTTCTAATAAAAGCTGCTTGTTCAGATTTATCCTTAAGTATCTTACCTGGATCGACATTTCCGTAACCGCCGAATATTCCGAATGTTTTATGAAAGATGTAATTTCCGTCTATCAGTATATTAACCATATTTTATTTTAATTGTTCCGTTTTATAATTCTCAACCGAAGCCCATTCCTCATCAATTGAGAATTCAGGGTCTACTATTCTATGGTCAAAATCTTTAAAGTTTTCAAAATCGTCGTCGTCAGCTTTTAATCTTCTCTCCACGCTATCAGCATCTCTCCGGCCTAAAAGTCTCAGTCTTCTTGTTTCTTCGTCTATATCTAAATAAACTATTAATGATTCTTTTCTATCTTCAGGAAGGAGTTTAGCTATCCCTGATGGTGTCATTATAAATAGATTTGATTTTACGAACTCCTCCTTCGTGGTTCCGTATACCCATCCATTAAATATAACATATTCATAGAAAAGTCCCTTCGCTTCAAAATCGTGGGCAGCAGCATCTCTGCTTATAAAATGATAATCTTTTCCCTGTATCTCACCCTCTCTAGGAGGCCTTGTCGTGTGTGAAACGCAATATCTAAATCCTCTATCTTCTAAAAGCTTTCTTGCGTGATCTTTTCCTGAACCACCCTTACCAACTAATATTACTCTTCTCATCTATTCTACTAATTTCTGTATTTGATAAACAAGTGATAGAAGAGAAACCATAGGGTCAATCACCTGGTTTCTTTGTGATTGGTGATCTGCAACAAGGATGATAACACCAGGGATTATTTTTCTTAATTCTGGTTTGTTATCAATTATCCATTTAATAAACTCCTCGCCAAGGGCAGACATCACATCATCAACCTTACCTTGATATTCACCAACTATTGTTTGATAATTTTTAACCGGGTCTTTAGATGTTACTATTAGATCATATAAAGATTCATAAGACCATCCAAGCTCCTGCATTTTTTTAGAATCCACCACGGTCACATTCTCGATGTTCCAACTTTGGATCTTATTCAATGCCGATCTGAAATCTGGGTAGTAGTTCTTTTGGAACTCCAATAGAGAATCTGCATCGATCGAGATATTAAGCTTTGATAATATAAGGCTTACCCTCTTGTTCCATTCTGCTTTTAATGATTCCTCCTCGTCGTTGCTAACTGGATTAAAATCAATAACCTCAAATCTACTCTGGATTGCATCGGGAATCTTATTTATATAGTTGCAGGTTGCAACGAATCTTGTATTGCTAGCAAACTTCTCAATAGTTCCGCGGAGGGCTTTGTGAAACTGATCTGATACCCCGTCAAACTCATCCAATATAACAACCTTCTTAGACGATCTACCATCTAGGACTGATATAGTTGAACAGAAATCATTTATCTTGACTCTGATAGTTTCAACCGAGCTTTCATCGGATCCGTTTATAAAAATATGCGGATACGGAGCAGCTAAAATTTTTGCTAAAGTTGTTTTTCCACATCCTGGAGGACCGCTTAAAAGAACGTTCTGATTTAATCCATTCTCAAATATCTTAGAGATTCTCTGAGGGAGAATCATATGTCTTAGCTCTTTTGGTCTAAGTTTCTCTGTTAATAATTCTTGTATCATATTCTTTTTAGTTGTTAATTAGAAGCTTGTTTCTTAAAATTTTCCCGAAAAATCGTCAGGTGAATTTTTATCACTTCTGACCTCTATGAAACGTGGAAGAAATAAAGATCTATTTCCGTGCTTGTCCGTGATAGTCACGTTATATTGGATAGCAGCAATTTTTCCGATATGCGAGTCGGGATCTTGGCTTAGTGCCTTTAGATCATTATCAGTAAATCCTGCTCCAACCTTAACATTTAGTGTTCTTGAGCTATCGGTCAAAATGAATCCTCCGATAAATCCTTCCCTCTTGCCCTCTCCTGGATACCAACCAGTTATTTCAAGATCGCAATCACTAACCTCTTTAAATTTAACCCAAGATTTAGATCTTTTACATTCATATACTCCGTTATCCTTGCAAATAACGCCCTCACCTCCTAAATCAACTATTTTCTTATAAATAGCCGTTACCTCGCTAGGATCACTAAGCTCCCACATTTGTGCCAGTTTTACTGGGGAATCGGAACCGATATAACGAAGTATCTTTTCCAAAGTGTCTCTACGTGTTTTGTAATCTATAACACCGGAGCCTTTCTCTAGTGATGAAGCCTCTTCAAAATCAAACACATTGAATAATAAACCGGACTCTATTGATGAATCAACCTTTCCTCTCAATATCTGGGTAACTTTACCACTTACTGATTTTCTATTGAGGTCCGTTAATTCACCGTCGAAAAACCAATCGCCTTTTAATCCGCTGTTTATAAGGCATGTTTTAAGATCAAAAGTAATCTTAGGAAAGCAACTCGAGTCTAATTCGTTAAACGCCCTGGTGAAATATGAGAATTCCCCATTCTTGTAAAGTGCAATAACTCTGACACCATCATATTTCTCCTCACAGTATATTTTGTCCCATTTTTCTATGGTTTCGTGATCGTCTGTTGCTAACATGAGTGATGGATCCGGAATAAGTTCTTTTTTAACCGCCTTGTTAATTAGCTTGGCTCCAATCCCAATATTCATTCTTTTGGTTAGAATTTTCATAAGAACTGTTCTGAGTTCAAGATCTTCCTGCGGGTCTTCTGATATTTTTTGAGAAACCAAATCCTGAGCTCTCCCTCTTAGTAAATCGTTTGCTGCAGGAGCCGTTTTAAGCTCCTCTATTAGCTTTTTAAAATCTTCCCAATGATTATGATTAGCGTCAGATAAAGCCTCGTTAAAAGAGATCTTATGAAGTTTTGTTGTAACGAATGGGTTATAGCAAATATCCAACATATAAGAGAACCTATCACTCAGATTATCGCCTATGATGATCTGTTTGGCTTTCTGTGATCCTTCTCCAGTTAGATTTTCTAATGTCTTAAATAGTCTTAATTCCTGTATCATATTTGTTTTTAATTTTCACAAATATAGACAAGGATTTCGGCTAAAAAAAATATTCTATGGGTTAGATCTGAAATATTTGCTCTCCGTGATCTCGTTAAGACTAACTGAGACAGCTCCAACTAGTGAGCAGGCAATAGATCCTGCTATGTTACATAGCTTTAATGCCTTTTTGATATCAACTCCAGATGATATACAAAGAGAGAACATAGCTGTTACTGTGTCACCGGCACCGGAAACATCAGAAACGTTTATTGGATACCCTGGGCTGTGATAAGATTCGTATCGGGTAACATATAGCATGCCCTTATCAGAAAGAGTCACCAGAATACCCTTTATTTCCATACTGTCCAGAATTTTTCTGGCTTCCTCCGTTATTTGATCAAAATCAGATGCAGACATTTTCTTTCCCGCAATAGTGCAAAATTCGGAGAAGTTCGGTTTAAGTACGGTGCATCCTTTATAAAAATCTATATTCTTTACTTTGGGATCAACTATAACTGGTTTGTTTTTAGCATTGCAAAGTTCTATCGTTCTTCTTATAATTCTGGGAGTCATTAATCCTTTATTATAATCTTCGATAATAACGCACTCATAAAATTCAATAGTAGATTCAAGCAGATCTATAAAATAATCCTCTGTCTCCTTGTCGATATCATCACAATCTTCGTCATCAACTCTGAGAAGCTGATGCGAATTTCCAAGATATCTTGATTTAATAGTGGTTCTTCTCTTGTCGGTTTTAACTAGGATACTTAGGGAGGATTTTTCCTTTATCATGTTTTTTACTAGGTCTCCGTTTGAATCATTTCCAGTAACGGTTAGAATATCACCATTACCACCCAATGAATGTATATTGGAAAAAACATTTCCTGCTCCACCCAGATAATAATGTTCAGATTCTTTCAGAAGAACAGGAACTGGTGCTTCCGGAGAAATTCTTGTCACTGAACCCATCACATAATGGTCCAGCATAACATCCCCGACGATTAATATTTTACTGCGAGAAAATTTTTTAAGTAGATCCAATTCCATTATTAGGAATTTAAAGGGTTTATAATGTTACTGCTGGTGCTTCCTCTTCTCCTGCTGCTTCCTCTCCGCCGGCTTCACCTTCCGCTCCGCCTTTAGTTTTCTCTGCTGCTTTAGCTTCTTTTTCCTTGTACTTCTGATTCATTTTAATCTGATCAGGATTCATACCCAGATATCTCTGTATTAGGAAGTCGTTATCAAAATATGCTTTTTCTTCCTCGCCAGCTTTTACTTTAAGTTCGCCTAGTCCTTTTATGAATTCGCTTCTTTTTGTAAAGCCCGACATCTCCACCATCTCCTCAAATTCGCTATCACGATAGTAATTAAGTCCGATATTTGCTTTAAAGCTTTTATCTCTAGATAGCTCCGGATGATCCAGACACATTTGTAAATAAAGTGGTTTAACGAGTATTTCTTGGAATATCGATCTTAGCCTTCTAAGGAACTTTTCAAATCTAATTTCGTCCCTTTCTAACTGATCTATAGAAATCTGATAGTTTGCTGGTGTTCCGTTTTTGGAAGCAAATCTAGCATAAGGAATTTTTGAATCCATCTTAAGTTTATTAAAGAAGTATAAAACATTCTCCATAACATTAAAATCAGGACCGCTTGGGTTTAGAGACTCGATAGTTGGTGATTGCCCATCCTTTTCAGGAAACAGGTAATTTTTATAAAATTGAACCTTCGGTCTACCGTTAATTGTTAATTCACCCGAAGCATCATTGATTGAAATATCCTCCTTGTAATTCGACATCAGTTGTCCGAGTGTTTGCATTGCTTTCTGAGGTGACTGACTACCAATCGGAATAATAAATTTAAGCCTATATGAAGCGTTCATCACATTCCAGATAACTCTGGAATTTTCCATGATTCTTAAAATGTTATAAGATCTAACTAGTCTTTCGATATAACTAACTCTAGAAACGCTATTACCCTTAGCATATGAAATATAAATAACCTGCTCATTTGTAAGCTTCCTGCTCATTTGAGGATTCTGCGGGTACTGGATCCAGAATTGTTTATATTCATTTTCACCGACTTTTTCAACAACGGGCTGAAGAGATGATGGGTCTAATTCCTTAAATCCTATAACTTCCTTACCCTTGTTATCATAGATAATTTCAAAAGCTAGAAATCCATCAATCAAGAATTGCTTAAAGTACTGCCAAGCTAGTACACTATTCTGAAATCCGAATACGTTATAGAGCCTATTATAATTGGTTGACATCTCATCTTTAATCTTATCCTTAAGATCCAGATTTATAAAAGATGGTTGTGCGAAGTAGTTTCTATCATCATAAGTTATTGACTCATCGGTAACTGTATCGATAATAAATTCAATCTCTCCGTTAAGAGAAAATTTTCTAAGGTAATTTCTTTTCTCGATATAATCCCTATCAAAGTAAGCGATATATTTTCTTACCTTAGTGTCCTGATACGAAGCAGTCCAATAAAAGGCATCATTTTGGGTGAAACCAGTACCGTCCTGATTGAAAAAATATCCCTCAGTCTTACCAATGGCTTGAGAATTTCTCACAACCATATCATCATACTGCATACCAAATTTTGATATGTTGCCTAGGTTTTTTAGAATGTTACCTAGAGCAGATTGATTGGGTTTTAAATAATCTAAAAATCCTGCCATTTTATTATAGTGTTACTGCTGGTGCTTCCTCTTCACCCTCTTTTTTCTCTTCCTCACCGCCTTTTTCTTCGGCTTTTTTCTTCTCTTTCTCTTTTCTCTCCATCGCTTCCTTGTTTGCATCTATATCCTGTTTGGACATACCCAGGAAGGTTTCAATAAGGAAAGCATTAGAGAAATATGGTTTATCCTCATCACCAACCAATCCTCCCATTGCTGTGATGGCTTCTTTTTTCTTATTCATCATATCCATCTCTTGATTTAACTTAAATGGATTATCAGAAAAATAATTAAGCCCCAATTGACTCTTGAACAAGAAATCCTCTTCAAGCTTAGGATATTTTTTAACCATTTGTATCCAAAGTGGCTTAACCATAATCTCCTGGAATGTTGATCTAAGTCTTGATATAAACTTGGCGAATCTAATCTCCTCCTTGTCCAATCCCTCAGCTCCGTTAGAATAAGGTGATGTACTTCCACCATCAGGATTATGAAATCTGGAAGGAGGTACCTTAGATTCCAATATGAACTTATCGAAGAAGTATGCTAGAGGCTGTGGATCATTTAAATTTGGTCCCTCAGTGTTTAAAGGCTCTATGGTTGGAGTACCGTTAACACCGGAAGGCATTAGATAATTCTTATAGAACTGTATTTTTGGCCTACCATCTATAGTTAACTCCCCGCTCTCGTCATTAAGCTCAATATCCTCCTTATAGATGCTCATTAACTCACCAAGGGTCTGCATACCTTTTTGAGGTGATTTTGATCCAATAGGAACTGTCATCTTTAATTTAAATGAAGCATTCATTACTGACCAGATAACTCTGGTGTACTCCATTATCCTAAGGATGTTATAAGGCCTGATTAATCTCTCAATATAACTTATTCTTGAGATAGCATTACCCTTAGCATATGATATGTATATGATCTGAGGATCGTAAAGAACTCTTTTTCTCTTGGGATCCTGCGGATATTGTGTCCACGTATTAACAAAAGATCCATCTATCTGCTTTTCTACACTAGGTACAAGTGTAACGGCATCCAGTTCTTTAAATCCTATGATATTTTGGCCCTTATCATCATAGATGATCTCAAATGCTAAAAATCCATCAATAATAAACTGTCTGAAATATTGCCAAGCAGTTATATCATCAGAGAATCCCCAGGTATCATATAGTCTTTTATAGGTCTCATATAGATCATCCTTGAGTTTTTCATTTATATCGCTAAGATCTATAAAATCCGGATATGCAAAAAAGTTGGAGGGGTCATAAGAAATTGCCTCATCGCACACGGTATCGAGCACCCATTCAATTTCCGGATTAAGTGAAAACTTCCTCAGGAAGTCACGTTTACCCTTATAGTCCTTGTCGAAGTATCCAATAAACTGTCTAGTAGAGATGTCCTGTTTGGCAAGAGTCCATAACATACTCTCATCCTCGACATTGGATTTATTTTTGTTTAAAAAAGCCGCTTCGGTTATCCCAACTGCCTGGGAATTTCTAATAACCATGTCGTCGTACTTCATTCCGAAAGTGCTAATCCTTCTCACAGAATCCCTTATCCTCTGTACAACAGGAGTCTGAGATGGGTTATTATTGTCTACAAAACCAGCCATTTATTCAAATAGTTTATTCATTCTATCGATATTTTTAAATTAATTTCGATTGATATTCTTTATATATCCCCTGTATAGGTAACCCCTCTATAGAATTTACCCTCAAATATGGTATTTTAGCCCAGTCACTAACCGAAATAACCTTAGGTTCTCTTATGAACTTATATTTAAATCCAAAGAGAGCATTCCTATATCCCGTATTCTTTAATAAGATAGCTAAATTTGAATCTTTCAGGTTCACTGGACTTTTTACCCCACCCTTATCATAAGATTCCTCGTTATCTTTTATTTGACCGGTAAAAGTATCATATATTTTACCGATAATGTCAATTCTAATTCTATGCGGAACCGTTATAAGGTCTATCCCCTTTACAATAGTACCTGACTCCTTCGTGTCAAACACATTAGTACAGAGTACGAGTGGCATTCTGTCTATAAATGGCCTATCCTCGGATATTTTAGCATCGGTCTGGTAATTAAACGTGTATATCTCTCCAGGAACAAAGGGTGGGTAAAATATCTTCTCCGGACTAGCATTTTTAAAATATTTATTTAAAAATAATTCGTCAGTTATGGAAAAAATATCCCCCTTATTTTCAGGATCATCCTTATATTCGAGTACGAGATCTCTATACATTATTTACTTTTAAATAAAAAATTCTCATCAATCACGCCAAATCTATATCCTCTTTTCTCTGCCCATTCCTTAGCTGCTTTAAATTTAGCTTGATTGGTTATCCAGATTTGCATGTTTCTATTGTAGGATTTAAGCTTAGCAACCGTCATTGTTCCTTCGTATAGTGGCTTCTTCGTTTGGCTTTCCGGTTTTATCTCTATAATCCAATCTTGTGATTCGCCTGAGTCCTTTATAACCTTCATATAGAAATCAACATGATACTTATGTGATTTCTTATCGAGTGGATTATAGTAGTCTATTGATACCGGTTCGGAGCTCCATTTAACGATTGCATCGTTAGTGTCACAGTATGTACAGAATCTGTACTCCCAAGAAGATCTATATATTATATTATGGATATCCCCTATGTACTTTTCAGGGTTCTTAGGTTCATATTTTCCAGATCTATATTCCCCGTTCGGTTTTACTTTCTTTATATCAGTCATAATGTTAATTAAACATTATACGAGTTATCATCCCCGGTAATATAACTAAACGGTATAGTTTTTGGGTTTTTTGGCGGATGTAATTTTTTCCACCCCTTAGCAAATCCATTCTTTGCTATCTGTGTAAAGTATGCAAAAGGATTATTAGATTTTTCTGGATTAAATCGATTCCAATATTTACAAAGATCTTCCATAGCAAAAGCCATGCAATCTTCTCTGTCTTCTGGATCCTTATATGACATCTTTTTGGCGATCCCCGATATCATCAATGTAAACATTGCTATGGTTTCAGGAGTGAGCTTACCCGCATTCTTTGATTCTACTACAGCGGCTAATAATTCACTGTTCTTAACATATTCTTTTGCCATTAATAATTGGTTAATTTGGGTTTATAGTTTTAGTCAAAAAACTAGGAAAGATTTCATAAAAAAAGAATGTAGCTTTTGGCTACATTCTTTAGATTTATTCTTTAGTATCTTCGGGATCGTCAGAGTCTTCCTCTTCGTTATCTGTTATCTTTTTACCATCGGGTGCTTTACTTAGCTTTCCTTCGGATGACTGTACGAATTTTTCGCCCGGTTTGTTCTGATTTTCAGCTTTAGGAGCGAAATAAAAGTTGCGACTTAGTTTTTTTTTACTTCGTCTGATTCATCTGCTTCGTCCAAATTATAACCAGTATCGTCAGAATCACCTTCGAAATCGATATCACCTTCTTTACCAGGGGCTTCCGCTAGATTCATACTTTTTTTAATGTCTCCGGTTAATTTGGTAGAAGCGTTGCTTTTTGCTTCAGCATCTGGTGCTTCCGCTAATTTATTTTCGCCTTCTCTAAGGTTATATCCTATTTCGTATTTTTCCCCGTCAACATCTTCACCATCAAAATCGGTTTTGTCTTTAGTTTCTGGAGCATCTGCTAAAAGATCCTCACCTTCAACTTTACCTTTTTCTTTCTTATTGTTACCCGGTGCTTTAGCTAAATCTCCCTTTTCTTTTTTGTCTTTAGCCTCGTTCATTGTGATGTTGTATCCATGAAGAGAATCAAGTTCCATTGCTATATCCTTATCTCCTTCACCTCTTGGTGCTTTAGAAAATCCGTGATTATCAGCAAAAGTTTTTAGTAGATTTTTTTGCTCCTCTATGCTTAGAGTAGATTTATTTAGATTGTTTGATTCTTTAACTTCCTCTTCGCCTTCTTCTTCAGCTTCTTCAGAGTTTTTCTCTGCTGCTTGGCTTAAAGCTTCTTCAAGATCAGAAATCTCATTTACTAAGAAATCCGAAGTTTTTCCGTTATCCAAAAGAATTGTATATCTTCCAGATGTACCATCAACCGAAATTATCTTTCCAGTTTCTCCTGATTCTTTAACTTTAATGAAATCACCAATGTTAAATTTTTCATCCTCTGAAACGTTAATCTCATCAGAAATTTTAATTTCTTCCTCTATTCTAGAAAGTTCGGAGTTAATCTGATTCCATTTTTCTTTTAATATGCTTAATTCTTTTTCAAGAATTGATTTAGCTGTTAAAATTTGTTTAGATTCTCTGTAAAGGTTATTAGATTCGGTTAAAGCATTGATCTTAGAAATCTCGCCTTCAACTCTTGTAATATTCTCAAGAACCTTCGTTCTGTCATTTACCATGACAGATTTAATTTTATTCTCACCTTCTAAGAAATCGGTTAGACCTTCAGATATGTCATATCTTAAATAAGATTTAACCATAGAAACTGCCTGAGTACCATTCACTTTATAAATTGAATTCTCATTCATAGCCTGATTGATCTTCTGAACGTAGATCTGATCATTCCATTTGAAAAGATTCGCAGAAACACCCTCGTAGATATTAGAAGTTATGCTCTTAGCAAAATCTAGTTCAACGATGTTAGAGTAGTTTGTGTATAATACCATCGTATCATGTACAACTTCAGATTCATTAACTCCAAAATAAGATCCAGATTCTAGACCTAATATTTTAGCTAAGCTTGCAACGTTACCAAATTTAAGTTTATCCTTACCTAGATAAACCTCAACGTTCTCGTTTTCCTCTACCAATTTAACTATTTTCTTGCCAAATTTAATTGAGATTCCGTTCTCGTTAATAGAAACGTGTGATTTTCTAGAAGATTCTATTAATTTGCTATAATCAGCAGGAAGATTTGAAATTTGTTTTTCTGATAATCTAACCAATTCTTTCTCAGTTGCTTCGAATATTGATCCTCCAATATAGAAGAATGTTCTACCGTTTTCAAATAAAACCGGAGAGTATACTTTAGATACACTAGATTCTCCTTGGGCATTTACTGGAATTTCAAGTTTTCTTGTATCTTTGTTTTCGTTAACATTCAAGAAGTTGATCAAGTTTCTAACTACCGGATTGAAACCGTATTTAGAAATATCTTTAACCAAAAGACCGTTTGACTTACTTTCAGAAACCAACCAAGTATTTAAAGTTTCAGAAAGTTCAGAGTAGAAAGAAGAACTACCGCTAGTTTTGATTGCTTCCAAAACTTTAGCAACTTCAATTTCTCTCGAATATTTTTTAGCTTTAGCTTTAAGCTCTTCAGCAATAGGGGTAACTGAATTGTCCCAGCTGAAAGATTCTAGTTCTGCAATAAAATTATGAATAACAGTAAATTCCGGTAATCTTTTAGCAGATAAAAGATTCTGATATTGCTCACATACGATTTTAGCTTTAGGGTATGAGTAGATAGAAGATTCCTTTATCTTAGAGATTGCCTCCATGATGCCAAGATTTTTAACTCCTTGTGCCTCAATGAAAGAAACCGTTACGGGATCAGATGTGTCCAATTTAGAGATGCTTTCGAAAAGATTCTCTGATTTTTTCTCCTCTTGTTCTTTCTTATCAACATAAGATCCAGAGTTTGAAGAAGTTCTACCTCCTAGTCCGCCCCAAGATTCCATCAAAGCAGCAGCAGTTCTTTTAGAGACTTCACTCTCCTCTTTTCTTATTGCTTCTATGTGATTAACAACGTTTGGTACGTCGTTCTGGATTGCTCCTGAATTATTATGTTCGTTGATAGAAGCTATCAATTCGTCCTTAGAAACGGATTCGCCGTTAAGGAAGCCCTCACACAAAGATTTTACCTCCGGTGATTTTGTTAGTTCTTTTAGTTTTTTAACTTGGTTTATAAAGTCCATGGTTTACTTTTTTTTTACTGATTATATATCCAACTAAGGACGAGAAACTTTTACTATATATTTAATGTAATTACAGCATTTTATCATTCACACACTAATATTTCCAACTTAACCGTGATTTCCGTGCTGGGGTTATGAAAAACTATACCACCATTGCCCACGCTATCGCTTGCTAATGTTCCGGGTTTTGATAAATTCCATCCTTCAAATTCCGAATCGGATGAGGATATTCTCTGTCCAGAAAGAACCATAAGTTCACCCATATAATTGGTATTTCCCTGGTATGTCCAGTTTATATACTTTCTAGACTCCAAAGTGGAACTTGGATAAATGGCTTTAACCGCTATGAAAGAAACGTAGCCATATTGATCTCCAATGTCAGTCTGACTCAAAAGTGAGTATGCACCAGGCTTCAATGTAACTCTGCTTCTCGAAAACCTATCCACCTCTATATTAAGATCCTTCATTGAAAGATATTTTGGTGGATTTGATGTGTTACCGTTATCGAGCACTAAATTACCTCGATAGAATCTAAATCCTTCTAGTACATCATACGGACATGTTATTGGTTGAGTTGCCATCTTAATTTGCTGTTATTACTGTTAATTGGACCTCAGAGTCGGTTGGGTTGGTAAAAATAAATCCACCATTAGCGCTATTGGCTGGACCCGTGTGCCCATATGTTGAAAATGGATCAACATCCCATCCTTTCCAGGGGATATCTTCCTTTATAGCTCCGGTCAATATCATGACCTCGCCCATTATATTTCTTTGTGATCCTTTATAATCCCAGAAGATAACCTTTTCTTCCCTAGGGGTTCCTGGCAAATAATTGGCTCTAGCTATCAGCATCGAAACCTCCCCATTAGTGCTAGTAAATGAGGATGGGTCTAAATTAGCAGATGTTCTTGGTAATATAACAAAGGTCTGTTTTTGGTAATTTGAAAAACTTTGAAGAGGGTGGAAAAAGTCCACCACATTTAACGTATCAAGTGTCTTAGATTGGTGTACAACATCAAAAGATTCCTTTATAAATTCAATTTCATTGGGATCGTTGAATCTTTGGAATGTAGCTTCTATTATCTCCAGCTCATCCAGTTGTCTTGCTATATTGAGGTATTCTATTTCGAATCCAGCAGTGGCTCCCGATGGTGTTATAGCAAACCCAGCGCTACCACCAACTACAAGGGTTTCGCCAGTTTGTAGCGAGCTGCCTCCGTCAAAATTATCGGTGTTTAATATTTCAGAATCTGCCACTTATGTGTTTTATTTTTATAATTTAGTTGGATCAACCATAATAGGAATTCTATTCCTATTAGCTGTTGTAATAGTACTCTCGTTATAACCATCATCGAAAGAATCTGAATTTTCGGAAGTTGCCAAATCCAAAACAATCTCATCCGGTTCAGAAGATGCGACATCTTCAACCACCAATTCCTGAGCTATCTCCTCATGAACCACTTCGGAAACTTGTGATTCGGTGACTAGAATTTCCTCCACGGTCACATTCTTATCATCCTCAGGCTTTATATAGTCAACCAGGGATTTGATAAATCCTAGCGCAACCACAGGTAAAACTGCACCGCTTATAATCGACAATATTCTCTTCTGGTATATTAGCTCCTCTTCAACCAATCCGAACAGTTCAATCCATCCCTGAAAGTTCTGCAAGTGCGTATATGCATAATAGGTATTACCCATTGCTTGCATAAGAGTTAATATTATAAAAAGACCCCACACCATCCCCTTGTTCATTTTATCAAGCGAGATTAGTGATGCTAACGAAGCAGCAGCACCAACCTCAAATGCAATGGCTAAGCTAACAGCCAACCAAGTGGGATTGGATAATTTGAAAAAGTCTATAACGTGAATAGTGGAAATCACAGAAACCATTAAGTACAGGCTCACGAATGTGCCTATAATAAAGTAACTAACTGATTTTTTACTCATCTTTATTTTTTATTTTTTTCTAATTTTTTGATCTCTAGATCAATTTCACTCTGACGATTCACGTCCATGATCTTTCTGTCAGTTGACTGGATCATTCTTTTTTCAGCCTTTAGCCCTTCAATTTCAAGGAGAATTCCAAGTTCCTCCCTGGTGCAAATAGAATCTAAAATGGCACTCTGTGTCTTAGATTGTTTTGATAATCTATTAATATCACTATTTGCTCCACATTGTCTAAGGAAAATAAGCAATAATAAGCAAAGTGCAATAACTTGGAAGTTAGCTTTAATTTTGTCTAGTACTTTCATAACTAATTTTTTTATTTTTTTTATATATCTCCAAAAGGTTTGCACAAAAAAAGCCAGCTTATTAAAACTGGCTTTTTTTGTGTTTTATAGGGATTATCCCAATGAAATCCCCTGCATAGCCGCAGCTAATTGTTTTTCTAGCTCCTTTACTGTGGCAGCATCCTCTTTAGCATCGGATAAAGCCTGATCGAAAGCTTTAAATAGTTTAATGAAATCTTCCGCACTTTTAAGTCCGGTCCCTTTAGATTTAGATAAGAAATAGTGGGTAGCCTCTAAAGGTAAAGCCCCTAGATAAATAACGTTGTCCTTTATTCCATCTTTTCTGATCTTCTTGATGTGTCTGTTTACTTCAACGATACCGAGAGCTTCAGTAGAATTCCATTCAGCTTTTTCCTGCATAAATGTTTCATATTGAGTGAAAAGTACATCATTACAAGATACTGCGTATACCTTAGATCTGATTTCGTCCTTTTTAGCGTCGATGGTCGCTTGAATCTCGTCCACTTTCTCCTGATCGTATCCAATCCCTAAATCACCCTGAGTATTCAAAGTGCCAAAGTCGATCTCATTGGATCCTCCTGGTAATTCAACTTCCATAGAAATTTGTTCTGCTTGCTTTTTACTTGATGCCATATTTTTTGTTTTATATTTTTACTATTGTGGTTGATTTTTGTTTCTATTCAAGCTCAAAAATATCCAGACTATTCCTATTTTGATCGAGATATGCTCTTAAAGGTTCCCTGAGATCCTTTGCAGGATATATCTTAGGGTCCGAGTCTGGTCCAATGTGACATAGAAATCCGCTTTCTGTGTCTATACCAACCTCATCTTCAAGTATGAGCCTATATAGACTTATCTGAATTGAATATTCATTGTGTTGGTTTTCCCATAAATGAGAAAATGGTCTAAGCAGTTTCTTGTACTTACCCTTTGGGTGATCGTCATGCTTAAAGTCACCATTAGTTTTCCAGTCCCCTATAATAAGAAAAACCTTCTGCATTTTCTCGTCCCAAAAAAGTAATGGCTGATCTATAGTTCCCGCTAATCTCCATTTTCTTGAAAATATACGTAGCTCAGATTTCAGGGGAATAAATACCTTTAACTTTCTTTCATAGAGATCCAGAAATTTATGGACTCTCTTGGAATACTCCTCCTCAGCATTATACTCCGGTACATCGGGATTTAATCCGCTCCAAAAATCCTCAATGAATTTATGAACCCTGGTTCCAAGATCATTAGCAACATCGGCTTTATATTGCCACTCGTTAAGTACTAGTGAAACATCCACTCCTCTCTCCTGTGCCTTCCTTTTCGACCAGTATTCGCGATCGAAAGGAACCTTGAAATTTTTAAGGTATGTTGTTACGGAATCATATTTAATTCCATCGTATCTGTAAACGTGGGATTCCTCGTGGAAGCTAAATTTATTATCATTAGTAAAAAATTCAAGCTTCCTCTCTATTTCATTCTTCAGTATCAGTACCTCTTCCCTCATTATGATAGGTGTAGGGTTTTTAATATCCAATCCCATTTAGCTATCAATAAAATAATTGCCGTCACCTCTGCAATAAATCTAAGAACCCATAACCAAGTAATGTGTCTAAAGAAAAATTGATAAACCACAAGATATGACTCCTCGTCAGTGTTTTTAACGGGCTCTATCCACATGGTCAGTAACTCCTCAAGGTTAAGAGATTTTAAATATTCGTTTGTTGGTTTAAGGTCATTAACAACGAAAGAAGGTCTAGCGTCTCTAGGAAGATCCTGGGAAAGCAAAATCTGTGGTGGTAAATTTATCACCGTATAGATTCGGTTTAGATAATCCCTTCTGAGTCTTCTTCTTGCCCAGAGGGGAGAATCTTTTTCCTCCTTCTTTATGACTCCCACATATTCACGGTAAAGTGATATTTCTTTTATTACTTTAAATAGTCTAAACATAGGACTTTACTTTTTTATACTCCAATTTCAGGTTATTGTTTCCCGTCTATCTTCTTTCTGATCTTACCCCTTGCTCTTCTGATTCTGGTGGCAATAGACCTTTTCTTAATACCATACTTCTCTGCTATATCCTTATATTTCATATGGTTGATCTCTCGATCTATCATAATATCACGATATAGCTCGGGAAGGTCCCGGATCTCATCTAAAACTGATTCGTAGACCTCGTCAAGATTGGATCCCTCATTAAAGAAAGCATAAGTAGGGTCATCCTCTAAATTATATTGTCCTCCAATATCACCAATTGTATTCTTGGATGAAAGAAATTCTAATTCGGAATCGGTGTGGCTGTAGTATCTTTTTCTTGACTTCATTAACAATAACGATTCATTTCTCGCTATGTTATAGCACCAGGTTGAAAAGTTACCTCTTTCATTATTATATTGTTCTATCTTTAACCATATCTTCGACATTGTGTTAAGAAAAGCATCCTCAGCAAGTTCCTGGTCTTTTAAAATTAGGTAACAGTGATTGAGTATTCCTGGACGGAGTCTCTCAAATAATACCTTAAAACTCTTATCATCCCTTCCCGTAATAAAATCTTCTGCTAGCTTCTGGATATTCTTCTCTTTTTGTTGCATGTGTTAATTTGATTTAATTTGTTAGTTTGTCTATTTTTAGAATTTCGATTCCAGCTTCGGCTAGGAAAGAGAGAGATTCAGGTTTTCTATAAACTTCGGAAAAAACGACCTTCTTTATTCCCGACTGTATAATGAGTTTAGAACATTCAAAACAGGGGGACAGTGTTACATATAGAGTTGATCCATCGGATCCCTGTGTGCTTTTGGCCAATTTTGTAATTGCATTAGCCTCCGCATGTAATACTTGAGGTAGGGTAACATCATCAATCTCACATATATTAGGAAATCCGGTAGGTGATCCGTTATATCCATCCGATATAATAGATTTATCCTTTACGATCAAACACCCAACCTGCATTCTTTTACAGTATGAGTTCTTTGCCCACACTGATGCCATTTCTAAATAAATCAGATCTCTCTGATCGGCCTTAATATTTTCGGGATGGAATTCCATCGAGGATACATCGTATTTTCCCTCACTATTTTTTTTGATCCTCCACATGGAAAGATTCAAAAAATCCCATGTTATAAAAGATGTATCGTCGTATGTTTTGTCGTTGACTTTGTATGGTAATTGCATCTGAGAGTTTATTCAAATTTGATTTTTACAAATGTAATATAAAATCTCGGAATAAAAAAATATTTAACGGTATTTTTTAAACCCTCCTTGAATCGGGTCTATATGGACCTGACATAGGTGAAACATTTAATGGTCCCTCGAGAAGGGATGCTATCCTAACAAGAGCAGATTTCATCTCCTGTATATCATTAGATGTCATTCCGCTATCTCCCATTTTTTCAGATTTAGCTTCGGCTGGCTTATCCGAAGTCTTGCTTTCTGTGCTTACCGCTTCGGTTGGAGATTTTTTCCCCTCACTAACTTCCTCTTTTGCTGCAGCAGGCTTTGGTTGGGCTTTAGGTGCTGGAGGTGTAGATAGCTTCTTAATATCTGTTTTGAGCTCGGGTGTCTTAAGCTCGGGTGCTTTTTTTGCTAGTGATGGTAGTTTTACTTGTTTACTTAACTCAGATCCTACCCCGAGTATATTGCCAGCAGTACCTAGTTTTCCACCAAGCTTATCTCCAAACATCCCGCTAGCTCCTTTCAGAAGATCCGATCCTGAAGATAGTAGTTTTGTTTTATCGACGTCCTTAAGAAGGTCCTTGCCTTTAGCAAAGATATCAGATTTGTTTTTATCGCCTTCGGCTTTGCCATCATTTTCCTTATCTTTCTTCCCGAATATTCTTGAGAATAGTCCCTCTTTCTTTTCTTTTAGCTTAGCTTCCTTTTCTTCCGATTTTTTTTCCTTCTTATCTGTAGGCGCGGGTGGGTTTACAACCTCCTCAGCTTTATTATTTACAGGTTTGGTTAGTTTCTTTAGATCATCCTGAGTAAATTCTGATGTTACTTTCCCCTGGAGTCCCTCCAGATATGAATTAATGTCCTCCTCTAGCCAATCCGGTTCACCGTCATAATACACGGGATCTGCTGTAAGTAATTCATTTCTTTTCCTAGATATTTCTTTTTCACTAGGAGCATCGGGTCCTAGCTTTTTTAGAATATCTTGTCTTGCTTTTAATATATCATTGGGTATAACAGCGGATCCTTGTTGTAGCTTAACTATTTCTGGTCCCTTCTCACCAACAAGGTATTGTCCGGTTTGATTAACGGGTCCACCTTTCTCGAATGCACCTAAAAGTCCCTTACCACCCTTTAATAAACCTCCAAGAGATCCAGAGACAACGTCTTTTATACCACCGCCTTCTTTTAATCCACCAGCAAGACTCTTTATATCTAGACCTTTGGCCATATCGCCAATACCCTTAAAATCCAGTCCCTTTATCCCCTCGGTCAATCCCTTAAAATCTAAAGATTTAAGATCCTTAGATAGGCTTTTAAAATCAAGTGATTTAAGGTCCGTAGAAAGACTTTTGAAGTCGAGACCACCTATACTCTTGGTGAGCTGAGAGAATTCGCCTTTTAGACTATTAAGATCCAGACCTTTTATACTGTCTGCAACCTTACCAAGATCCTTAGTTCCCTCCGTGCTTTTTTCCTGCACCTCAACCAAATCGGATGTGGTGGCGGTGTTCTTTTTGATGTCACCGGAAAGCTTATCTACATTTCTAGATAAGTCTAATAAAGAGGAAATAAGTTTAGGATCTGTAGCCATGCTGTATATATTTCTTTTTATCTAGTTAGGTTAAATAATTGTTTAACACCTTCCTCCGTTTGTTTTGCTGCATTTTCTTGCTCAATTGCAGCATTGAGTTTGTCGAGCCAGATCTGGTACTCATAGAAAGGCAAAGATTCCAACCAATTTGGATCTATCTTATGTTCATGCCATAGTCTAAATTTGATATCAAAGAAGTTCTCCAAAGATATCTGAAATAACGAAAAGAGATCTGATCCCGCTGGGAAAGTTGATATCAGCGGTGACCTCCTCATCACCGCAAGCTGGGCATTTTTGTTTAACTTTTAGTTCAGTCCCGAGTCTTATCTTTTCAGAGAGCTCAAAATATAAGCTGTATTCCTCCTTAGTCCAGTAATCGGTTTCTCTCATTCTCAGTGAGATCTTATCTGTTGTCAAATCTCTCCACTCATTAAATAGGAAAGGTGCAATCTTAAGGAATCCCTCATCAACATCAGAACCTCTTCTCGAAACATCGGAAACAAATTTAGAAATTGCTTTAGTAACGCCTATACTAGGTACGCTCATCTCTATCCTTTTTCCTATCTTTTTAACGTCAAAGACGAACGTTCGTGTTTCAGCATCATAATACTTAATGATTCTATCATCGAGCTCGTACGAGCTTAAAACACCAGTCCTTAGCTCAATGCCATCCTTATATGGGCAGTCAGGTGTTTCTTTACATGACTTAGTCAATTGTAGTATTATCGAATTCTCACCTCTTACGAAAGTTAGATCTCGAACTGCCATTATTATAAAGAACCTATCCTCTTGTTTTAGGTCAAGATATGAAACTACGCCCTCTCCTGGAAAATCTATTCTTAAACATCTGTCAAGAATATAACTCAGCTTATCCTCTATATCCAATCTGTCATCATCGTCGATGGTGGAAAAATGTCTAATCTCTCTTACCTCAGCAGCTCTTATTGCAAGTTTTGTTCCCTCTGGATAAAACATGCCCTTAGACGGTATTATCTGAACGGGTAGGTTTTTCCAACCGGTATCAAATGCAGGTGAGACAGATTGGGCTTTTCCGAAGCTATTTGCTGGTTGCTCGCTCTCGTACACATTCTTAGGTGCTTCGGTCGAAATTGCTGCAGACTCTTTTACGGGAATCTCAGCTTCGGTGTTCTTCACAGAGCTTGTAGATGAAGTTAAAACTTCACCATCTGGTAATTTTGGTTCTTCCTGAATTGGATCGTCGTAAACTACCCCTCCGGATAGCTCCTTTCTTCTTAGAATCTCTTCTGGTGATATGTTATCCATAATAATTTTGATTTTATCTATTATATAACACAAAACAAAAAAAGAGGCCAAAATAGGCCTCAAATTTTAAATATTTTTTATTATTAGTTATTAAAGGAATAGATCTTCCCAATAATCACATACCCAGCTAGTCGTTACACTATAGATTGTTGACTGCTCATAATCAAGATCCATCGCATTTATAGCTTCACTTAGGAAGCAAGAAGGTATTCTTATTCGTCTGAAAACATCCCCTCTTTTGTTGAATATTGATATAGACATAGATCCCACATAATCAGATTTTATGCCCATTGCCCCAGTTAGTGGATTATAGATCAAATCTGACCACTGTCTAAGAATCTTGTAAACCGACATGGAATTAGCATCATTTAAGTTGACCTCGAATTCCATAGTTAAAGTCATATCACTCTGGGAAGGCTCACCTCCAGCATATCTTCTTGTAGCAAACTTGTACTGCTGGTTAATAGTTTGTGCTGGAGCGATGTCAACTGTTAATCCACTTATTGATTTAACCTGCTGTGCCAATATACTTTCACCTTTAAAGGTGGTTGATGCAGCAACAATCCCAGATGGAGGATTTATTAAAACCTCAAACTGGTTTAAATAAACAGGTTCGAAGTAGTTTATTCCCGCTTTAGAATTTGTAAAATGTGGTAATCCTGCCATTTCTATTTTTTATTTTATAAGAATAAATCTTCCCAGTAATCAACCGCCCAAGTCATATCATCTATCTTATATAGATCAGTCGAAAGATAACTTAAATTCATTGGAGAGATTGGCTTAGTAGGAAAACAATCTTTACAGGTTATTCTTCTGAAAACGTCTCCTTGTTTATTGAATATAGAGATAACGATAGTACCGGTATAATCATTTTTAAGCCCCATTGCACCCGTTAATGGATTATAGATAAGATCCGACCATTGTCTTAGTGTTTTAAAGACATACATCGAATTAGCATCATTTAAATTGACGCTGAAACTTAAACTAACGTCCATATAGGTGGTTTCAGGTTTAGCACCAGCATAGTTTCTTTTAGCAAATTTATACTTCTGACTAGTTATACCTGGATTTTTATCGAGTGAAAGTCCACTAACTTTACTTACGTGCTGAAGCATTATTTCACCACCAGCTACAGCACCAGGAGGTATAATTGTTACCTCAAACTGGTTCAGATAAACAGGTTCGAATTTGTTTATTCCTGAAAGTGAATTTTGAAAATGTGATAATCCTGCCATAGTTAGTTATATTTATCTTTTGCCTCTAAAATCAGTAAATATCATTATACGAATTGTATAAATCCACCTGCTGCGATTCCGCCAGTTCTAGTAACAGTAATTCTATTAATGAATTTCTGAATTCCTCTAGCAGGTTCGATAATAACATCAATTATACCCATGTTCATGTCGATAATTGCTGGAGTGTTATTAGAAGCATCCATGATAGTTTGGTAAGCATAAATACCTCCACCTGCTCTTACACCGTCTAAGTAGTTATCAACCAATGTTTTTATTTCAAGTCTGATTGAATCGTCATTGAAATCAAATAAGTAATTAGATAGGATTTCCTGAACGTCAGATTCTATACTAATTAAAAGATCTCTTACGTGAACTAAATTAAATGCAGAGTTAACTTGTTGGTAAGCTGTTTGGTTACCGAAGATAACCACACCAATTCCTCTTCTCTTGATGATCGGGTTAATTCCGAATGGTTCAAGATTTCCTCTGTCCTCATCAGTAAAGTCATATTCAACTCCTACCACGCTTGATCCGCTTATTACCCCTCTTTTTTGACCTGCTATAATTGCGTAAGGTTCTCCGTTAGCAAATTTTCTAAGGAAATTATTAGAAACATAAGCTGCTGGTGGTACTTCAACGTTTCTGTTTGATTCTCTGACCGTAATATAAGGTGAGTAGAAACCGCAGAATTTAGCTCCATCATCTTCAGTCGGTAGACTGAATGTGTATGAAGGATTAAGTGATAAGTTACCTCCGTCTGCGATATAAGCAGTGTTCAATTTAGGATAAGGATTAGCTGCTGTTGGAGCATCGGTAAATCTAGGATCCGTACTAGCTCTAAATTGAGCCATTGAAGGCGCGTTAATAATAGCAAGTGCTTGTTGTCTCAATTTAGCAAGCTTACTAAGCTGATATTTAGAATTAGGTAGGATTTGTCCAGAGAATGTATCTACGATGTATCTGAATGAAATAACGTCCTTAGAAGCTAATGTTTTAGCTATATTGGTGTCATACATAACGTCCAAAATCTCAGTTAGTCTAGCATCACTTCCGTTAGGTCTATGCCAATCAGTCATTACAAATCCTGAAAGATATGATAAATCAAAAGATCTAGTGAATTGAGCTATAGATAAGAATTTTTGAACTCTAACTCCGTTTGTTGTAGAATAGTAGTAAACTGGTCTTGCAGCTACCACTCTGTATACTCCCGCTGTAGTTGTACGAGAAACTGAAGTGATCTTAGCTAATCTATTCTGTCTATTTCCTGTTGCAGGCTCGCAGATATCAAGATCTGTCGATACAACCAAATCACCAACAGAGAATGGAGAATTACCGTTAGCATCCAAAGTTACAGTGAATGTGGTAACGTCTATTCTTGTACAATCTACGAATTGGTTGATTGAGCCTTCCTGAGAAACTATATCAAAACTTTGTGCACTTACTGGATTACCAATGTTATCCGAAGCGTATGTTGTACCAAATCCAGGTACATTAGCGATTGTTACAGTGTCTAGATCAACGCTAGAAAATGCTCTTGTATAAACCAGATTGAATTGGTCTCTATCAACTGTTTCCTCAAACCCTAAGTATTTAAGTTGGGTTCCTGCTGAGTTTGTCCATGCCAAATCTCCGTCAGTTACTTCTGCATATTTATTATCCTGATATAGATCAGAAGCATTGTAGGCTACGATGGTATTAGAAACTCCAAAAGGAGCACCAGGTCCAGTAACACCTTCTGGTGTTGCTACGCTTTCGATATTTAAATAATCAGAATTACCAAACTGATAAGCATCCGTATAGAAAGGTTGGTTACTTCCAGAGGCACCGGTATTATAAGATGTTAGGTTGTAAGTAGGTTTAACAATTATACCTTGAGATCTATAGAAAGATGTATCCAATGGGTGGGTAAAGAATATTCTAAGAGCTCCCGAAACGTCTTTAGTTCCAGTTACTTTAAGTTTAACTAGGTTAGCTTCAGAGAATTGATTAATTAAACCTCCAGTTAAACCTCCAGTGTAACCAGTCACCACACCTAAAATGAATTTCTGATCGTTTGATGAGCTAACACTTAGGAAACTCTTAAGCTCCGTTACGTCAGTAGAATTTGCCATATAACCTCCGGTCACACCGTATGCTCCTGATGTTTGAAGATAGTGTAAACCTCCGTCATATGCTGAAGGATCGTATGTATTAAATGATTGGTAAACAACACCTGCGGTTGAACCAGTAGCACCGGTTAGAGTGAATAATGTACCAACGTTAGCACCTGTCGTGTAAACAGTAGCACCAGTAGCACTATTGAAACCAGTAGCACCGGTAACTCCAACTACATTTTGATTGTATAGGTAATCGGCAACTAACACCTGATCGTAACTTAAGAAGTTAATTTTAGGTGTAGCTAAATCTCTATCTCCACTTAATTCGTCGATTAGGTGATTTCCTACTAGATCTATCCTGGATGAATTATCGCAGATATCATCAAATGCTTGTTCGTCGATAGCACAGAATAAACCTGTTGAAGGTGTTCCGTTGTTAACTAATGTTTGTATATACTGGTTAACTCCGTTAAGATCAACGAAGTCCGGTATGATACATCCAGTTATTGTAGTCACGATCGAAACGTCAGGTTCAGCAAGGAAAGAGTCTATTCTGCTCTTGATGAATCCATTATTAGTGAAATATGTGGTCCATTTAGGATCGATTGCAAGAGCTTGATAATTTGTCCAGTTACCATAAATTGCAATAACATCTATGAAATAATCCGAGATGTAATCGTAAGGGTGCATAAACGTCGGAACGTTATTTGCTCCATACCAATCGATTGCGAAAATATCAAAACCCTTAAGAGGCTTAGAAGAATCCGTAGATTTTCTAACTATTATACTCATAGGAGTTTTTCCAAGATTGGTTAAGCTGAAAAGTTTTCCTTGATCGGCAACACTTAGTGTTGCAAGGAAATAATTAGGATCAGCAAACCAGAATCTCTCCTTGTTATAGTAGGATGAATATAGTTTGCTAGTGATAACACCGTTATATTCCTCGGTGTCAACAGAATAAGCCTGATAAGTTGCTTCGTCCGGATCTGCAGTATCTACGTCGTCATTTAATCTTAATAGATTCAACGCAAAGACCGGTCCAGTATTTAAACATGTTAAGATGGATCTTTGGAAAAAAGATCCTTTATTTTCTAGTGATCTGTCTACGTCACCAAAAATAGATATAAGAGTTGTTACATCCGGGATATAGACTGGGGTATTGAAAGGCCCCTTGTTAGAGAAACCTACAACCAATCTAATAGTCTGAGACGTTAGAATGACGTTTTGTGACGCGTCAAATTCTAATGTATAAACTCCAGATGCTCTAAACTGTGAGTAGTCTATTTTTACCTTATTTGCCATTATTTTTCAAGATATTTTTGCTTCTAGACTATATATCAAAAAAGAAACAGGAATTATTGATAAAGGATATTTAAATAACCATTATTACATGAGTTTACTAAAATCCCCGTAGCTTCTTCCATCCTTGGTACTAGGTCCTCTCTGATTCTCGTCTAATATTTGTCCACCCTCAATTTTTCTGATTATTATGTCCTTATATGGATTTTCCGTAAGCTCATCAAAGACGTCACCAACTATCTGATTAAAGTCATATCCATCGAATAAACCTGGTAAATTAACTAGGGTCATTGCAACATCATCATGTCCGCTCTGGCTCGAGTAAGTTCCTCTCGAATTTAACCCGAAAGTGAAAAGCTCGGGTATAGTCCATTTCTTCTCATTTACTAAGATTTTATCGCTCTTAACCAGGCTTCTGAGCAATTCACAATACTTCATCTTGTTTTTCTCGTTGTATTTTATACCCGGTTTTAGTACTCTGGCACTTTCGCTGTGTTTAGTAAACAGAAACATCTCATCGTAAAAATCATCTCTGACGGTGAGTTTGTCATATAATATCTCGCCCTTAAAGTTCATCTCTAATGCGATCTTAACCCTATCCACAGTAAAGAGGTCGCTGCAGAGAAGTTGTACAAGTTTAGTAAACTCCTCAAGCTTAATTTCATTATCTCTAAATACGCCGACCTGGACGAGTCCAAAAAAATCAGCCTCGTCCTCAAATTCCTCTATTCTATCAATCACTGTCTTAGGTAAAGGAGTAACCTTAAATATATTAATAACCGTAAAGTCTCCCTTTCCGCCAGCACTCAAATCTATAGATAACACAAATTTCTTACCCGGGCCGTCGCATTTATCCAGGTCGAACTTAGGGTGCCATATTAGATTCTCGTAGTTAACACCGTTATCATGAAGACAACTGATTTCTTTCCAGGAATATTCAACTTCATTTTTTCTTATTTTTTTAAGCTCATTGGATCCCAAAAGTAAACTTGATGAACTTAAAAATTGGTTACCGTATTCCTGATTGAATAGCTCTTCACTTCCTAAGTTACCTATCTCCCTCTGTTTCCAAGCTTCGTCTCTGCCGGGAACCTGCCACCAATCCACCCTGATTGGATTAAAACTGTTTTCACCGTCGAGAGCACCCTGATAAATTTCATAGAATTTATTCATTCCATTAGGTGTCGATGTGATTATGATCCGGGAGACCTTGGACGAGGAAACTGTTGGATATGTGGATCTAAAGAAAGCCTCGATAAAATTGGGGTTAATGTGGGCAAACTCATCCATGTATAAGAAATGAATTGTAAAACCAATACCGGAAGTTTTAGTTGTAGTCTTTGCTAAAACTCTACATCCGTTATCAAAACGCATTGACATAACGTTGTTTACCATTATACCTGGCTTTAAAAAGAATGGTAGCCCCTTAATAATAGATTTAATCTTGTCCATTAATTCCTCCGCAGTGTCACCGACGTTGGCCAGGATCATTGCATTTTTATCATGGTTAAAAAGTAGGTACCAAACAAGAATTATAGAAGAGGTGATCGATTTACCAACCTGTCTCGGTGCAAGAAAGATATTAAATCTGCTACCCTGATATTCCCTAAGAACTGAATCCTGGTAATCTCTCAGTCTGATATAATCCAATCCAGTATCGGTCATTACCTTACAATACTTGGCAAAATATGTCACGTCCTCCGCGCATTTTTTCATTTCAAGTATCTCATCTTTGGTGTACTCCCAGAGAACGTTGGCTCTTTTGAGATCCGGATTATTGTCATGAAATGGATTTTCTACACTTTTATAATCTAGACCTTCCCCATCAACTCTCCTTAATAGCTCATCTATTCTGGCTGTTGTCCAATAGGATGTTTCCTGCTGGACTCCATTTTCTAATAAATCCTCCATATTATTCTAGTATATCATCCTCGATTTCATATTCATCTGGATCCTCATAGGTATCGGAATCCTGTCTCATCGGATTTTGTGCGTCGATCCTTTTTTTGTCTCTAGCATTAACAACCGCATTAGGATCTATGACCTCCGGTTTAACGTCAATAATCTCAGAACCTATAATATCCCGGAGTCCCTCCATTATACCTCTGGTTCCCCTTGATCTTAGCCCGCTGTCACTTTGGTTACCTGTTGAAAGATAAACACCATCAGATCCAGGAACCTGATCTAGCACCATCCCACCGGAATGTCTTTTCTCCTCTATCTCTATCTTTGTCTTCTTGTAATTCTGCTCCATCTTTTCCAGATATGCCTGATAATCCTTGGGCATCTGCATTATCTGAGATTGTAGCTGAGCTAAGACCTCGAAGAGTCTGGGATGCATATTACCTAAATCTATCTCCTCTAATATTTTAGTAATGGCATGTTGAGCTGATTTTAGTTGAAACATCATAGCGGAGAGATTCATCGTGTCCGCTTTTTTCTTAAACTCCACGTGGGATTCTGTTTGATCTAAATCGACATAAAATTTAGTAATGGAATCCAATAATGCTTTGGCTTCGGACAAAGCAGTGGACTTCTCACCAGCAAAATCCATCATCTCAGTGGTTTTTAATCTGGGAAGTTCATCGGTATCAGAAAGTATGTTATCTAGTGCCTCCTCCATTATGATGGAGTCTAAACTTTCTTTTATTTTTTCCTGTACGACCTTTTCAGGTTTTGGTTTTCTTCTTGGCATATCTTATCTATTTCGTGCAAACTTAGGCATGTTCAATAGAGGTTTGGCGTTATCAATGATGTGTGCGAGCTGCGCGTCACGCACGATGTTTTGGTTCAGTACTGTTGATTGTGTATCTATATCTATCATATTTTTAAATAATCTCACATTGCTTAAATAAATTGGTCCAGTAAATACCTTATATGAATTATTATCGGTTCCATAATAAGGACTAGAGGTATCGGTAACTTTATCTGATGGTGCTTTGAAAGTTATTGGTGTGGTAAACATTCTAACTTCTTCGTGGACTTTATCAAGCTTACTAGACTGTTCAGCAGGATTTGTAGGATCATATGACATTTCCCAGATGTTAGCAGCGATTTGTTTATAAACGTTAGATACATTTACAACAACACCATACCAGCTTCCGTATTCTGGGGTGAATTGTAGAGGTGAATTTATAACGGTGTCATTTAATCTTATCACTAAACTTCCCTGTCCTAAGAAAGGGTTTGATGTTTCGTCAGTAACACCAGAATGTATCAGGTCAATTCTAAGTCCCTTTATATCGTCATTCTCCGTTAAATATAATCCGCTTATTAGGTTTCTGCTTTGTGCCTTTTGCATTTTCCATATGATGGTTCCATCAGAAAATGTTGTTGAATTATTCTTTATGGTGAACCTATATTCGTCTATAACCTCAACAACTTCATATCCTCCAGAGTGAAGTTTATCCCCCTGTATAGCAACATATCCCTCCGGATTAGAAGCATAGGATTCCCATCTGGATAATCTATGTCTCTTAGGATAGCTATTAAAATAAAGGTAATTCGAATCGGAAGATTCTAATGTTAAGTTCAGTACTGGATAGGGTCTTCTTAGCATTTGCTGGTTATCATAGAAATCCTTAAGTGTAAACCAACAGGTATACGCAAGTTCACCGGCTGAAGCAAGTTCAGGTAGTATCTTATATCTTATGGCATTTCTATATCTATTAGGATCATATCCAAATTCTGAATCATCAGCGAAAGCCTCGTAAAGGTCATAATAATGATTTAAAACTATAGTCCAGTTATTATTAAGATCATATCCTATAATAGAAAGATCCTTATAAACATAAGATCTGATAGGATCTTGAGACATTTGAGTTATCGTGGTAGCATATTGTTGCGGTTTAGCAGCCTTAAGTTCTTCAGCTCTAACATCATCACCAAATAGATCCTCAGTGGTTAGAGATATTCCATCCAACTCCTCCTTGTATGCTGGATCTTGAAAATAAGTATTACTTTTAGGATTATATTTCTTAAGCTCTATCTTAAAATATACCGGAGCATTCATAAAATCTCTAAATAAATACGTTGAATTTATCTCATAGATTCTATTAGTTATAGGAAAGTATATAATATCTCTCTTTCTAGGCTGAGATCCCTTTCCAAATATTCCTTCAAAATATCTTTTATCAATCTGTATCTCAAAAGGCTCCTCGAATTGAAGTCCAAATGGGTCGAAGTTAATCTTGTTATCAGGAAATTGATTCTGAGGAACCAATAGCTTAACACATTTTTCGTCAACAACATTAAATATCGTATACTCCCTTAAAATAACATCCTTACCTCTGGCTTGTGGCTGTACTGAATAATAATTAGCTTCCAATCCAAATACATTATTAACCATCAGACTCAGATCCTGATATAGATTTAATGCTCTATTTACAGCATAAGGATTAAATGTGAATTTACAATCAGAAAAAACGACCGGTCTGTTCGATATCTCGTTTGAGCATATTGCTGCCGGTTTATAGATTACAACTTCCGGAGTAGGAGCATAATCAAGATCCAATTCGAAACTAACAATAACTATTGATGGATCTATTGGCTCGTTGGTATTATAAACTATGGTGCCATCATCATTTACAAGAACCGAAGTGAATCTAAATTCGGGATAGAATTTATTATTAGGATCCAATGTGATTTCGAAAAGATCCGAAAATTCGTTAGTAAGTCCACCTAGTGCTGTTCCTACGTTTGTCCAAAGCGACCATGTTTTTCCATCAATACTATATCTGAAGTCTATAGAAATATCATTTGCATCTATCGCGGATCCGGAGTTACTACTATTGGAAGCATCTATAATCCATCCATTGAATTTAGTAACATATTCGAAAGGCTTATCCCAGGTAAGTACACGGTAACTTCCGATGTACGTGAAGTTTAGAGCACTCTCCAGTTGCTCTATCCTTATGTCATAATACGAAGAAGATTCACAAGGTTTGTAGTAGGTGTTTCCGTTTATAGTGACCTCATGATATCCACCACATCCTATTTGCTGAGCCCTTGCAGAAGCGGCTCCTGGTGTAGAATATATGTTGTCAACAGAGGATTCTTTTATCTTTGATGTGTTCTGTAAATCATCATGATAATTATACCTCTGTTCGGATAGGTCATATTGTTCACCGTTACCGTCGGTAACAGGTGTTCCTTTTTTCGGAAATTTATCTTCTGGGTAAAAATTCATTTATAGCTAGATACTTTTATTATATATCCGCTATTAAAAAGGTTAGTTGGATCCCTTTGTATAATCGGATTCGATCCAATCCAATATAGAAATAAAGACGTCTTCGGGCTTTATTGTTTTCGTACATTCAAAATATCTATCGGTTCCCTTGTGAACCGGACACCACCACCAATCTCCTCTATCGAATTTATACTCGGTTTTAGTAAAGCATCCATGGCAAACATCACGATTTATAATACGAAGACATCTGTCAGAGAATTCAAGAAAAGGATCAGTAAATCCAGAGATAACGACTGTTGGTACTCCTAAAGCCCACGAAAGCCATGATAATCCGGAGCTTAATCCGATGAAAAACTCGCATTGAAGTAGGTCACTTACTCTGTCCCCAATTGGAATATCCCCGCTTAGATCCAAAACACCGTTCAGTGAATTGGCTTCTTTTTGGATAAGTACCACCTCATAACCAACACTTTTTAACAGATTTACTAATCTTTGCCACCCACCAGGATAGTGCCAATATTTAGCACCTGCAGTGGATTCGGTTGCAATGCAAACGTATTTCTTATTAGTGGGTCTTGGATTTATTTTTTTATTAATTAGTGGTCTAATTTCGCCGGAGTACTCAACATCGAGAATGTCACTACTTACCTTTTGCAAAGGTATTGTTCTCGGATCGATCTTATGCATATTCCTATCTTCCTCCTGGTACCACCCAACACCAATAATGACAGACATACCATCCTCTCTGTACCCAGGAGGTCTGAATGTGATATTCTCATATTGGCCATCAAAAAGATCGTTATAAAAAGTGGTAACTATTAGATTTTGAATTTCGTATTTTTTCCTAAACTCCTCTATGTAAGGTACCCAAGCTATATTATCACCCAAAGATGCACTATCGATAGAAACACAAACCTTTCCAGATTTAAAATACTCCAGCATGGAGAATCGATCAACTAAAATCCCCTTCTCATCGTATGCTTCCATCGTACAATCAAATACTCCTCTTTTAAAAGCATTAGAAAACATTCCAGTGTGAATTTCTGCCGTGTAGATGATATCAGACCCATCTCTTATAATGGTCGTAAATCTATTAGATCCTCCCTCGATATTTTTACCGGAAACGGATATCTTAGGGTAATAATCAAACCACATATGAACCTTGGGTTCAACATTTGATTCGATGTACATTGAACCAGCTTTGTTTATTCCTGAATAAACCGATATAGAATTTTTGCTTATTTCCATTCTGGATTTAGTATATTTAGTATTAAAGAAAGATTAGACTCCCTGTTGTTAGTAATATAAAATACATTCTCCATATCATCATAAGTGTCCAGATAAGTATCCAATCTTTTAAAAACCGAAGGAATTTTCCACGATAAAGCTTCTTTTATCGAAAGTGGGTTTAATTCGAAGTTGGAGGTAAACAAAAAAAGATCCGCAGCCTGATAGAAAAGATCAACATCATTTCTTTCTCCCCAGATATAACAATTATCTGGTTTGTTCTCTAATAAAGGACCCCAATAATCCTTAAAATTATCAGCGGTGTTTCCAATAAAATGATATCTAATTGGTAGATCCCTTTTTAATGTTTCATTAGCATATTCAAAAATTTCACCCTGATTTTTTCCAGGGGTAAAAAGTCCAATATTTACTATATGCTTGTAATTCGGGTCCATACCAAGCAACTCCATGGTCTTGGATTTATTTGGTATTAAATCTTCTATCGGATATTCCAATATCTCGGAGGGTACACCCAGATTGCTAAACTTCTGGTCTATCCATTTAGAAACCATGACAAATCTATCGGGACGATAGATTTTGCTCTGAACCGATGTGACAGAACTGTGACATGTTTCACATATTAGATATTTTCTATCATCAGAAAAAATCTTTTGTAAAACAGCATCATCAACAAAACTTTCGCAGAATTCCTCAAAGTGCACAATATCTGGATTTATATCAGATATAATCTCCAGTAATCGATTGGCATCATTAAATATAGGTATGAACCTTTCGCCAAGTAGATTAGATATTCTATTTCTCTGGACAACATAAGCATCTCCCAAATAACTGTATTCCACACAGTAAACCTCTGCAACATCATTGAAAGATTCTATTTTCTTCCAAAGATACTGAGGGAGACCACCAGTGGAAAGGTGTGGGGAGACGTATAAGATTCTAGGAATCTCTTGGTTGTGCTCAGATACCATCACGAAAAATTACTCCTTTGAAAAAATACCGCTCTCGAAATCTAATTTCCCGCTACCATATTGGCCGACAACCTTTATCTGAAGATCATCCTCTTTCTTAGAAATAACCTCCGCTTGGCCATAAAGTGCATCAAGTTCTAGGTCTAACATTCTAAGGTCCTTCTCGTAAAAAGATTTCTGTACATTTAATCTTCCGATTCTAATAACATTCTCGGTTAATTCATCCTTTAATGCCTGAATTTCTAATAGAAGTTCCTCTGGCAATTTAATTTGTTCGCTCATATTTAAAATTTACTATTTTTAGTTGTTTTATGTCCAATAGTTTCAAAAAACCATTTATTTATAAGTACATCCTCCAACCCATAAAACGAAGCTTCTTCTAACACCTCGGGTAACTTTGGTGACTCTATGCATCATATAACTTGGGAATACAAAAACAACACCAGCTCCTCTATGAGCTTTTTGTATAGAAGTTGCACCTTGCCATAATTCAAGGTCTCCGCCATCATACTCATCAGGGTCAGATAACTGAACTGTTATAGAAACTTTGCGATGGCTTGCTCCACCCGCACCTATGTCCTGATGCCAGTCATAATGACCTCCCTCGGTTGCATAATATTCCGTATATTGAATAAGCTCGGGAGCGGACACTAGATTAAAATTCCATAGTGCATTGTTAGCTCCTGTAGCTTGTGACATTAATTTTTCATACAACCAATTCCACTTTTCATTCTTCGGTATCCATTTTATGGAAGAACTCCTTATTTGTTTATTCTCATCAAGAGAATTTCCGGTGTCAATTGTTGCGGGATCGAAAGGGAGTTCTGTAACATCGTTATAGATTTTATCAAGCTCCTCCTTACTGAATCCGTGCTGGAACCAATAGTAATTCTGAGGGTCGTTGTACGGTTGATTGAAGTTCATATGCTATATTTGTATATTAAAGTTTATAACTGCTCTTTCCTTACTACCATAGAAGGGTTCAACTGAATGGATTATATCATATGGCCATATCATTAACATTCCTTTTTTTGGTCTTATGTAATATTTCATACCACGAACATGGAAAGAGAAAACACCGCTATAGGGATGATCCGATACCGGATCACCGTCACAGAGATAGTATCCTCCCGAAAACATTATTGGTTTAACTTCCCCGTGATTCCAACGACAATGATTATGAGCATTATGACCTCTTCCTGAATATGGATCATAGTATTGAAGCCAACTCTCCGTTATAGTAGCTTCACCATCCTTTTCAATACCCAGCGATTTTAATAGGTGATAAAATCCATTAAATATTCTTCTTCTTATCGTTTTTACTGTTTCGTTATCAGTATCTAAAAAGTCGTTAGGTGGACTCCAAAAACGACTTCCTATGGGAGGAAATTCGTGGTCTTCTACCCATTCATCATGTCTTTCGTAATTTATCTCGTAATTAGATTGACGGTCTGAATCATATAAGTTAGGTAGCTCCTGCCCCATTAACTTCTGTTTATCAGTTAAGATTCTTTTGCCCAGATCGTAAGCTATATCTGAGATCTTATCGTCGTAAATCCTTTGATATAAAGGTATAGGAGCTAGCTGAAAAACATATTGGTCCTCCGTTGGTATTAGTGGTTTTTTAAATATCATACCTATTCTTTTAAATATCCGCCATGGAACGGGACATAAAACTCAACTTTCTGGTTCAATTCAGCGGCTAATTGTTCTATTCTTTGCTGTTTTTCCCAAAACAGATTCCAGTTTTTATCATTACATAATAATCTTCTGTCAATTTTCATTCCAGGATCGCTGACGTAAGTTAATGTATATTGTACTTTATTAGACCCTATATTGTTTCCGAATCTGAGCATATCTTCCATTTCATGAAGGTTCAACATATTGATATTATATGCTGTAAATGACCAATCTCTTTTATAGCCCAAATTATTCACCTTGTTAAAATATCTTTCCAGATTTTTCTGTATAGTTGCATAGTAATCAAGTCTTCTTATCTTTATATAGGTCTCCGGTGTTGCAGCATCAATAGAAAATCCTATGCATGATTTGCTAGTATATTCATCAACGAACATGTCCTGATATTTTTCTCCAAATAAAGATCCATTGCAAAAAGTCCAGAATAATATCGTGTCCTTATATTTTTTAAATTCTATTCTATCAAAAACTTCAAACAATCTTCCTTTGTAAAAAGGCTCAGCTATTCCCAAGAGTGTGAATGTTTCCAGATGTGGAATTGCGGGTTTTATAATGTCAAGTAACAGATTAGTATTATCTGGCAAATTAACAAAATTTGTGATGTAGCTTTCGCTAGATCTTGGACACATTATACATGCAGTGTCAGGGGTTGGGTTCAAACCACCGATATTACACCACGAGGAGGGCAGGGAAAGTTCAATTTGTTTAGGATATTTCGACAGAGCAACATCAACATTTCTTTCTAATGATGTGAAGTATAGCGGACACTTAGTGTTGTTGCAGCCAGGATGCATTTTAGAGCCCATTACGGAGTTCTTTACCGAAACCAATGTTTTCCCCTTAAAGGCCTCTTCTATCGTTGTATTATCTGTTAAAATGTTGCCATAGTAAGTTGTTTGGTGACAGCAAGATTGGTAAGACCCGTCAGAATCTATTTTCATTCTATCAAATGGTAAACTGCAGTATGCTTTCATATATTTACATGTGTTCCAGATATAGATCCATATTTAGAATATCCTTAATCCTATTATTGAATCTTTTCTGTATTTCTGATATTTTAAAATTTGTTGATGTCATGATATCGGAAACCCCGTTAACGAAATTTGGATGATATCTTTCTATATACTCTGTGAGATCGCAATTAGCATATATGAACATCGCGGCCTCGTCAGCACATCCTTTAAGATCATTCTCTAAAGCTATCCGGAGAAGCTCCCTTCCTATGTGGATTTCTCTACTATAAAAAAATCCAAAGTTGGGTAGAATGCACATATCATCACATTTCCAGCTGTATTTCAGAATATACTTATTCGTTTCATTCTTAAATTCAACATGCTCGGTTTCACGATTAACGTAAAACTCCTCTATACCATCAATAGGATTACTAAGGTGTGCATACAGAGGTATCTGAGTGGGTTTATCTGAGATGTACTTATAAAATGAGTCATCCAGCTCTCTCAATATGTAGCAATCCCAATCTATGAACATTATCTCGTGGAATTCCTCCAACGACATTTTTATAGCTATAAGTTTTCTGATCAATGAATTTTTATGGTCTATTTTACAAGGATCTTCCTCGGCTACTATCCTGGTTTCGAATCCTCTATCTCTTAAAAATTTATCATTATTCTCGCCCCATACATATACAATCTGATTGTCATATATCGGAAAGGGAGGTATTTCATCTCGGAGCTTTTTCGAATCCCCCCAGTATGCTCTGATTATTTTTATATCGGATTTCATTATATGTGTTTAAGATAATGTGTCATTTTAATAGAATTCTCCAGATATTCATTTACTAGCTTCTTCGATTTATTTACTAAAAAGTCGCTCCCTGATTCATCATTAGAAACACCATATAAAAATCTCGGCTGGTATTTCTTTATGTAATCATCAAGAGAGCAATTAGCATACAGATACATTGCGTGCTCCTCTATGCATCCGGACAATCCGTGCTTATTTGCTATGTCAATCAGTTTCTTACCCAAGGACCGGTCTCTACTATAAACAAAGCAGAAATTTGGACTTACTAATGTTGTTCCAAGTTTCCATGTGTATTTGGGAAAGGTATCGTTGCATATTGAATACCATTCCTCTCTGTTAGAATTCTCCGGTTGTAGTGCTTCTCTCCATGACTCATCTATTTTTTCATATTGACCGTATAATGGACATTGAATTGGTTTTTCTCTAAGAAATTCATAGAAATCGTCATCAAATTCTCTTAATATATAACAATCCCAATCCAGAAGAATCACCTCGTCAAACATACTTAGTGCCATATCAAGTGCTAACAATTTCCGATAGAACTGTCCATTATATGAAAGATAAGATTCGGGTATATCATCAGACATTAAAAAAGTATCGAATCCTCTGGATCTTAAAAAAGACTCATTTGTCGAACCCCAAACAAAAACTATCTGATTTGTATAGATTGGGACAGGAGGGATTTCTTCTCTAAGTTTATCACTTTCACCCCAGTATGCTCTAACTATTTTTACTTCTGTATTCATTCCAGTATTTTGCAAATCTTGCATGTTGTAGATATTCGGAATACCCTAAAAATATAAGTTCCTCGAAGAACCTCTGTGTCTGTTTTTCTTTATAATCAGGAAGCCATCCGTAATGAATCTTATCTATCCAGACGTGTTCCCAACTTATGTTCTCTTTGGTATAATCGGGATTCATCGGATAATACCAATTTTCAGCCTGACCCTTGTATCTGGTAGATTCGTTTCCATAGTTACTATCGGCCAAATATATCTTATCGGTTAAAGTATTGGTTTTATAATCTCCCTGCCTAATGATATGTCCAAGTATTCCCTGGTCAGTTAAAAGCCAAAACCATTCGGGAGTATCCGCACCGTTAGTATCCACTAGCTTTCTATGCCAATCGTGATACTCCCTTAATATCTTTAGATTATTAAAAACTAGAAATGATGTGTTTGGTGACCAGTCTAAACATTGGTATCCCTCAGGGAATTCTATATGCGAGATGTCTTTTTTCCAATCATCCTCACTAAAATAATAATAGCCCCGAGGTATTTCCCAGTGTGTAACTGTTAAATCCGATTTTAATATGCTATCAGGAAGCTTACTTCTGATGATCATATCCTCATCAAGGAAAACGAATGGAGATGTCTGGTTAGCTAAACATTTTATTTTTCCGCTGGTCCAAAAATGTGCAGGATCTACATCTGTCTTGGAATAACCATTTAAAAAATTAATATCGATCCCGTCATAAAGTTCAGGTATTCTGAATTGCTGATAAAATGCTAAGCCAACAGAATCAGTGTAAAGCTTAATTGGGCCGTTTAATCGTTTCCAGTGGATAGCAGAAAGCATGGTGTATAATATCTGATAGTCCGGCTGATCATAGGTCTCAGATTTTAATTCTCTGGTTGTGTTAAATCCATGACCTCTTAAACGGTCTCTATGAAAGAATGGCTTGGTCCAATTTACGTGTATTGCTCTCATGCGTTTAATATGGTATTGATATTGTTCTCTAATTCAGTAACATCCATGAGCTTACCTGCAGTAACGCACCTTTTTAAAAATTCGATGGTTTCATTATAGTTATAACCCGTCCGATGTTCTCTAATTCTCATTTCCTCTACCCCATAGTGCTTATATGATCTTCGTGTTTCTTTAAGATCCCAAATTCCAGATTCAGCCAATACATCATAAAAGTCAGCCTTCTTGCAATCCCAAATGTTTTTAGATAGACATTGATGCGGTATGCTCTCCGAACATAGCCACTGTTTTAGCATCAGCTGCTCCGATAATATCATGTGATTCGTAGTTACATAAGGAGAATTCATAGCGGTAAACTCCTCATGATTTTTAAGAACCTGTCTACCATATTTCCTGGAAAATTTGGGATCAGGCAAATAAAAAAAGCTCACATTAGCTGCTAAGTCATTGATTCTGGTAATTGGTGTTGTTAATCTACCATTATAAACATCATTCTCGGGGGGGTACCAGTTATCTGCTCTTTCATCATAACTATAAATGAGTTTATCCGCGAGATGCTCGTCGATACTACGAAAGATTAAAAAATCATGATCAACCAGCAATAATGGTATTTCAGTTTCGGATATAATTTTAGTCTTCGGAGAGGACCAAAATATCTCCCTATTAATCTTCTCCGGATAACAAAGAGGTCTAACATCATGCCATAGGTGAAAAATATTAAAATTTTTGAGATGCTCTAGTGTAATATCATCAGCATAAAAGACAGTTTTGTGATGGGGATGATATTTTCTCCATAGTGACACCGAAGCCACTAGCAGCCATATTTGCAGTCTGCTATAAAAACTAAGGTCTTTTTTTACATTCTCTAATACCCATAGGGTTTCCATATTTAAGCATTTAATGGTTACTAATTTGGTTTATAATTTTATGCAAAATAAGCAGTAAATAAAGCAAAAGGATCCTGTGTTTCCCCACTTAACGCGGAAAATGATAAATTGCTGGTGTAGTAAAAGGTAGCAGAACTAGATTCATACCAATAGGAAAAAGTAAAGGGGTATATTCCAATTGCATTTATATCTATAGTACTACCATAATACTCGTACGCCTGTTTAGTGTTACCGATGGTGGTGACACCTGTCGATTGCTGCGACCATGGATAAGTAACCTCAACATAACCTCGTGACCCGTTACTGGATTTTATCGCTAAGTTAAAAAGGGCATACCCACCAGCTATACCGGTATAATAGTTAAGTGCAAGATTGGTAGTGAGATTGATTTGTGGATCAGTGTCTTCAAGTACATTTTTAAAACTAACATCAGAGGAGGAAACACCTATTAATGCTGTAAAATATGTAGGGACATTAATGTCGGTAGCAGATGGAAGATATAATACACCCATAGTTAAATCGTTTCGTTTATAATATTTGCGCTTCCGAATATATCCCCATATTCCTCTATTAATCGATTATATGCATATTGATACACGTTATCATTTACAAGATCTATATTTATCCTGGTTCTCGTCTGATTCTCAGTTTCATACGTGACAATTTCAGTCCATTCGCGTCTTTCTTTTACTACCTCATTTCCATTCTCGTCGAAGTCGATATACTCTATCAACTCATGTGACCAGTCAGATTTTCTAACTTGTATCGGAACTGTTACTGTTTCAGTCAGCGGATATCTTCTTACGTGTGAAAACTGTGAATTCAAGATATCGTCATACGATATATTATAGCTTATTCTGCCACTGGAATTTATTCCATCCTCCACATACGACTGAGCTGCAGCTTCTTTATCTGAATAATGTCCCGCACTAACAGCCAGAAATCCGGTGATCTTATTAATAATATAACTGTCTATTCTCACGTAAAAACTGGAAAAGGCTCTGCCATTATCTGTTGTTATTTCTTTGTTTACTACGAATCCCATTTTACTTTAATTTAGATTTTAGTTCATCTATTTGTTTTTGTTGCTCCTTGATTGCTTCAATTAGCAAAGGAATTATTCTTTCGTATCTAACCGAGTAGTATCCAGTTGCGTTTTGTCTAACAGCTTCGGGTAGAATACTTAATACCTCCTGAGCGATAACTCCGACATCTTGTTTATCTTTGTACCCGTGGATATCATTGAACTCCGGCTTCCATTTATAATTGACCCCCGAGATGGCTGAAAGTTTTTCTAAACTGTTCTCTATTGGACTAATTCCATCCTTTAATCTGATGTCCGATGTAGAGAATGCAATAATATCAGCTGCTGCATCTATTTGTCCGGTTACAGCCGATGGACCCATACCAACCCCTAGAGATCTTACTGCATAAACATCCCCGTCACTTACTAAACTACCTGCGGCTAATTCGGAGGTGGAAGCGTTAAATCGGAGTGCCGACGCTGTCGTTCTAATATTAGGTGTCTGTACACCAGTACCAAGAACGAAAACAGGATAGAACGTTGAATTGGTAGTGGTAGCGGTGACACTAAATGATGTTCCTGATGTTCCAGAAGATCCGTTGTTACCATTGTTTCCTGGAGATCCATTAACTCCCG